TTAATCAGAGTATTATGATATGCAAAAGAATAATCAGAGTAGTCCCAATCATTTACAATAGTCTTAGGATTGGGAAGTTCTAAATTATCTAAATCATTATATAACTGAGATCTTAATACATTATTTATAGATGATCTAACCCATTTCCAATACTTTTTCTTATAACTACCTCTGTCCTTATAAACAGGTAATTTAAAACTTCTACTCATGATTATTTCTTTCTGATTACCACTCCTTATATATTTTCTCTTTCTTAAGTCTTTCTGTATTAATATCTTTACTAGTCTCAATGACGAAGAAATTTAACCATCCTTCTACTCTTTCCATATAGATTTCTCCTGCATAATCAAGTAATTCATCATCATCTCTTGGAGTATCCTCAGGAAACTCTCCACTTTCTAATGCTTCATCAATACAATCATCCAAACAATCTAATCCATGAGAACCTGCATACATTTCATAGCATTGAACAGCTTGTTCATAGGCACAATTTTCTGCCTCTTCTTTTGAGTCAAATTTAGAGGTAAACTCATAACTGGCTCCTCCAAATCCTCCACCCAATCCAGCATAAATATTATATAATTCCATATCAATCGGGATAAATTTTTTTATTTTTCAATTTAGATTTAAGAACTTCTACATTCATAAACCTATCTTCATAATAGGTTCTAGGTGTTTTATATTTATCATTTTGACACCTAATAATTTCTTCTAATTGTCTTTTAGTAGGTATATAATTCGAATCCGGCAGTAACCATCTTCCACTAGATAATTTTATATAACCTAACTTTTCTATATTCCTACTAGAAGTCTCTCCATTATTTGTGTCACCATTACTAAGATGTCTCCATAATCTATCATCTAAATCACTGTGATTTAAATCCGGGCAACCATAGAAAGTTCCATCTGGAGCTAACCATCCACTATTCCACACAGAATCTACTATATCATCAGAAACAATTTCGTCAGTTTGATAAGCATCCCTTTGAGCTGTTCTATGTTCATCAAGATAATGAAGTCCATTTTCTCCAGTTATTTGAATAAAATTCAGAGCTGTATGATTTTTATTTAATGCCAACGTATTTACAGCATAAAGAGGATCAAAATTTAATTCTTTCTTTTCAGGAACTTGAGGTAGTTCTTCTTCTATTTCTTTAATTAATAAATCTAATAGAAGTTGTTTTCTATCAAGAGTAAAATTCTTTTTAACTAATTTGTTAAATTCTTCAAGTTCTTTAGGAATATTTTTAAAATCTCTACAGGCCATTGCAACATGGTTAATGTAAAGATCTAAATCATTTAAATTATTCTCATCATTATATATAGAAACTCCTCTAGAATATCCTATAATGCTATCCATAGACTCTTTATATTTTTCTTTAAATCTTTTAGCTCTAGACTCTATAGACAGTTCTTCATCAAGATTTTCTAAATCTGAATTATACACTAATGTTAAACCTCCTTCATCATCTTCAAATTTAGCAATTCCTGAACAACATTCTAATAATTGTTCATCAGTTAATCCATCAAATTCTTTTTGAATCTCCCTTAACTTGGTTATCTTAAGATCAATCCAATATTCATAGATTAGATTATTTATAATATCTGCGTACATTATATCTTATAAATTTTACAATAATAAGGATTATTTATATCAATGTCTAATTTTCCATCCTCTATAAATCTAACATATTTAATACAATATAATTCATTAGATTCACAATCTACAACTGTTAATCTCCACAAACTATCATAGGTATTACTAGAAATCTTCTCTTCTGAAACAAATTTACAATTGAGATTTTCATTGAATTTATTCTTAGAATCCATTGCTAAAATACTCATCCAAAGTTCTTTAGTAATTGGAATTTCTTTTATTTTCTTTGCTCTTTTTGCCATATTACCAATCTAAAACTGTTCCTATTGTTTTTGTTTCTTTAACATAATTCCAAATATCTAAAAGGATTTCTCTCCTTTGTTGGGCAGAGTACTCTGCATCCCACTTAACAAATCTTTCATAGATATTTAAAAATGATAAAGATTCTCTTTTCTCCCAACGATCTCCTCCATCATATTCTATTAATTTATTAAGAGAAAGAGGCATTTCATCTATCCAATCTCCATAATCTAAAAGATTGTTTCCTTCAATAAATTCTAGCTTCTTTTCAATTTCAGTATCATCCCTAAATAAATCCTCTAGAATAATATTTTTAAGAGATTCTATTTCTGATAGTGTATTACTGTAGTCCTTCATTTAAATATTTATTTTATCTTCAAGAATTTCTGGCTCCTCTTGGTCTTCTTCATCAAATTCTTGAATAATTTTTTTCAATTCAGTTTCTGGGATAGACTCTATTTCATCTAATAAGTCCTCATCAAACTCATCACCATCGTCTTCTAAATAATCATAACTATCTTCAAAAAGTTCCATAATATCTAAAATTTAAATTGATAACCATATTGTTTATACGGGTCAGCATTTTGCCTTAACCATTGTTCAGTATCACTTAATACCTTTTGTAGATCTGGAAGCCACCCACTACTAAATCCAGCACTGCCATCATTAAGATGCCAGTCATTTCCATCACTTGATATAAGATAAATACAAATGTGAAGATCCTCTGGACTATCATTCCTGCGCACTAGCATAGTTCCAAATAGCTCCCCTCTAATATACACTCTTTTGAATCTATCAGAGCCTATTTCTATTACAGAGTCCTTAGAATCATTTAGTACCCAATAATCATCATCTAAAAATTCTTCAACTGAGTTCATGTACATAAGTTTTAATTAAATTACCTTCTCTAGAGTATAATTTACTTACTTGAATTTTATATCTATTGGGGTTATTACTGATCATGTTAGCTACATAATCAATACTAAATTCTCCAGACATAAATCCTTGATAAATTAGATTTAACTCTTGAGCAGTTGGTTCTCTTCCTTTTTCTTTATCAATATACTCTATAATTAAAGTATTGAAATCTTCTCTGGATAATCTCTTATCCCTAAATAATTTTTCTAATAAGTTTTTTATACTCATAAGTATCTATTTCTTACATTTTAAATGTTTAATTTTTTCTTCCAATAGTTCTTCAGAAAAATCATTCTTGTAAATCCAAATAAAATATTTTCCATGAGGAAATCTTCCTTTTGCAGCTCCAGATATAGTAGACGCGTCACAGGATAATTCTCTAGCTGCCTCAGCAGCACTAATAAACTCTTTTATAAATTTCCCCTCTAAGGAAAACTGCATTATAGTTTTATCATTTGATTTGCACTTAGCTCTAGATTTGTACTTTTGTAAATAACCATCATAATAGTCGGACTTTTTTACCCAAATAAATCCTTTATAAGTGACTAATTTATTAGAGCAACATCTACAAACATTATTCTCTTTTATATTCAATTCTCTACCTATATCTGCAATAGAATCCCATTCTTTTACAAGGTTGAAATCAAGATCAAACTGGTATACTGGAACAGAAGTAGGATTATCTTTTCCAAACTTTCCATAATTTGGATGTTTCTCTCCTTTTCTCATTTCAGACATCTTTTTCTTAGATTCTTCAGAAAATTTATACCCAGAAATACCTTCTCCTCCAATAGTTAGATTATATCCGAAGTTATTTTCATTGGATTTGAATAAATGTATAAGTTCTTCTTCCTTTTTACATATTATTTTGTCTATCTCATCTTTATTGTTTATTGTATTTAAATCTGTTTGAAATATAATTACTTTTGAAAAGTTTTCCCATCCATGCTTCCTTAAAGAATCATAAAAGTAGCTCTTGACCTTTTTAGTAAATGCATTGTATTTATGTTCATTGTATCTACTAATATAACTAGATAAAGTTTTTCCTATGTACACCTTTTTGGTAACATTGTTTATAAACATATAAACTGTTCCTATACATTCATCTTTTTTAGCTATTACTGGATTTTGGATAACTAATTTTTGGAGTATTTCAGACCCAAATTTTGTTTCATAATTATTAAAAGTTTCTTCATTTTCCATATTTATTCTTTATTTATGTATATACAAATATACTGAATAAATATTTAAAAACAAAGAAACTTAAAAATAATTATAAATCTATTCTTACAGATTTAAATACAGGTTGAAGAGGAACTCCTTCATCACTTAAATAGAAGTAAGAAACGTCTCCCATCATTCCAATATAACTATCCATATTTTTTACATATTCCTCCTTAACTAACCTGTCTCCCATAGGTTTGGCTCTAAATCTCACGCCATGTTTTGTTTCCATTACAAAACACATGTCCTCAATGGGTCTTAATCCTGGTTCCCATCCTACTATAAGGAAAGAATCATCTAAATATTCTTTTACCTTAATCATTGCAGCAGTCCTTTTTCCATATCCATAAGGTGCATCAAGTCTTCTGATCACAATCCCCTCAAATCCTTCATTTACATATTCATCATGTCTCTTTTTAACATTAAGCCAACCAGAAACTGGAATATGTTCCACAAATTTTAAATTATCAGATTTCTCAATAATAGGCTCTAATTCCCAAAGAATTTCTAATCTGTCCATAAAGACTTTCTTATCATCAGCAATATCATATATCCAATATTGTAAATTTCTTGTTCTTTTTAGACTTTCTTCATCTGTTTTCTCTAACCTCACAGTACCAGAAATTCTCTGTAATGACCAACCATGAACATATATTTCCCCATCTAATATTATATTTGGATATTTTTCAAATATCTCTAATATAACTGGATCAGTTAATATATGCTGTACAGAAGCATCATAATCTTGTCCACCTCTAGAAGCAGATCTTACTCTCCAACCTCCTTCATTTTCTTCTCTATAAAGTAAACATCTTACTCCATCTATCTTCCTAGACCCATAATATTCCTTATCAAAAGCCTTAGTAGCTACATCCTTAAATGGTTTAGCTAACATAGGCTTGGGAACACCATTAGCATCCGTTTTTATATTAGGAAGAATTTCATTAATTTCATCAATAGTTAAATCTTTTAACTTCTTATGAAATAATTCTTTAACATCCTTATATCCTTTATCTAAATACTTTTTTAACTGAGATTTATATTCTTGAATTCCCTGTTCAAAAGGAGTTCTTTTTGCTTTCCCTTCAGTTATTATCTTCTCTGGTTGATCAGTTAATTTACCTCCTAATAAACCAGTACGTTTATTAATAGTAAATTTCTTACTTACCTGATCCCATAAACCAGTAGCATAAACTACTCTAACCTTTCCATTAGAATCTCTACTAATTAATTCAGTATTAAATTCAGATTGTGTAGACATTAATTTAAAAGATAAATATTATTCCTAGCTCTAGAAAGAGCTACATACTCTAATTGCCTAAATTCTTCCATATTATAACATCTCCTTAAATCACCAAAATCTATATAAACATTATTTATAGAACTTCCCTGACTTTTATGGGTACTAATTGCATATCCTAACTTAATAGTTGCAGATTTAACTAATCTATCCTCATAGAATAAATCGAATGGAGATGCAAAATATTCTTGTAATTCATAATATCTCTTCCATAATTTCCCATATAACTGAGATTTCTTTGGAGCTTTAACTGCTCTCATTCTAGTTCCTTCAAATAGATTAATGAAGGATTGTAGAATAGAGGGGTTAATATCTTTTGATATTATAAATAGTTCTATAAATGTTCTAGGATTATTTGGGTCACTATAAATCATATCCCTAAGAGTTAGAACATATCCATCTAATGGAAATGGAAATATTTCACTAGCTTCTTTAGTATATCTTTTTACATCCATAACTATATAATCTAGTGAATTATATATTTTCTTATATCCATTTTCAGAATAATTATCATACCCCATTACAAACTCCCCAACACAATAATCAGTAGTAGGTTTCTTAAAGATTACATTATGAAGAATTTGATTATATGTCTCTATTCTCTTATTAGTATATGTTAGTATTTTAATCTTATAAGGATCTTGTTCTGCTATAGCTTGTTGATATTCTTTTGCAGCTTTGATTATAAAATCTTTAGCATCATCACAATTATATAATGACCCATAATCAGATTCAAAGCTTTTGAATGAGTAATAAGGAACCTTTCTTAGGTCTTTTAATACATATAGAAGAGGAGCTTCATCCTGTTGTCTATATATTTTAGTCAATTCAACTTTATTATCAATTTCAAATACTTTAGATATAGCAATGTCATTAACTCCTTTGAGCTGAGCTGAATCTCCTACATAAAGAAGCTTTACACCTCTTTCCTCTATTAACTCTTCTTTGATAAACTGATACAAATCACTTGTGATCATACTACATTCATCAATGATAATTAATCTAGGAATATGCATTTTACTTTTCCCATTAGTTAATCCACATTCAAATTCTAATTCTCTTAGATTTAACAGCGGTATTTCTATATTAGGTCTAAGTTGTAATAACTGATGTAAAGTTAAAGTTTCTGTTTTAGTTAACTTTTCTAAACTTAGTCTTGCTTTATGAGTAGGAGCACAAGCTAGATAATCCCAAGAATGATTTTCTAGATAGGCTATAACTTGTGAAAGACAGGCTGACTTCCCTGTTCCTGCTCCTCCTATTAGTAACATTTCCTTTTCTTCTCCACGATTATCAGTAATAAATTTAATAATCCTAGTTACAGCCTGCATTTGTTCATAACTCAATTCAAAGTCTAAAGTATGAAATCCTTTAACCTCTTCTTCTATTTCATCTGGCTCTGGAATATCAATGTCTTCATCATATTCATCTAAGTATGATTCATCCTCATCAGAAAGTGTAGATTCAAAAGCTTTAAAGTCAACCATTTATTTTACACCAGTATGTCCAAATCCACCTTTTCTTCCAGTTTCATCTAAGGAATCTGTTTCTTCCCACATTATCTGATCTACTTTAGATAGAATAAATTGAGCAACTCTTTCATTATCTTCAATAACTACTGGATCTGTACCATGATTAATTACAATAATACCAATTTCATTACGATAATCACAATCAATACAGCCAGGAGTATTAACTAAACTAATACCTTTCTTTAGTGCCAATCCAGATCTAGGTTGAACTCTGATCTCATATCCTTCTGGAATAGCTACTCTTAATCCTGTAGGAATTAAAGCTCTAGATCCTGGGTCTAATATTAAATAAGAAATAGGATGATTATCTCCTTTGAATATAAACTGACAATCTCCAAAAGCTTGAATAGGATTTTCTGGAGTAAGTCTAGCAAAATCCGCTCTTACATCTAATCCAGCAGCACCTACAGTTTCATATTTAGGTAATTGTTTATCTTTATTCATTCTTATTACTTGAACTTTTACTTTCGCCATATTACTTTCTTTTAGATTTTATACCATTTAGTGATTTAGAACCTTTGCCCTTACCACTATATTTACCATCACCCTCTTTTATCTTAGATTTAATCTTAAATATTTCATCAAAGTCATCTTTTGTCTTCCAGAGAAGGTTTTTCATTCCTGAGTATTTATATCCTATAGAATTTGGAGTAATATTCACTATCTCTATTTGAATGTCTTCCTCTCTTCCTTCAACTAGAATAATGTCATTGATTATTAAATCTTCAGATGTCATAGTAATTCTTCTTCTGTTACCCTACAGAATTGAAATTCTGCATAGAATTTATTAGCCAATTCATTTAAAAATTCTGCAGTATATCCAGATTTCTCTTTAAATAGTTTTTCAACCTCTGCTTCTCTTTTATCAAATTCAGATTGGGAGGCAAGCCAGTCAAATGGGCTAAGTTCACACTCACAATCATCATAAATATCTATAAGTTTATAATACAATGCTTCTTCTTCATCTGTAGCTTGATACTGTTTCTCAATTTCTTTAACTAAATTATCAGCATCTTCCTTATTTCTAAATACTCCTTCTATTCTTTGATATTTATCATCATATTGAGAAAAGAAAGATTCTACTATATATACATTCATTTTGAATAATTTTTAATTAATTCCTTAATATCTTTATTAGTAATAACTTTATTTACCTCTCCATAAGATACATATAGCATATTATCTTCTTCACTTCCATCAGTGATTTCCATAAAAGGCATATCTTTTGCTGCATATCTATTTAATATCACCCATCCCTTCTTAGCCTCTTTTGGGTAAGACATATCATATACATGAACATCTTCTGATATATCTTTAAATAGCTCTTTTAGATCTATATCTTTTGTAAGACTATTGTAAATAAAGTTTATTTTCATATGAACAACATTAAAATTAGAAACATTAAATATGAGAAACCATTAAATCTAATCTGATTTTCTATAAATATCTTCAACCCTTCATCAGATTCTTCTCTAATCTTTTCAACTATAGTATCTACATTTTTGTAGATACTATAGTGAAGGTATACATAAATTCCAATAGCTATTGCTAATACAATTTTAATTAACATGTTTATAATACTTTCTAGTTATATCATGTATTATTAGATCATAGTGATTAGCGTGATCTAGTGTATTATCAATTATATGAGATATTTCATATACAGCTTGATTGGTGTTAGGATTAGAAAGATCTCCAAACTCTTCTTTATAAGATCCGATTTTAATGAATTTAAATAATCCTAAATCTAAATGTTCTGGAATAGAATCTAAATAATCAGACCAATAAACAGCAATGAAATGTTGTTTAGATCTTGTTCTTAATTCTTTTACAATTCTATTTATCCTATGAGCATCATTAATTAAATCATTAAATATAATCATAGAATGATTAGATTTTAGATTATCTAAAATATCTCCAACCTTAGTATTGAAGGCAATGTCTTGAATTAAATATTTATCTGTAGAATCACAGATATAAGGCACTATATAGTCCATTACTTCTCTTCAATTGATAATATATCTGGATCTGAATCTAACATTTCTAAAAAATCATTATCTATCATAGTGGAATTTTCTAAAACTTCTGAGTAATTTTCAAGAAGAATTTTTTCTGCTTCTTCTTCAGAATCAGCCTCAATAGTAACCTCATTAATTGAGTACCATTTTTCTATTGTTCCAAATTTAACCTTATACTTCATATTATAATTTAGTTATATCACATTGTCCACCACTACAAGATGCACCTGCCATTTCATCAGCATTAAGTAGTACATTTTTCCATTTAACTTTAGTCCAATCAATAGGAGTATAATTCTTAGTTATATCACACCAATCATGATAAAGTTGAACAGATTTAAGAGCATTAATCATTAACTTATAATCTGATATAAAATACTTATCAGCATATTTCTTCATTCTTCTCATGATCTCTCTTTTGGCATTAAGATTAGATACATGATTAAATGCAGTTTTGTCTAGATATTTCTTGACCTCTGCAACTGGGATCTCTACACTATTATCTAAAAGCTCTTCAATAAATTCTTCTGAATAATTTAATTCAGATAATAGTTTAGTCCAATTTCTATATTGTTGATAAGTTGCTTCTACCCATTTAGAGTGTGGTTGAGAATCTAGTTCAGAATCCTCTGATACATTAATTTCTTTAATATATTCTTTAGCATCGGCAGAAGTAGCATACAACTTTTCTCCTCTTCCATTAAATGTATCACAAGCTTTCCACAAATTTCCAAATACTTTTTCTGCATCAACTATTAATCCAGAAGCAAAGATAATTCCTTCTCCATATTTACTGATTAATTCAGAAGGTAATAATACTTCTGTATATGGAGGTTGATTAAAGTCTAGGTCACCTGATTGAGGAATGAATGAAACTCCAGCTAGTGTATGTCTATGATCATATATATATTTAGCAACAGTATCCCATTCATAATCTGGAACTATAACAGTGTTAGATACATTATTTTGAATAGGATTGTTTTTTATCCTATTTCCTGCTGTAATCCAATTATTATATAATATATGGACTACATCTAATTGTTTTGTACCTAAAAGTTCTGACTTTAATACTACATCATCATCTTCCTCGATGGCGAACATAATACAATCATCTGTGTGATTATTAGACCATACTGATTCTACTACTGACTTAGGATTAAATTTCTTATAAACCTTACCAGCTTCCTCCTCCTTATTAACCTGTACTCTTCTAATATACCTTCTTGCATGCGCACCATGACAACCTGGAGTATTACCAGTCATAGAAGAAAAATTACCATCAGGTTTAACAGTAGTACATCTACTAGATTCATTTATTCCTAATATCTTAGCTATTTTAGAATTCTGCTCTTTAACAATTCTTGCCCCCTCTTGAAGAGTTTCTTCATGTAGTAGAACCTCAAGATTGCACATAATACCACTAATTGAAACTCCAATTAATGGGTCATTTTTAACTAATTCCTCAGTAACGGATCCTAAGAATGGAAAGCTTTGATACGCAGCTTGAATAGTAGCAATTGTTGCTGCATCTTTACATGCTTTGTAAAAATCCTCCTCATTATCCATTTCTTTACCAGAGATAGTAACTAAGTTACAAAATTGCCATCCACTCTTACCATTAATAGTTGGTTTAAATCCAATTTCCCCACAAGGATTACAGCCTAACCCTTTATCGCTTCTCCAATAAAATCCTGGTTCACCAAACTGTTTAGTAGCTTTAAATATTTTAATAAATGTTTCCCAAGATGTGGAATCCCTCTCTAATACAGCAGAAGCATTATACCTACCCCTTTGTGGATTAGAATAAAACCAATCTCCTGTCTTAGAATTAAACATGTCCTCATCATCTGGATCAAATAATATAATCACAGCTGATCTTCTAACACCTCCAGATAATACAGAATCAGCACAATATGCAATAATGTCTGTAACGTTTAGTGGAGTTAGTTTTTTAGACCCCTTGTAAACTCTATCTAATAGATTTTGAATATTTATAATAGCATTTCTTAATCCATCAGGTCCAGGAGCCACAAATCCTCCTGATATTAAACTACCACTAGGTCTAATTAAAGAATAATCAAACTTAGGATACGGAGTTCCTTTTATAAAATAATAATTAATTATCTGCTGAATAGCTAATGCCCATCCTTCTATAGAATCTTCTACTTGAAAAGTTTTAGTTTCCTCAGATAATTTATCTAACATCTTAGGAAGCTTAATTACATGTTGTTTCTCAACACTTACTCCAGCTCCACACCCACACAATAAAACCCACTCTATCTCCTTAAATACTTCTAATCTATCTGCATATGTAAAAGCACAATTATACTGTCTACAGTGCTTATTTAGTATAGGACTACCTCCGAATTGTAATGCTCTTTGAGATCCAAATACTTTTTTAGATTTGTAAGATTCAAAAGCTTCCATAAAGTCATTAGAAAACTCAGCATTTTTAAATGCTTCTGGATACTTTTGAGTTAAATATGTAATATGCATATTCATAATTCTATCTACTGATTCTTCAAAGGTTTCTTTTCTTCCTAAGATAGAATTATATTTAGCATATTTACTTTGAAAGATAAAGTCGTTTAATGCTTCCTTCATTTAACAATTAATTAACATTTGATTTAACAATAAAGTTTTCTCTGCTGTGTTAATAATATCTTTACTATCATGAGATATAATATCTGTAAATGCATTGTATATTAGGAATAAACTGGCTTCTTCATCTTTTGGAATATAATAATCAGAATCTTCTTTAATAAATAAGTCCTTATAAGCATCAACAGCAGTAGCAACAGATAACTTAGCCTTACTTAATCCTGAATTATATTCATTTCTAAGAACAAAATCACACCAATGGCCTAATTGTTGTTCAATAGATGCTTGACTTCTGTCTATATATGTATTCTTTAGTTTCTTTAGAGTGGCCTCAAGATCGGAAGTCAATTCCATGATATTTTTAATAGGAGAATAGTCTAAATGTTCAGCAGGTTTAATTTCCTGAACATTTAAGAAAGAAGGATTAAACACACACAAATTAGTACAAGCCATATTTAATCCACCTCTATAGATTTTATATACAGGCTTTCTTACATCCAACCCATAAACTAAACCTATTACTTCTTTATGATTCTCAAAAGACCAATAAGATTCAGGTAATATTGCTTGTATATAAACTCTATTATAGGTTATATCTTTAGTATCTTCTGTAAGAGTTATTTGATCAGGGAGCTTTACTTGACAGATGAAGTCGTCTGTAAATTTAGACATTTTATCTATAAATGGTTCTACATAATCTCTAGTGGCTAAGTAATCTTTGTTTTTGATTTTAGTAGCCTTACCTTCTAGTAATTTATTTAATGTAATCTCCATATTTATTTAAAATAAAAATAGTTTCCATTTACATCAAAATAATCATCTACAAAAGTCTCACAATCTATATATGGGAGAATTTTGCTAATAATTTCATGAGAAATATTTAACTGATAATAGAGATATGACTCTACCGCATCTTCAAAATTGGAATATCCGTCAAAATAATCAATATATTTTCCAAGAATTGAGTCAAAATCAGCATCTAGGAAATCTGCCCAACTACTATATTCTGGTTGTACTTGAAAATGCAGACCATGATAAATAACTATTTGGTCCCAATATTCATATCCATCAAGTTTTAAACATAGTTCAAAAAATCCTTCCATCTCTTGTTTATCTTCAGGAGGATCAATACCTAAATACTCATCATCCATAAATTCATCATCTAAACAATAACTTTCAGCTCTATCATCAAGTGTTTTGGGAATGGCTTCCCAAAATTCCTCAAACTTTGTATACTCATTAGTATCAAAAGTCTCATTATCAAAATGTAGCTCCATATTAATTCAATTTAATTCTTCCTTCTAAGATTTCTCCCTTAGTATTAACAATATCATAATCTAAATAAGCATCATTATCTCCAAAATTAGCTCCAGTCCACTCACTACTTCCTAACATACACCCTACAGATCTATATCTAAACTTAAATCCAAAGGTGGTAGCAGATTGATGTAGATCACCTTTGATAAAATTAGCTTTAGATATTCCAAATTTATCTAACATAATATTTAAAATATTTAACTGAGCTTTAGGATCATTATTCACAGTTAATGGAAGATTCTTAAACATATTTAAATCATCTTTACCATGAGTAATGATAAAATTCTCATTATATACTTTAAATAAACTATATACCTCATCAGATATGCAGGTTTGAACATTTGGATATCTATTATTTAATAAATTCTCAAAAGACTTTTGACAAATCCATTCTCCAGTCCCTCCATGATTACTTTCTCCTACTGCGTAATATCTAATCTTCTCAAATTTAAGATTAGTATGAATAAGATCAAATAGATAAGTCATGGCTTCCATAAACCATTTATAAATCTCTTTATCCCCTTCTTGAATTTGAGGTAAAATATGTCCACCTCTAGAAGTTTGACCCCCAAATCCATCAATAGTATCACCTAAATTAGCCACAATGATTTCTTCAAAGTGCATATTTAAGAACGGAGAAATCATTTTATCAATTCTTCTTTTAATTTCAGGTAAGTCATAAGGATGATAGAATGTAGAAGTAGGTTTCAAATAACATCCAATATGCCAATCTGAAGGATATAATATCAAAGTCTTTCCAGAGTTTGGAATAGGAGACATTCTCTTTATTTCAAATCCTTTAAAATCTATATCCTTAGTCCACTCTTCAATATTAGATCTCTCTTGTTTTAACTTCTCAATCTCCTTTGCCTGATCAGTAATAATACTGTTCTTATATTTAATCTCATCCTTTACAGCACTTTTGGCAACTCTGTCCACAGAATATTGGAGTAAAAGTTCTTTTAGCTCTTCTTCTGTATGAGACTCTACAAAATGAGGAGCAAATGGTTTACAGTCTTTGGTGATTTTGAATGCTCTAAGAACTTTCTTCAACTCATTAATATTAAATTGTGGGAAAGATTCTAACACTTTTCTAGCACTCAATTTAGCACCCTCATTAGAATACTGGAAATATAGAGTTTGCATTTGATTCAAGGTTAAACTTCCCTCAATAGGATCTTTACCATGAACTAATATTTTATATCTATATTCTTTAATCTTACCGTCTAATCCTCTAACACTCTCTCCAACAACTCTCCCTTCGAATTCATCTTCTTCATCCTCCACACTAATGATTACTTCACCCTCTTCTTTAATATTCTTTTTCTTCTTTTTGGCCTCATTATATACATATGGAGAAACTCCTGAATTTTTAGCTAATTCTTTATACCAGCATCTTAATCTATCTAATTCAGATTGTGGAATAACATCCTTACAACTAATATATAATCTATTATAAATATATTTTTGTGTTAATCCATAATTAGATTCTAAATCTTCAAATGTTTTTATACTAGAATCATCACAAATATTAGCTAAAGCCTCTTGAGATATTAATTTTTTCGCCATTTTCAAAATACACTTTTAAGGCAGTTACGCCGTTAATACTTTATGTTTGTAAAATTATAAATAAAAAGAGGCACATGATGATAACTAGATCACCATGTGCCTCTGAAAGAAAGTCTAATATGATTGATTATTCTTTTTCAAGTCCAAATACATAGAATTCTCCTTGTTCTGCTGATTTAGAAGGTGTATAGATACATCTGAATAAGATTTCTCCATTCTTAGAATTTTCATCCTCTACAACTTCTTTGGTTTTTCTACAAATATAATCTCTCTTGTTAGCTGTAGTTAAATCTTTTGCAATTGCTTCAGCTTCTGCCTTAGTAGTAGCTTCGTTATTTACAACTTTACCAATTTCTCCAGTTTCGTCGTTATACTCACATACATTATATTTGGTTTCCCATTTAGTTTTTCCTTCTTTCTTATAAGAAATTACGCTATAAGGGCGAAGTCTTGTATCCTTTTGAGCTGGATTTTTAACAATGTAAGCACCACCACCAGAGGTCATTTTCTTAGAATCAATAAATTTTTGACAGAACTCAATAAACTTAGCACTTCCAAATGTAGGTTGTCCTTCATTTTTCCATTTTGTAGTTGCATTGTGTTTGATCTCTAAGTTAAGGTCTTTCATTGCTTCCTCTTTATCATACCCATAAACAATTTCAGTAACTAATTTTGCCATAATCATTAAAATTTTAAATTAAACTATTATAATTAATAAATATATTTTCCCTTAATTTTATGATACAAAGATAAGGGAAATCTTCATACTTTCCAAATTTTATTAAAGAAAAAATTTCTTAAATTCACAGAAAAAATTTCTTAAATTTCTTGGATTTATCTAACTCATTAATATTTATCTACTAAAATGGAAGGAGTAAATTTAATATCTTACAGATTTCATTTTTAAAATCTCCTGCTGTCTTTAGCCCAAATGTATTAACCTTATCACATCCTTCTGCTAAAGATTCTGCAAACGGTAGAAAATTCACAAACCATTCCTTATCTAAATCACATAGTTTATCTTTAAGAAGCTTTGGGATAAATGCATCCATTGTCTCCTCTGGATGATTCTTCTTATAAGCCCTAAATATTGCATTTAATAAAGATACCAACACTAATCTATTATCTAAATCAGGAACTGTTAGTAATCTAAATCCAAATGTTCTATTTATAAAAGCCTTCTTCTCATCATAGGTAAGTAAATTAAAACTATTACAGGCATCATTAATCCTGTATTCATTCAATTCTTCTTTTTCCATGATGTTATTCTTTTAATAATTTCTCTCTATTATATTCAGCATAAGCTGCATATTTCAAGAGTTTTGCAAATTCCTCAAAACCTTTCTCTGCCCATTCATTAGTTACTCTAAAGACGGAAGTAGAATAATTGGGAACTGTTGATACTACAATCATATTTAGGTTTGTAGTAAATTCCTTTAAATCTATATTAAACTCTCTTTTTACATACTGCCTTAAAACCCATATATACATGCCCATCTGGCGATAGTAATGATAATGTTGGAATGATCCTTCTAAGAATTCTCCAGTTTCATTTCTAATACTTCCAGGAAACATATAAACAGCCTTTCCGGTAGTCTTTAAATCATTAAGTGTTAAATATTTGTTATCTAAATCTATGCTCCAGTTGTCTATTTTGATCTTTAATGCTAGATCTTGAGAAACTATTTCTGCATTTGGATCAGTTAAACTATTAGGAAACTTAACTGTTACATTAATAAATATTGCATCTTCATTTCTATTGATTATATCATATCCCATAAAGTTGAAGGCATCAGGACGTAATAGATTCATTGCATCTTCATTCCTTCTTAACTGTTCTATACAAGATAATACAATTGGTCTAGTGGTCTTATCTAATACAATCTGTTCTTTAGAAGGTTTAAAAGATTGCAATCTTCTTAGATATTTATAATAATCCCAACCACTTTTTAGTAGAGCCTCTAACCTCTTTTTAGTTAATTGATTAGTATAATATCCAACATCTTCTGATGCAAATATAATAGATTCACCTATTTTGTAGCAATATTTTCCTTTTTCATTTTTCTTATTTCGGTAATAGAAGATTCTATCAATCATCATTCCAGCTTTTGCAGTTGGTTTTAGTTGATCAGAGATTTCGAAATTCTCTTCTTGAAGAATAACTTCATGAACTGCAGTTCCTACTGAGAGTGATGTAGATGAAGTAGATTGTAAACCTTTTAGGTATGTTTCAAAAGATCCTCCCTCATCTGGATTGATTAATTTTAACTTAGAATTAGATATATAATTTCTATATTCTGAGCTAAAGTAAGTTTCATCATCTATTTCCTTACATTCAACTGAATCATAGTCTGGTATTATTTCAAATTTATTTAATACTTCTTCAGAGATCATTTATTGCAAAATATCATAAATGATCATCACTTCATATTCAGAAATGAGTTCAGATAAAATACTATCTTGATTTAATATAGATCTTACTTTTTCTAGTAGAAAGTCTTTTGTACAAATTGCAATTTTGTACTTTCTTTCTAAATAAGTAGGGCAATATACCGTAACATATAAATCGTAATAATTGAACTCATTATCAAAATCTTCATCTTCTAGTATTTTGTCAATAATATATTCTTTCAATATAGCATTTGCAATAGTGCTACAATCAAAGAACTCATTACTTTGACAAAGTTGTTCACTTGCATCCATAATACCATCATCAGAAACAGGGAGATCAATTATATCCTTTATAAATTGATCATCTACTTCAAATATCAGCGCTAAAGTCCTCTCTAAATTGCTCATACTTTTCTTTTATTTCATTATAATTTAATGAATAAATCCTAAGATCTGTATTGAAATGTCTATTGTGAGGAGCATCTATTAGTAATGTAAATACTCCTGATTCATTACAACTCTTAAAATTAGATACTGAATCATCAATAAATACATCACATTTGCCTTTGATAAGTCTTGCTTTATTACCGTGTTGATATAACATTTGATAAATAGGCTTATTTGGAAATCCATTTTTACTTAGCCATTCTTTAGTATAAGATTTTGGATTTACCCTTTTAGTACAATATGCAACTATTGGAGATTCAACATCTCTTAATTTAGGCACATTTAACCAAAAATCCTTATTATGCCTCAATTTAAAAACATTTCTAGTAATCACATGATCTATCAATCTATAAGGATGATGATCTGTATCAAACCATTCTTTATAATACTCCATCCAGGAATTTATTGTATCATCAATATCTATAATAATTCTTAAATCTTTCACTGGTTTAAATAATATTGTTTAGCTTCTTCAACTAAATTTAACATCTTCTCTGTTCCTAACTTCTTATATAAATCAGTTAGATCTTTTGCTTTGTATTTCCTAGGGATTAGTAAAACTTGAATCTTAGGAAATTTCTTTTTAATCCTCTTACTATTAGATACTCCTGCTAAGTCTGTATCATATAATAAAAAAATTTTCCTGAACTTTATAACTATATTATCCCATTGAGCTTCAGTTATAAATAAATTCTCAGAATTCGGGGCAATTGCAGGGATTCCTAATTCATAGCATAACATTACATCTTTCATTGATTTTGTTATCACTAAGAATTCTCCAGACTTAGGCATCATGTGAAATCCTTGAATCATTGTCTTATTCCAGTTGGATATGAAACGATACTTTTTATTTTGAGGATAATAGATCCTCCAGAATTGTTTCTTACTATCTCTCGATGGATAAAAATACCCAAAATTGAAACTAGTAGGAGTGGAATAAGAATAAATCTGATCATTTAGAAATACTATTTCACAAGAGAAGACAAAAAACTTCTTTAGTGTAGTAAGTCCTATACCAAAACTTCCCCACCAATCTAATTCTTCTTTAGTAAAGTCTTTTACTTTAACTTTAATGATAGATTCTTCAGATGGTTTGAGAACATTATTAGTATATTTTTTAATACAAGATTTATGTTTTTCTAGTTCAGGATTAAGTAAAATACCAAAGTCATTGGCTATAATAGCCAATGCCTTATGGTATGATACATTGTACTTAAATTTAACAACTTCTACAAAATTCCCATAAAAATCCCCACGAAAATCTTTAAAAATAAGTCTTCCAGCTTTATCTCTATAAAAAGAACAAGTTGGAGTATTATCTTTCCTAAGTGGAGACTTAAATAGTCCTTTTTTTACTGGAATCCCTAAATAATGTTCCATATAAGTCTCCTCAGAATTGTGCTTTAATAATTCTTCTTGAGTTAACTTCTCTGGAAATATTCGTAACTCCATTTGTTGTTATTATTAAAGACTGCTTAGATCAATATCATCAAAGTTTACTTGATCTACACTTTCAGAGCCTCCAGCAATAGGAGCTGTGTTAGATGCTGCAGGAGCAGACATTCCCATTAATTGAGTAGTAGAAGTAGCTTCTTTAGCTGCTTTCTTTCTCTTTTCAATTTGACTCATTTCATAGTCAGAGAATGCAATTTCTCTTTTCTCTTTAGTTAATAGATCAACATTTCCAAGGAAGTTATTATTAACATAATACTGTCCTTCTCTATTTAATGCAACAAAGTTTGGAATAGTAGCAAATCCTTGTTTATTTTTAACTAGTTTAAGTTTACAAGAAGGATTTTTGTCAGACTTAATTACTTTAGAGAACAAAGTGATCATTACTTTCTTAAATGCATCCCAGCTATTAATTCCAGATAAACTATTCTTACCAGTAAGTAAGCTATTATAATACTCTGGACAAAGTTGGCTCATATATTGCTTAAATTTAGCCATAGTAGTTTCATAAATAGATGGTAATTCTATCTCAGTTTCTTTGCCATCTACTACTCTCTTAAAGGTATTTCTCTTTGCAGATTGTTCTGTAATAGGGAAAGTTTTATCAGCATAAACTTTACTATTTTCATCAATAGTTCCAGTTTCAGGATTTATCTCAGCAAACTCCATAACTAATACATGATATTCCTGACCAGGAGCACCATCTTTTTCTTTACCTTTAATAACTTCCTCTCTTACATCTTTTAATTTTACATCATAAATAGCATCGCCTTTAAGAAAATTAGATTCACCTGCTGTTGCTTTTACGTCTTTATTAGCTAAATCACTTCCAAAATTCATATTCATAATATATAGTATTTAAATTTAATATTTATAAATCCTCAACCCCTTCAATCTCTTTCAAAAGATTATCTATGTTACTATCTGACTTTTTATTAAAATCGAAATCTAAAATATTAACAGAAGAATCTACTCTAGATTTACTATTAGGTAAAACTGGAGTATAAGAGAACTTAGTATCTGGATTTAATCCAACTACATCTTCTTTCTTCTGAGATTTATTAGATTTCTTCTTTTCTTTATCTTCATCATCATAGTAATCAAGGTCTTTATTACCTTTAAATACCTTATCATCTGCTGTTATTGTGTTCTGTCCTATTAATTTACATATTCCAGATCCTTCAAAAGTTTCTTCAAATGTAAATTCCTCTCCATATATAACTAATTCTTCCCTTTGTTTGCCTCTATAAGAAACTGTTAAACTCTTAGTAAGTTTATTTCCAGCTTCTGGATCAGCAAATACTTCCGACTTAGCTATAATAGGGAAATACTCTCCGTTAAAATCTTTAAATCTAATACATAACCTATCTCCAGGCTCTGCTTCTAATAAATCAATTAATTTTTGAGTTAGAACAAGTTTGTTATCTTCAAGTTTGATTATATCTTCATTCTTTTCTTTTTTCTTTCTTCCAGTAGTTTTAGTTGTAGATTTAGTAGGTGAAGGAATAACTTCCTTCATCTGTTCCACAATCTTATCAAGGCCAGATGTGCCTTTTTCTGTAACTAATATATTAGATACTGAATAACTAACTGGATCGAAATCAAATGAAATATTTATCATTCTTCGTTATTATATTTATCAATTGCCTCAACTACCATTTGTAGATTATTAGGCATAGTAAGTGACTCAAAACATCCAGCTGGAGTTTTAGCTGTATTAGTTCCGTCATAATTAGTGATAAACTCATATACCGGTTTATCATTATCATCAAGACTCTTTCTTGTAAAGATTACATAAGTGAATAATCCTTCAACAGTAATAGCACTGTCAAGCATTTTTCCAATTGTCTTCATCTTGTATTGAGGATTTATTGCATCTCCAATATTTTCAGAGTGAGTCATTATAATAATGTTTAAATCAGGTCTTAAGTTTATAGCTTCTTTTAAGACAGAATAAAAGTGAGCAGCTATTTGAGTGAATTTGTCATAAGATTTTTCCTCAGCTCTATTCATTAACTCGAAGGACATGAGATATTGCGCATCGTCAATAATTAAATTCTTAATATCAGGTCTTCGATCACTAATAAACTGCATAAATTTCCTAATTTGCTCTACATTTGAGCTATTAAATAAATTTCCTTTTGGGTTGGTTTTGCCATCAAACAGAGTATATTTCTTTTGAAATCCTTTAATTGGTAATGGTTTGTTAGCCACACTTATTACTACTGTCTCAGTAGGATTTAGAAATCCAATACTAGTTGACTTTCCACTTCCAGATTCTCCTACAATTCCTATTAAATTTGCCATTAATCAAAAACAAAATTAAAGTTTAACCCACTACTTCCATCAGAACTATCTATATCATTAAATAAATCTTCCGTAGAAGTAAAATCTTTTTCTTCATCTAATGGTGGTAATTTATCTAGGATGTTATTATCTGATAATGGTTTGTCCATGTACAGATAATTATAATCTAATATCTCATCATAATTTAAGGCTCCATCATTGGGATTGGGTAATTCTTTATAATACCCTATCTCCCCTCTAAATAATATACCCTTCATTACATCTGAGACTCCATACCTATGCTTTAGGATTTGAATAATCCTAGCATGGTCTCTTAATTTCTTTATATCATAACCTTCACAAGTGGTTCTCTTCTCTCTATGAGGATAATATATACCAATAACAACCTCAGAACCTTGAGCAGGCCCAGAAGCATCAGCCATATCATCCAACTGAAGATATTGATAACCGCCATTTCTTCTATCCATAGATTTAATTTGTCTATTGGCCTGTTGAACTAAAGCTACCGTAAGATTACATAAATCTCTTAAGTTGATTAAATAATCAGCACAAGTATTGATTTCCGTTTTCTTATCTGATCCAACTAATAGCCTCATATGGTCAATAACGACAATTTTATACATATCTGGATTCTTAGGAACATAGATTTCCATACTTTCCTCTTCCATAAAAGTTCCAAAGTTGCCTGCCCATTCTCTAACTACATTATAAACTCTAACTGCATTAACAGCTTTGTCATAAATAGTTAAATGTTGAACAACTCTTTCCAACCAAGCCTTAGCCTTACATATTAATTCAAATTTATCATCATCCAAAATACCTCCTAAAGATAAAATTTCTTTATAAGATATTTGAACATGGAATTGATCTGAAATAAATAAACTTAATAACTTAGCTAGTAATACTTCTGGACTCATTTCCAAGGAAAAATATAATATCTTCACTGGAATATTTGGATTTTCTAATGCGAACTGTAAAGGTTTATATACATGAGTAAATAATGTATAAGTAGTCTTTCCTGCAATTTTGTTACGAATATATCGTTTCCATATATTCTCTTATGCTTTCACATAAGTTCTGACTATATCATTACTACTATATTGTAGTACCTTCCGCTTCGAAATCACTTGATTTCTACTCCTTTTCAGGATAGTCTGTGAACCTTCTCCATATTTTCACTTAGGAGCTTGGCTGCTGATTATCACATAATTTAGAATTTTTTACATTTCCATTTAGAATTTCTTCTTCTGTTTTAGTTTCTAAATCTTCGCGATGTCCCAGCAATTCAAAAGGTTTGCTATCATAAATGATAGGGGCCATAATCATTGTAAATTTGTATCTATTTTTATATAAAGAATTCGAATCATGACATTTTTTTAAAGTACTCCTTGCTCCAGGAACTCCAAGCATTTCAGCAAGTTCTGTATACGAAGATGCAAAAAAATAAGTATTTCTTTCCACATCTTGTACGCAAATTATTCCTTCTTTTGTTTGAGGTTTTTTAGCATATATGAACTCTATAGGCTCTAAAGACCAATAGGAATCAAATGCACTTGGAGTTTCTCCCCAAAGACATCTGTTTATTTTAGATGATCTTAGATTAGTTACTCCATAATGTCTATTTGCATCATTTATACAATCCCATACTTTTATAAGATTTCCATTAAATCTGTTGTATTGAAATACAATTTTAGTATGTTGCTTTTCTATTTCTCCAGAATCATATTTTCTTTTAAGAGTTTCTGAAATTTTCTTTTTTGATTCCTCAGTGTTATAATCTCCATTAGAAATAGGGGTTTGATTGTATCCTAGTTTATAGAATCTTATATCTTTATTAGATATAAATTCTTGAGCAAATAATAAAGAGTCCAAATAAAATTGTTCTCTGATTAGTAATTCTTCAACTTCACATTGTTCAACAATTTCAAATTTAAAATTCTCTTCTCCATACTTGTTCCAAGCATTTTGGAGATGTTTATTTTCATGTTTGTTATGTCTTAACAATGCTGTGTGTTTAAACCATCTATTTTTTATATTTTTAGATGATCCGATATAAATTTTATTATTTACAATGTTTGTAATTTTATAAATTCCAGAAATGTTATATTCTATATCATTTTTCATGTTTAAATGTAATTAAATTAATAATTACAAAGATAAACATATTTGGAGACATCTCCAAATAATGTATATAAAATATATTATTTACTGAAAATTAACGTTTAGTGACAAAATTAACCCACTGTCACCAAATATAGTAGTCATAAACCCCTTTTGTATCCCGTATGTATATTTATCTAAATCTGGAAGACCAGTAGGAATACCTATATTCTTACCTTCTCTTCCTGCCTCTATTCTTTTATATAATGAATCTATTACTCCCATTAGATAAGAATACTAGATTGATAAGTTCCTAACCCCTCTTGTATAGCCTTTTGAATCTCTCTCCACTTCTCATTAATAACAAAAGTAGCTATACTATAATTAATTAAATTGTTCTCCTTAGCATACTCTAATAACTTAATTATCTGAGTATGAGTTTCAGGATTCCATTTAATTGTTTTTCCATAAAAGAAAAAGAAGTCGTCCATAGAACCAAAGTGATTTCCTGTAGTGATATTTCTAGCACCAACAGGCTGTCCATTTATATAAATGAATGTTGGATATGTTAAGAATAATTCTTTCCCCAATTCACCAGAGTGCTTTAAGAAGCTCTTGATAAAATTGGCTGTGAAAGGTATGTCTGGATAAGATTTCCCATCTTCTCCTTTTACGAAATTAAATTGGAGATTATCTATATCTAAATGATCATTCTTTTTAACCTTAAATTTCTTTAAGATTCCTTTGTTTTGTAGAGATTCTATTATATCTAACTTTAATCCACCAACTATTTTAGAATATTGTTCTAAAGGTTGTACTCTACTTTCTGGATAGTTAGCGAGGAATAACAACTTTATGATCCACCATTCCTCAGCAGTGAGACCATATTGTGTCAATAGATTTAATTCCTTATCTATTGCAATAGAGATTTTTTCCATGAATGTTTAAATTTATATTGTTAGACAATACAACTTAAACAACTGCAGTTAATTCTAGGGTATTAGATGATATGCAGATGGAAAATTAGTTGCTAATTAATCATTTTTTGTTCTACACTTTTTACATTGAGTTGTGATCCAACCTCTCCCTTCTGTAGTTACATCAATTGGAGAACCACATAGTTCACAGACTTTATAAGATAACTCCTCAGCCTCATCTATCATATCATAAAACTCTCTAGGAGCATTAGATATATAGAATCTTAAGCCTCCGAATTTTTCTTTAATCTGATCAATGCGAATTTGTTCGTTTTCTGGTTTGTTTTTATTATATTTGGTAATTTTCATATAGATAGGAAGTATAAGTCCATACCACCCATATCCACACTCAATGCCAAATAATTCAAAAGGATATTTTATTCTTCTATCCTCTTTTTCAACTTCATCTCTTAATTCTTTTAAGAACTCAACTAAAGATTCTTTAGTTTCCTTTTCTAGAGATTCTACATCTAAAATCTTGTCTAGTTTTTCTAATAGTAACATCTTTTTTTATTTTTGAAATTTACCTCTTCTATTCCATTCTATCTCATCACCAAGTACATTAGCTACTAGGTTTTGTATAAACTCATCAGGACTCTTCTCATGATTAACTAAATAGTTAAGAGCTCTTAGTCCTATAACCTGCATAGTTTTAATTTCTTCTTGGTTCTTGATAATTAGGTCTAGTTTATTTGAAAGTTCTTCCATACTTAATATAAATCTTCGGAAAATAATGGCAAATAGATGTCTTTAAATTTAATTTCTGAATCCGAATAGCCATCATTATCTAGTAAAACATTTATACAGTGAATCTCAATATCTGGAGCATCTTTTTTAAATACTCTTTTAGTATATTGACCAGCTTCATAGGCTATTTTCATCCCCTCATATCTATCTACAAATCTTCCTTTAGATGTGTAAAATCCTTGGTCTTTAGATTTCATAGATATCTCCTCTCTAAATCTTTGATAAATATCATGATGCCTATATCCAATTTCTATATCACAGATGTCATTAGTGCCTTCCCAATAAGGGCTTCCATTAGTAGAGAATCTTTTGGATTTTCTTCTTACAGCTGCACATAGAATATATTCCTTAGTATTATCCATAATCAATAATTATTTAACATTATAGGTCCTTCAATCCTTTCTTCAAGAATTTCCTCACCGTCTAACAATCTATCTAACATTTTTTCTGTAATAGTTATATAATCATTCTCTTTTGTACTTCTTCTAAACCATTCTTCTTCAACAGTATTCTTCAATACAAAAGTAAAAGCTTCTGGAATAATTCCATCCTTTCTTTTAGATAACAATCTTCCAATCTTCTGCTCTTTTACATCAAAAGATGAATTATTACATAACATCAATGCTAGATTACATCCATTCAACTCCATTCCTAAGGTAATCCCATTCACAGCTGATAAAACTCCAGAAACACAATTTTGAAAATCTGACAATTCTCTAATTTTTTCCTTATTACTCATATTAGAGTTATAATAAAAACCCTGAAATTTACGTGAAATTTCGATTGTGGGAGAGAATATTATAGTTTTCGATGTCTTCCTTTTCTCTAAAATTTTCTTAGCTAATTGGGTCTTTTTTGGATGGGACTGTATGAACTCTATTCTTGCTTTCAATTCTCTGTTAAATCCAAATGTACAAGCATCTGTTATCTTTGGATTACATTTTTTGAAATCAGTAATAGTTCTTCTTACATCCTTACTTTTAACACATGACATAGCCAAATTGAAATCTTGATTAAAGAAATTAAAGTACTTTTGAAATTTCTCATCATGCTCCTTATATTTATCTATATCCTCAACATCAATGATTAATTTATATTCTTTATACTCATTAATCCATCCATTCTTAATTGCCTCCTCTTTAGATACTTTATCTATAACAGGACAAATAACAGATAATTTTAGATGCCTATTATCTGATCTTTCTAAGGTTGCAGTTAATCCTAGTAATAATTTAAATTGTATTGAATATAATTTAATATTTACTTCAGATACAGATTTATGAATCTCATCTACTATTAATAAATCACATGATTTTATATTTTTAATTATATAATCATATGTGTAAGCTTTACATTTACCATAAAACCCTTTATCTAATAATAGATTGAACCATTGATATTGTAAAGCTTGAGTAGGAACCGCTACTATAACATTCTTATTTGGATTAGAATTTAAGAATCTTCTAATAACTTCTAAAGCTAATAGGCTTTTTCCCATACGTGTGGGCCACTCTACTAAACCTCTTCCTTTATTAGCTTTCCATTTATCAATTACCTCTAGTATTTTCTCAGACTTTTCCATATTAAGAACCTTCTTTTTTATCAAACTCTCTTAGTCTATGGTAAACTAAGTCTGAACATCCTTTTAATACATTTAAAGAACTTTCTTTAATAGACTCATTCTTAGATCTTTCATATATTTTACATAAACCATCAATCCAATTTTGAGCCTCTTCAAGCTGTTTTCTGTTTTCACAGGATAATATTACTTTATAGACTTTATCTTTTGCTTCTATTTGTTTATCTAAATCCTTCATAAGTTATTTATTCATGTATCCAATGATCGGAAACTACTACATCCGCATCTAGCTTCACAGTAGTACAAAATACATCTCCAGCTTTCTTCATACAGGTAACTAATAATTTAGCTATTTTATCTGCAATTTCTGCTGGAGCCTCTAGATTTGCCTCATCATGAACTGGAATACAATATTTAACAGTAAATAGGAGATTTGCTTTCTTTAGAGAATTAAATAGTTTAATAGAAAATAATTTAAAACACATAGCACCAGTACCTTGTATTCTATAATTAATAGACTGCTTTTCAGAAGCTGCCTTTCTTTTGAAATACTTCTTAACACTATATACTGTGCTATTATCAGTATCTCCCATTGCTTTTAATTCTCTGTATTGTTGCCAAAACTCTTGTGTGAATGTGGAAGCAGTTTTTATTAATTCAGCATAGTCATAAATATAAGCTTTATGTCTAGTAACTGGATTTAATAATATATAACCTTTCTCCATTACATCCTTTCTACAAAAATCTTGATATAATTTCAGGCCAATGAAACCCTTCATATAATCCTCATATATTCTCTCTCCTTCTTTTTTAGTTAATGCTAAATTTTGAGCAATAGTATTTCCATCTCCTCCATAATTTATACCAAATTCAACCTTTTTACCTTTGTCCCTATAATCATGAGCTTTCGCTTTTACATCCTTTACCTCAATCCCTTCTAATTCTTTAGGGAAAGCCATTTTAGCAGCCAAGGAATGAATATCTCCATCACCATTTAAGAATATATCAATCATTGCTGGATCTTGAGTCACATTAGCAATAATAACAGATTCTTGAGATTTATAGTCTGCTGAGATCCATAGATTTCCAGGTTCAGCAACAAAACATGCTCTAGTTTCAGCATCTTTAGGAAGATTTTGAAGATTTACATATTCTTCTCCAGTTTGTCTGTTTTTACCACCACATGATAATCTAGCAGTATCCATTAACTGATTAAATTGGGTATGGATTCTTCCAGTTATTGGGTTGATTTGTTTTAAAAAGTTTTCTCCATAAGTACTAACCACTTTTTGATTAGCTCTATAATTTAAATACACTTGAGCTATAGGAGAAATTGACTTTTGAGGTTCTATGATTTTAGCATCAATAGATTTCTTAGACTTACCTGTTTCTTTATCAAAGGTTTTTAGATTAAATCCTAGTAGTTCGAATAGAGGAATTACTTGTTTAGCTGAATTCCAGTTAATGTTACATTTAGGAGTAGTATCAAATCCTGAGAAGAGATCTCCTTGAAGGTTGATAGAAACAAATTTATAAGGAACTTCATATATATAATAAACTTCCCCATCATTCACAATTCTATCTACATTTGAAGCTTCATTAGGAATTGTGGAAACTTCTTCGTATTCCTTCATTCTATCTTGAATCTTTAAATACTTCTTAACCCAATACTCTTTAGATCCCTTATTCTTTACATAATACTCTGCAACCCAATCATTAAGCTCCTTTTCAGCTTTAAGTAATCTCTCTTTGTCTTTAGCCATTTTAGCTTTCCATTTGTCTACATCTAGTTTGACTCCACAATACTCAATGTAAGCTAAAACTTTAACAAATTCATTTTCAAATCTAATTGCTTCTAATAGATCAGCTTTCTCTAATTTAATTAATTGTAACTTTCTAATATCAGGAAGATATTTAACATCATTACAACCATAAACTACTACTTCATCAGTAAGACCCACATTTATAATCTTACCCCTGACAGTCTTATCCATTACAATATTTAGATAATTCATGGCTGCGTCTTTAAGACCCATGCCATGCATACCAGGAGGATAACCTAACCAAAGTAACTTTTCAGCTAAATAACCATCAAATACATTATTAATCAATATTCTTTGATGATAGAAAAACTTTAAGTCAAATTTTGCATTCCATAAAATAAAAATTCTATCAGATTCAAGGTAATCTTTGTACAATCTAATATCAATTGTAGTACAATCAATCATAACTTGATTTTCATAATCACCTATCTGAACTGATAAAAGTTTTTTTGTATAAACATCGAATCCTTCAGTCTCAGTATCTAGACCAACTATTCTCATTGGCTCTAAGATCTTTAAGGATTCTTCTACTGAAATAACTTTGTAATTATCTGAATTAAATAAAGAATTCTGATTACTTACAAAATATCTCATTTATATTACTGAATAGTAAACTTTTTTACTTTAGCAACTTTCTTAATCTGAGATTCTAAAGTTTCCCATCTCTCGATGTGGTCTCTAACATTTCTTTCAAGATCAAGTAGTAATTTATATCTCAAAATTTCTAATTGCTCAGTAGTTAAATCTTTGATTTTAGATGGCCGCAGGATTAACATTAATCTTAACTCTTCTACTGTTAATCCTCTAGAATTTTGTTTAAGAACTTGATAATCCTTCAATTTTAAATATTGCCTTGCGACTTCCAATCTAGGAGTTTTAGAGTTAATTCCATTCTTTAAAGCAAATGTTTTTAACTTTTGAACATCATCTCTATCAAACCAAACTCCTCTTTTTAACAAGAAAGATTTAGTTAAATGAGAATTATCAAAAACTCCTAATCTGTCATTACAAGCGTCTAAAATCAATTGAAGATTAATCTTATTATACTTAGTAGAAATATCATATTCATAATATTGTCCAAATGTAGACACCTCTGGATTAATTTCTACTCCATTCTCTTTATTCTTATCAATAAATTCAATTATGGCTTCATTAAGAGCATATCTAGTAAAATTCTTATTAGCCTGTTGCATCTCTCTTAACAATAATTCTGCCCCAATTTTATCTTTTTGGGATTTAATCAATGCTAAAACATTATATCTACCAGGACTTAACTTGTCATTATTCCTTAACATACTCTCACAATGATCATAAAACTCCTGTAATTGTTCCTGGGAACAATCCATTAATTTAACCTCATCCTGAGCATTTCCATTATCTCTATCTTTAGGATACCTCCATACAAATGTATTCACATCATTTTCTTTTTCTCTCAACGCTTCTTTTAGTTTATCTCCTATAACTGCTGCCATAATTAAATAATTTAAACAATAACTTTAATCTTAAAATCATTATCTGTCTCCCTTTTAATGATTTCACTACTATCCTTTATAAATTTAACAAAAGCAATATGGGTATAATTATATGGAACAAATCTTTCTTCATCGTTTTCTCCTACTTTACAATACCACTTAGTTATTCCAGCTAAAATAAGATAATAGGTTAGATACCCAGTATCCCCTATATTAATCTCTGACTGTATCCAATTTGGGTATTTAGTTACCATAAGATATTCCCCAGTATCAAGATCAACAAAAACATAAGTAGTATAATATCCATCCTCTTTTTCTAATAATTGTACTCTACTTGTACAAGGGAGAGGAGTAGACTTAAGTACTTCATCATCAATCATTAAAATGATAATGTGTTTTCAATGATTGTTGTTGCTTTGTTAAATAAACTAATATCTCATCAATCTCTATAGGACGATACCAAACAGGCCAACTGATTTCAATTTGGGCAACATCATGATCTTTTAAATTACCATGAGTATGACCAAATATCTGAAATCCACCTTTTTGTTTCTTCCACCAATCTAACATAGGATAATGACAAAGTTGAAAGGTAAACTTTCCTTCATCAGTATTATCTAAACTATATTCAATGACTTGCAGAGGAGAACAAACTTTTTTAAATACCTTATTCTCCACATAAAAGTTCACTGCTTTATCTGTATCATGATTACCCTGTATAAAATAAATATCACCTTTTAATTCTTTTAATAAACTCAATACTGTGTTACTTTTTTCATACAAGGTAATATCCCCTAACAGGAATATAATATCGTTCTCGGAAACTATATTATTCCAAGTTTCTACTATATCCCTGTTCATCTCCTCAATAGTATCATAAGGTCTATTATCATAGGATAATATATTCTTATGACAAAAGTGCAAATCTGAAGTAAAATAAATCTTCCGATTTTCCTCTTTCTTAAATTTTAATATCACTCTTCTGAAATGTTTATTATAAGAGTTTTATCATCAGTTATTAAATCCCTTGATAGTTCTACTCCACTTATAAGAAAATATTTTTTAGATCTATTATCTATTAGAATTATTTCACTTTCTCCTTCTTCATCAGTAAGATTCATTAGAATATCTAATAAATTCCTAGCTTTTAAATATTCCCTAGTCCCCATTCTCTTGATTAAAAGTTAAGAAAATACAGTTAGGTTCTCCATTTTTGAGACCCTCTTCTGATTGAGTAGTAACACACTGAATATCAAAATCTTCTTTAAAATTTGTAATCTTTATTTTATCTTTATCTGTAAAACCCTCTTTTTCTTTAAGGTAATTGATTTCTAATAAAAGTTCTCCAATTAACAATTTAATGTTTAGTTTTTAAATGTGAATAGATTAATTTAACTTTCCCCTCTAAATCTTCTAGAGACCCATCATTCTCAATGATGTAATCAAAATTATTATAATTATCAAGGCCTGTTTCGGAAGGGTGATTAGAAATATCCTTAGGAGATTCATTGTGAGGTCTATTAACTCTTATTAAAATTCCTCCTCTAGATTTAATAGCTTCTGCTTCATTTAAATACCTTACATCAGTAATTAGTATTATCTCCTCCTTTGATGTAGAAGGTAGGGAATTAAGTAATAAGTTCACCCAGAAATTCTCTCCATATTCATTTCTGAATTTGGTTCCGAAGAATTGTAGAGCTTCTCTGTAAGTAACTATACTATATTCCTTAAAAACATCATTGTAAAAGATCTTATCACTAGGAACTACATGAGTAATGATTCCATTCTGAGAAATCTTGGTAAAATCAGGAATTGCTTTAGATTTAAATTCTTGAGAATCTAAATCCTCTCTATGACACCCAACTATAGCTGCAACTATAGATTTTAATTTATCCGCGAAAGAATGTCTCTCAATAGTATAAAATCTTCCTCCACAACCATTCTTCCAAAAATCTGCCATAAATATATCAGCTATAGTATCTTTACCAGATTTGATCTTGCCACTAATACCTATTAACATAATATTGTACTTTCATTATTAACTATTAGAGCTATATTAAAATTAGTTATATCTAAAGTTATATCTACTCTTTTACTTCCGCAATCACAAAATGTAATTGAAGAATTTTCAGGAGATCTATCAGGATAAGATCCAGTAGTAACTTTCATTGAAGGAGTATGCCCAACAAATTGTCTATAACCTAAAAGATACCTATTGAAAGTTTCTCTCATATCTGCCCACAGTGGTCCACCTTCTGGAGAGCAACCTCCTCTTAATCTGCCAATAGACATAACTTTATCTAATACAGTATAAGAATCGAATGAATTATTAATTACTTCTTCTAAATTATCTAACTGAAAGTCTTTAAACTTCTTCCAATCCTCTTCACTAATTGTCTTCCAATGTTCTTCATTTATCCAATAGTAATTATCCTTTATCCAATTCTTAGAAAATCCAGCATGAGAAAATAATAATTTCTGTTGAGGAGAAGAATACAAAGGTAATGAAATATTTATTAACTTACAAATTTGAAATAAGTTTTTATTTTCAAAGAGAAGAATACCTAAGGAATCTTTCATAGTAGGTCTGAAACCACTACAATATCCAGTATATGGATGAATGTAATTAAATTCATGATTACCATATAAAAGAGTAACCTTATCCATATATTCTTTTTTGAAACTTATTATTTCTTCTAAGTTTTTAAATATCACTTCATTCTTAGCATCCCAATCATCAACATAATCACCTAAGAAGATACAATGATCTAACTCATCAATATCCTTAATTTCTTCTTTCCACCAATCAGATCCATGAAGATCTGGAATAATTCTAATTCTCATTCTTTTCTAACTTTGAAGTAATATATTCAGATTTAAGTCCATAACCTAATCTAATCATAGATAAATGTCTGTCTGCTTCTCTTTTAGATATATACCAAGGCAACCAATGCTTTCTAACTAGTTTATTACAATACTCATCCCAAACTCTTTCCTGAGAAGGAGTTTTAAAGGTATAATATTCAAACCACTTAAGGCCATTGATAATTCCATTTTCTTCTGTATTAATATCTTCTAATGTTTTACCATATGGTCTAAGTTCAGCATCTATGATACATTTAAGAAGTTTTTCTGAACTATATACTTTGTTAGGCCTAAATTTTCTTCTCTTTAATTTAAATTTCTTCATAGATTAAATTTTATTAATCATCATCCTCATCATCAACCTTCTCAGCATTTATAATATCTCTCTGAGTATCAGTAGCATACTCTCTATTATTATAATAACTAAGAATAGTATCTTGTTTAGTTAACCAATCAGTATCATCTTCAGTAATGGCTTGTATATGTCTAGAGATATTCTCCTCTTCATGCTGTTCTCCCAACATTACTTCTTTCAACCACTGTTCAGTAGTATAATCTCCTTCTTTAATACATTGCTTAACAATACCATTAATCCATCCAGTAGTCTCAATCTCTAAACTTACTGTATTAGGGAAGGATTCTTCTAATTTAGTAATAACATGTTCAGATTTAATTGCATCCACTTTTGGATATTCAAACTCTACACCACATTGAGTTAATCTATCAAACAACCAACTATGATGATTATACTCTTCAAAAGCTCTTAATTGATAATAATCAAATAATTTACACAATCCTCTTTGATAATAAAAATTAGCATAAGTTCTATAAACATTATGATTATATAACTCTCTACTAATTTGATCTATCATTAACTGTGCTACTTCATTGCTTATAGTCTGCTCTCTTCTATTCATATTTAAAATTTAAATAAAATTTTGCTAAATCCTTAATAATCTCTTTATGATTAAATGCCCAATCATAGTTATCAATACTCTTAACCCTGATCCATTTAATATCATCTACTTCCTGATCTTCCGAATATCTAGATGTTAGTCCTTGATTAATCAGTTTACCTGTATCATCAAATTTAGTAAATCTAATTGTAACATTTTGTCTATTTTCCAAAGAATCATTAATCTCTTCAAAGTTTAGTTCATCCTCTCTTATAGACACTCCTGTTTCTTCAAAGATTTCTCTTGAGCAGGCCTCTGATAAGGTTTCATCATAATCTAAATATCCACAAGGACAATTCCAGCATCCTACATAATCAGGAGCACCTTCTCCTCTTTTATTCGCTAGTACATACCAGTTATTTCCAAGTTTGGAGAATATAAATCCAGCTACTGCAATGGATCTAGAAATCCAATAAGTTTTTCCTTCTACTTCTACACTAAAGTTTTTCATAAAGATGATTTTGTTTAATTAGATCATATTGATCTGCATTGATATAAGGAATTGGAATATATTTATTACTTATCCATTTTCTGATTTTGGTTGAAGATATAGATATTCCTTCAAACCCAAATGCATCTATCCATTCTAAAGGTTTTACTTTTTTAATATCTGGACTTATAGGAAACCCTTCTCTGCCTACTACTATGAATCTATTTTCTTCTAGGATTCTCTTTCCTTCATGCCATTTTTCTATTTCAACTATTGTTTCAGTAGAAGTAATTATATAGAACTCAAAATCTTCATAAGTTTCCTTAATGAAATCTATTACATCTATAGTATAAGGAGGTCTTCCTAGAATTTTAATAAGATCACTCTCAACTGGATAAACACTAACTTTATCATACAACCCTATGCAAGCAGATAAAATCATTCTATATCTAGAATAGAAATCAGCATAATGATTTTTCCAAGGACTTTTAAATGCAGGAATAATCCAAACTTTTTCTACCTGACCAGAATTTAATGCAGAAGTAACTACAGATAAATGACCAATATGAAATGGATCAAATGATCCAAATAATAACCCTATTTTCATTTTATATTTCTAAAACTTTCTTTGTAATCAAATCCTTTTCCCTCAATTTTCTGCTTGTTAGTCCTCGTATCTACTACTTTGGGCTCTTTCATGTATAATAGATAATTATAAATATTATTATACACTTCTTCTGCAGGAATAATTTTAGGAATAAAAGTATCTTTTAAAATTGGAAGTTTAGTGCTTCTAAGAAGTTCACTTTTTCCTTTTTCAAAGGCTCTTTTAATTGACTTAATATCATCAAGATTATAGTCTTTCAACTCTCTATAAAATGCCCCACTAATACAATAAGTGATCTCTGGAGGCATTAGAAGCACAGGGCAAGATCCAATATTTACTTCTGATTCAAACTTCTTTACTAAAGTTGGAACATTAGCTCCATCTAAATTATGTTGAACTTCTATTAAATATTGAACAAATCCTGTTTGTAATAATACTTCATAAGAATATTCCTTTAAACTCCTGAACCTGTGTGAAACATACGGGTCAGGATTAAAGGATTTATAAGTAGCAGGTACATCCCACACAAAATTCCTTCTATCAAGTATTACATCTTCATCTATTCCATATTTTCCCTGGATATAGTCATAATAATCTTTATATTTACCTATTATCTTCATATTATTTCATTAAATATCTTCTTAAAATGTTCTTAGCTGTATAAGAATCTTCTTTGCCAGGTCTAATGAAAGCAATATCTATGTCTGAATCTTTAGTCATGTTCTGATCAGCTTCTTCATATGAATCAAATCCTTTAGAGTTACAAGTAAATAAATACTTTGTTTCCTTAGTATTATAATAAACAGTTACTCTATCAGGATTAAAAGCTAATTCATCTAAATATTCCAAAGCCATAGAATCTACACCTTCACACCCTCCCAGTACAAATCTAGCATGTTTATCGCGCTCTACAGCATTTTTAATGATTGGAACATACCAATATTCAAATTCGGCTCTAGTTATGTCTCTATGTCCACTTATAAAATAAATCATATTTAATCACTTCCCATTTCTAATTGTTCTAATTCTTTTTTAAGTCCAAGTAGTTTTTCTTCTTCATATTTAATAATTATCTTTAAATTACTTATTCTAGACTCTTTAGAGGGAGGAGCCTCATAAGGAGTATAAACACAATTTAAATCGAAACACTCATTATTAAAGACTTTCCTAATATTCTCACAAAAACTAACATTGAAAAGTCCCTCACACCCCAAACAACCATCAATTGAACTCTTAGACTTAACGATATAAACCTTCCCAAACAAAGAAATTGTATCTCCTATTTTGTGCATAGTTAAAACAAAATAAATTTCTTAAAATCTTCTCCTTCCGGAAGTGGGCAGTTTTCTACCCACTCTGTTTCTTTAACTTTCCACATAGATAAATCAATATCTTTAGGAAGTTCCATACCCTTAAAGTATTTAAGAATTAATGAAACTTTTCTTAATGGATTCTTTCTTTCTAAACATCTCTTATTAGAGATAATAAAATTATCCAAATCTTTCTGAGAATGTAATGTAAGAGTAATTCCATTAAGTGCAGAAAAGCACCCCATATCAATAGTATCTATAGTTGCGATAGATGTGTATAAATATACTTTCTTCTTCATACTACTCAAAAGATTTATGAATCTAGTGAGGATGTCTACATTAATTAACATAGGTTCTCCTCCAGTAATACTCACTTCATCATATTGAGTTAAATCTTCTAATCCTTCAAGAGAATCTAAATCAAAATTTTTATTACAGCATAAAGGACAATTATTAGGACACTTTGTTGTTATTAACAATCTAAGTTTTTTATTCATACTTATCTCTAGTTATACAAATTGGAAGATTCTTTCTTTTGAATTCTGATTTAACGTGTCTATCAATTACCTTAACGATAACTTCTGGCTCTATATAAAGCATTTCTTGATTATCCAAAAACTCTTTAGCCTTTTCCTTTAAAGTCATTCCTGCAAGTTGTTTTGGATATAAGTATTGAAAAGCCTCAAATTCCTGTAAAATATCATCAACTTCTGAATAAGATTTAGCTCCTATCTGATCTAAATCGGAATTACTAATTCCAAGTCCATCAGTTGGAGTGAGTTTAATAGATTGATGAATGGCATTTTCTCTTTCACAGCACCCTACAAAATATTCTTCTTCTGCTCCTTCTGCTTCTGTACCATACCAAGTCTCTAATTGTTTAGCTAACTCATATATCTCAGTCTTCCATAACCCAAATAGAGGGTTAAAATCTCCAACATCACCATGTAAAGTCCAGAATCCTAACTGATATTCTGTTTGATTATCAGTAGATATTACTATTCCATTATGAGTTGATGCTAAATTATAAAGATAAATCATCCTAAGTCTAGCTTGAATATTTCCATTGGCTATTTTAGATATAGATCCCTCCCCTTCAAAGTGTTCTATAGTTTGTAATACTTTAGTGTATAATAAACTCTCGTCAAGATTACATACTTGGAAATTAGTACAAAATGCTTCTCCAACTAACTTAGATACATTAAATTCATCATCCTTGTTTTTAATTGGAAGACTTCTTCCAATCAATGGAATATCAGTGCATTTACTAACTTCAGAACAAATCGCAGCAGTAACAGTAGAATCAATACCACCACTAATGCCCAGAACCATAGCTTGTAAATTATGGTCTTCAAGATATTTCTTAGTTTCATTTACTAAAGTATCAAATACTTTTGAATAATTTAAATCTCTATTCATAACATTCTTTAATTTCTCTAATTTCACTCATAATGTTGACTTATTATCATTTGTGCTAACGCTACTTCTTCTGGATCACCTATATGTTTTCCTTCTACATCAGATAGTTTAATACATTTCTTCACAGGTTGTTTACTATTCATCTGACAAGAAACTAACTTCATCACAATATTAGAAGGTTTAACTCCCTCTAAATCGCAAGTTAAATTAGTTCCAATTCCAAATGAACATTTAATCCTTCCCTTACAGCAATTAAATATATCAACTGCTTTCTTGAAATCTAATGAATCAGAGAATACAATAGTCTTAGTAAGAGGATCTACATTTAATTCTCTATACCTATCAATACATTTATTAATAAACTGAAATGGATCTCCAGAATCTTGTCTTACTCCATCAAATAATCTTGCATGTTTCTTAGAGAAATTTCTAAAGAACACATCAGATGTGTAAGTATCAGATAAAGCAATTCCTAATTCTCCATCATATACATTAACCCAATTCTCTAAAGCTAAATAGTTAGCTTGATCATATCCATACATAGCACCATGAAACATCACCCACTCATGAGGAAAAGTTCCAATCATTTTAATATCTCTTAGATAAGCTATATAACAATTGGATGTTCCAACAAAATTCTGAGGACAGTCATGTAATAGTTTATCAATCACTTCTGACTGAACTTCAAAATTAAATCTTCTTCTGGTTCCGAAATCGGCGACTTTGAATTCATATGGAAGGTTGTGTACTTTATTACTAGTTCTAGTATATAAATCATCTATATTCCATTTGTCTTCTCTATGCTGGGTTCTACTAACTATTGCAAGAATTGGAATTTCCCAAAGAGTTACTTTATATAAATAATCTGTAACTTTTATATGAAGATGATTTTCTTCATCTAAGGAAATAGATAAATTTCTACAATCAAATTTAAATGATTGTAACCATTCAAAATAGTAGTCTGGAATAAAGTAACATCTATCTTGCATAAATCTTTTTTCATTATCACTTAATTTAAGTGCAGAAAGATTTGCAAGTTCATAATTTATATAATCCAGATCATCTTCTGTATAATGAGATTTATTCCTATCTACAAATTCAAATGTTCCAATTGCGTCTGGGAATAATCTCATATAAGCATATGATACAGAGAATTTATATAGATCTGTATCTAAAATTGATTTAATCTCCATTTTGTTTATCTAATAATTTATTAAATACATTGTATATTGTATCTTCGATATCCTGAGCAAATAGTGAATCTTCTAAAGTGACAGTAATTCCTTTGCGCCATTTAACTCTAATTTTGTACAGTTCTGAAATTAAAGAATCTCTTAAATTGATTAACTCCCTATAACTATATTTATTAAAATAAAATGGACAATCTTCGTCAACAGGTTTATTAATAGAAACTAATCTATTTAATTTAGTACAAAAGTGTCCAGTTGTATTACAGTTAGGACTATCTATACATACATTAACACTTCTGCAATATTCACATTCAGCTACGCAATTCATTTATTACTTGTATTCCTTTTTCTCTAATAAATTCCTTAAGAGCAGTTCCATCATCAATAGATACTACCAAATCTTCAAGAACATAAATATCCTCATTACTAATAATTCCTTTGAAATTATTTAATAAATTAGATATAGTTTCCTTTACACAATAATCTCCTGCAACTCCACAAACCTCTATTGAGTGTTCCTCTTTATTAGATAATAGAAGAAGTTTAAAAAGACTGATTGTATGCGTACTTCCAAAAGCCCCAAATTCCTCTTGATGAGCCCATCCTCCTTTGGAAATTATTGTGTATTTATCTCTATAATGATCTATAATACTTAATATATTATTATCATAAGAAGCTCCTAAACTTCCTTCTACACAATGAGTAGGAAATTGTCCTCCAAATTGGATAAAGCTACAATGATTAATTGGGTGATTATCCATAGTAATAAATACTCTATCAAAGTCTTTATGATATATTGCATAATCACTAATGGACTCTGTTAAATGATCATTCTTTACATATAAAGACCCATTTTCATCAAGAAAATCATACTGCGGGTCTACTATAATTAATATTTTCATTAATCTATAAAATAAAGTTGTTTAACTAGTTGTCTATTCTTTTCTCCATATAATTGAGCATCATTCTTATCTTTAAATGCTAGTAAGAACATATACATAGTATAAAAATCTCCATATTCAAAATGAGTATCTCTCATATATAGACAGGATTTAATATCATCTTTAAGAAGCCAATCTGGAGTATAATTTAAAGCTTCATAATATTTATTCATCATCTGTCTGTGCTTAAAAGTAGCTAAAAGAAAAGAATCTTCAAGAACACTATTTGGTAATCCCATAGTTGGATCTGGAAATATCTTAATATACTCTTCCCAAGATAATATTCTTAATAATCTAAGATCAATCATTTTGGAGAGATTAACTCTTTCTTCAGGGAATAGATAATATATTTTCTGATACATTTGTAATACTTCGTTGTTCATAATAATTATTTTTTAATAAATTTCTTTTTAATTCCATAATTATCATCTACTTCCTCATAACCCATTCCTCTAATCCAGCTCATGGGAGCTGAAATTAGAGTTAGGGATTTTACAAGATCTCCTTGAATAACATTCTGTTCTTTAATAAACTCTTTACTTTGAAGAAAGATAGTATCTTCTAAACAGATTGTAAATCTATCTATAGTTCTATAACAAGTAGCTTCATATATAAAAAGATCTTTAGAATTACATTTTATAACGCTACGATCTTTTTTATATAACATTATATTACCTAGTTAAGAGTTTAGGAGCTTCTTCTGGATCGTTGATAAAGCCTCCAAACTTAGATGCTTTAGCCTCTTTCAGAGCAAGTTCAGCCTTCTTAATATTCTCTTCCTTTTGTGCTTGGAAATCTCTCTTAGCTAACCACAAGTTGGGATTTTTATCATATTCTGCTTTACGTTTAGCATAAGATGGAATAAACATTGCAGGATTCTCAATGAAGAATTTTGCAAATGAATCTAACATTGCACTGATAGTGTCATAATTAAGGGTAAACTTATTATATGCACATACTGTTTCAAATGGTTTATTCATTGCGTAAGATTTAGCTATAGACTTTCCTACTTCTTCAGAAAATACATCTCCATGATTTCTCACTGCAATTCCAAAATTTACGCTCTTAAAAGCAAACTCATCCTTTTCTTTAACTGGTTCATGAAAACCTAGAGCATCTACAACCACTCTTCTAGTTTCATAGTAAATCTCTTTACTAATACCACAGATAACAAACTCTCTTTTCTCTCCTGTAAAATCAGTAAACTCACCAATTACATACTGATCTCTAATTTTTGATTCCTTATTTTTCATAGTTAATTATTTATTTTTGTTAAAATTAAGTTCCATAATTCTTCACTAGCTTTTACTGTAAAATCAGAGTCAGCAAATCCTAATATAATATCTTTTAAATCTGAGGAGTAATAAGCTCTCTTAACTTCATCTAATTTAAATACAAAAGGAACATACTTGTACTCTTCTTTTAATTTAGGAGTACTAGCCATACCCATAGTATCCTCTTCTTTATCTCTTTGCCTTTGGTTTTCCTCAAGCTCTTTAAAATTTGCTAAAACTTTTACTTCAGCTAACATTAATTAATATCAATTAAATTGAGATATGATTCTTTACTAGTTAAATGTTTAATATCCTTTATTAAACTTGGCATCCTAGGTGTTTCAATGACTTCAAATAAATCTGGATCCATTTCGTCAGGAATAAGTGATAAATACCATCCATTAGCCACAATGACTAAGTCCTGAGGTAATTCAGATTTCTTTTCATAATCAGTATACTTAGCAACTTCTTCAAATTGCTTCCATACAGTTCTGAAATCCTCACTTCCGCACCATAAAATGTCTTTTGTAGATAATTCATAAGCATCTAGGACGCTATAAATTTCTTCTAATAAATTATAACTTTTCATATTTTTATCAAATCAGTAAGATATTTGGATACCTTAAAATATTCTTTAAAATACTCTTTTATAGTAACTGCCTCTGGAAATTTCTTATCAGTTAAGATGTGAGTAAGTTTTTTCAAAAGAACATCCATATGAAAATCATATCCTACTATATCCCAATCTTCTCTTTCAGAGGATTTACCTTTACTAATTATCTTTTTAACATATAAACTATATCTACCAGGTGCTCCTCCCTGATCAATTCTAAAGTTTTCTTCTAGAATGATAGTTTTAGAGGAGACCTTTTCTTCTTCTTCTGTGTTATTTGATTTTTTAGAAGTCGCCATCAAGCATTAAATACTTTTTGTACAAATCAAAGAACATAAACCCAAATAATCTGGCAGTTCCATCATTTTCAAATAAAAGCCGGCCGCTGACATAGGCAACGGCAGAAGACACGCCGGAGTGCGAACAACAGTAGCCGAAACCGGAGTAGGCACCGTCATTGCTTAGTATATCTGCCAAATAAAAATATGGAGCATATCTATATTGATTAAAATCCTTAAAATTAATCTCAAATCCCATAAATTTATTCCATGCTCTAGCAATTGTTCTTAATTTAATGAAAGCATCAACACACTCATCTCCAGTTTCTGGAGCAGCTTCTTCATTTAAATACTTAAGAGCTGCAGAATAGGACTTAATATCATAAACATTCTCAAACTTGTCAGGAATGTCTGAAAGATATTCATTCAACAGGCTTCTATACTCTGTTACTTCTATTTTTCTTACTAAAGTAAGTTTTTCAGATCCATAAGAACCAGATGCTGAGAACTTTCCAATATAATATTTAGCTCCTTTCGGGATAACACATTCATATAAAACTGTATTCCTTTCACTATATAAAAGTGCTCCAAGAATAGTTGAAAATGAATGAATTACTCCTCCATTAATCTCCCACTCCTCATTACATTTTACAATATCAAGTCTCCCTTTGGCCACTAGCTCTTTTGTTGGATCCACCTCAAATTCTTGATATTTAGTAACAAGTTTTCCACTTTTTATTTTAAATAACTTATAGCAAGTAATGTCACTCTCGGCTATATGATGATTTTTATTTAATACTGTTAAACACATGGTATTTCTTCTTTATAAATTAATCCTCTTGATGCAAAACTTTTATTAGAAATAAACTTTCCATTAACTATGAATCTTGTTGTACCTTCATAATATGTAGTACTAATAGGAATAATGCATTTAAACATTCTGTATTCAGATTTATTACTTACTTCAGATAAAATGTGTTTAGCATCTTTTAAGTTTGCAAAAGTATGTAAAAATCCTCCATGAATATTATATCCTAATTCTCGTCTTATATCAGAATAAATTTCATATTCAGAATCCTCCTTTTGTGCAAATCCTATAATTTTTCTAGAAGAGGCTATAGGAAAGTGCTGCATGGAAGATACATAAATATCTGCATCTTCCCAATATTTAACTAATTTATAACAGACTATATCTTCCTCTGCTATCTTAGGTTCTCTTGATTGTACTATTAAACACATGTTTTTAATTTTAATTATCTAAATCCACTTCTCCAGCGTGTTGTGCTAACATATCAGCTAGATTATTTAATTTAGAATCTTCATGACCTTTAACCCATTCCAATTCTATATTATAATCAGGTAATAATTCCGCAACTTTCTTCCACAAATCCGGATTTTTCTTGTCCTTGAAATCTTCTTTTATCCATTTATCCAACCATCCTTTAGTCAGAGGATTTAAGACATATTCTGAATCAGATATTATTTTCACTTTAGATCCCTTTGGAATGTTTTCCAATGCTGAAATAAATCCAGATAATTCCATTCTGTTGTTGGTAGTATTTTTAACTCCTTTGAAGATAGTTTTTATTACCTCCTCATTGTTGTTACATATTACTACACTATATCCTCCCTGCTTTCTAGATGATTTATAAGATCCATCTGTATAAATTATGAAATCATACATTTTTCCACAAATTTAATACAAAGACTTCCATAACTAGACAATGTTCCAAATCTATATAAATATCCTACATACTCAATTGCGGCTAAGAAACTCTCTGGACAATTATGAGTATATTGACAAGATAAAATAGCTAATCTTTTACAATCTTCTTCAGTTCCAGGAAAGTATGCTATAGGACTAATTCTCATTAAACATCCATTTCCCCATGAATGATTAATTGCCTTACAATCTCCATCATGTAACCATTTAAAGAAATTTTTACCCCATATAGATTCACCTATAAATTTTCTTCCCCATTTCATGTAATATTTTTCAAATTCCTCAGAATCATCAAGCATACATTCCATAGTTGCGATAGTTAATATAGAATCATCTGTAAAATCTTGTTCATCAGTAAGATCTACATCTGGATTATATACTGCATTTCTTTCATAAGGAGATCCCAGAATATCACCTGCAATTGCTCCAATAACTAATTCACCTTTCATTCTTTATCTATTATTTGAAATTTATTATTCTTAAATATGTAATCCTTACCTCCTAATATGGCAATTATAAAACCCAAAACATGACCCGTTATAAAACCAATGGAGATGCTATATATCATTGAAGATATTAGAAGAGTTATATCCATGTCTCTGGGATTAATTTGAGACTCATACCCTACCACATCTACTATTACACATACTACAATTAATGTTAGTATAATACAAATTACATTTTTAAATATCTTCATTATTCAATATTTTATTTATAACCAGTCCTAGTATTTCACATGCCTGCCCCAACCCAGCTTTATCATCAAGGAATATATCATAAAATACTTTACCATCTAATCCTTTATATTCTTCATAAGCATGTTCATTAACATAATCTGGCTCAATTCCTAAACTCTTACATGTCTCAATTGCTCTTCTAAGATTCCTTCCATCTCCTCTATTACTAGATCTACAAGTGTATAAGATTAATTTACAATTAATATATTCTTTGCACAATGATAATAGTCTTAAAGGAAGTTGGCATTCATAATCAGGCTCAGAAGATATTAAAGTATCATCAAAGTCAAAGGCTATGATTAAATATCCTCTTTCTTTATAAGTCTTTAATAACTTCTCCACACAAACATCTGTATAACAATATTTATCAAAATTTATTCTCCCCATCCTTCAAACTTTTTAGTTACCTGATGATTATTTACTAATAAAAATCTTCTGAGAGATTCATAAAATTCTTCTTCATCCACACAATATTGGTTTATATCCTTACTTCCAATATCATATTTTATTATGGAAGTTTCGAAGAAATTTTCATGTATAGAAAAATCTTTAGAATAATCGTTGTATCCTAATTCTAGTACCTTAAAAGAGCTTCCAATTTTAGCGAAGACCATATTTCCATTCTTATATCTTAATATTAAATATTTAGATACAAATTCTGGATATTTAAGTTCATCTAACATTGAATTAACCTCTTTAAGTTCTTCAGAAATTCCTTTTATTTCCTTTTGTAGTTTATTGAACTTCTCAATAAGATTTCTTTTAGAATTTTCCAAATATTCTCTCCTCTCAGAATTGTCAGTTTTTTGAGAAATCCCAGAAATTGATTCTTCTTTCATCTATTCTAAATTTATTTAATTCACACTCTCTTACTTCTTTATCCAATTCCAAGACAACCTTATCACAGAATGTTTGATACTCTTCATCATCAGGAAGAATATAAGAATCATCTACAGTAGGTAACTCTTCTATAAATAACCCATTTACATTCTTCCTAGATTTATTTAACATTTTGCCGATATTATTTATATCAACTTTAAGAGGATCTAATACATCTCTCTTATACTCTCTATAATCCTTGCAACTTAAATACTTATCCATATAAAAAGAATAAAACCCTAGCTAATGGCAATCCATCAACAAGGGTTAGTTATCTAATACTTTCTTAAATTCATTTAACATAGAGTGATCCTTATCAATTACTCCATTGTAATAAATATATCCATTATATCCTAACCCTATCTTATTCATTACATCCTTCTTCTCTACGTTATAATAATACTCATGCTCTTGATTTTTCCTAATTATATATATAGTATATTTATTATTTAATAATTTATATATATAAATTATATCATGTAAAATAGATTTTAATCTTCTTAGCGTAACATGTCTAGAACTTTCTAAATACATCCAACCTTGAATATCTTTTTCAGAAGGTTGGTATAATACTCTATAATGATAACTAGGATTAAATAAATCTTGAGCATACTGATCTCCTTTTCTTAATCTCCCATAAATAGTGATTAATTTGGAATGTACTTTATCCTTAACTAATTTCTTTGTATATGGGAGTTTCATGTTAATCTTCAAAAATTGCTGCAGCAATTAACGTCACAACTATACCAATTATAACTACCATAACATACCAGTTAATAAAAGTACTCCAATTATGAGAGTGAAGACACTTGTAATCACTTTCTCTGTTGTATTACTTTTGTTCATAATTATCTAATTTAAATTTGTACTAAATGAGGATTCGAACCTCTTTTAACCAATTATTTAGTAAGAAATTTTTCTGTTAAAGGACACTCTCCGTTTAAAGAAACTTCTTTAGTATCTACAAATGTTGGATCTTCATCCATATAACTTTCTGGATAATAATCTAAAGAAAGACCTACATTTACATGCTTTTCATTATTATCTAGCTCTATAAATTGTAGTTCTTTAAATCTTAATCCATATATTTCTTTAAGAATTCTCATCGCTGCTTTAACTGGAGTTTCATCTGGAAGTAATTCTCCCTTAGGAACACAAGTTGAATATTGTCTAAACAATAAAGAATTCTTAGCCTTTACAAAAACTAATACTTGCTTCATTCATATTCAAATAAAAAGAGGAGTTAGTTTCCTAACTCCTCTAAAAATTTACTTTACTTCTTCAAAAGCAGAAGATTTAACATCTCCCTCTTCATTCCCACTCTCATTCTTCTTATCCAAAGCACTCTCTAATGCTTTTACAGCTTTTCCAATTACTGGCATTTCGGATAACACACTAGTTGCAGGTGCAACTGTGTTAACAATATCTCTCATGAACTTCCCAGCACCTTTACCATCACCAGTATCAAAGATATTGATATTTCCAAGGTTCATCTTCTCAAATGCTTTAACCTGCTCACCAGCAATTTCTTTGTATTGAGTAACCATCTTGTAATGAATTGCTAAGGTTTCATTTCCTTTAGCTGCTTCCATGGTTGCCTTAAATCCCTCAGCCTCAGCCAATGCAGACTTTCTCTTACCCTCAGCCTCAGCTTCAAGTTTAGCCTGAATACCTGCTGCTTCTGCTTCTTGTTTTAATCTAATTGCAGCTGCTTCTGCCTCTGCTTTGAGTTTAATAGCCTCAGCTTCAGCTTTAGCTTTACCAGTTACTTCATTCTGATAAGCCTCCGCATTAAGACGAGCTTTCTCCTTCTCAATTTCTGCAGGAACAATCTTTTCAGCTTTTAACTGGGTTTCAACCTTTTGTGCTCTAGCTTCTTCTACAGCTTTTTGTTGAAGCTCTTGTCTTTCTTTAACCTTAGCATCTGCAATTACTTGAGCCTCTCTAGCTTTTCTCTCAGCTTCTGCTTCAGTTACTTTCAATTCTCCTTCAGAGGTTGCAACAGCTTTCATTGCCTCATTCTTCCCAACCATTGCATTCTTCTCAGCTTCCGCTTTTCTAATTTCCATTTCAGAATTAGATTGGGCAATCTTAATTTCCTTAGAGTTATCAAACTCTACTTGTTTAGATTCCCTTTCTGCATCTGATTTAGCAATTTCTACAGCTGCATTATTCTTAGATTGTACAATACTTGCACTTTCTTGAGCTTTGGTTTCAGCCACAGTGGTCTCTCTAATCCTATCAGCTTCTGCTACTTGAGTAGCTTTCTCCTTCTCAATCTCTGCTAGAGCACTTACTCTATTCTTCTCAGTTTCTGCAACCTTAATAGCTTCTTCTTTCTTAGTTTCTGCTAAAATACTAATTCTATTCTTCTCAGTCTCTGCTACTTGGGTTGCTTTATCCTTTTCAATCTCAGCACTCTTAGTTGCTCCTTGTTTGTCTTCCTCTGCGGTTTCTACTTTAGCTTGATTAACTGCCTTAGCTGCTTCTTTCTTACCAATATTTGCAATATATCCAGCTTCATCTTGAATATCCACAATGTTAATATTGATAAGTTTCAATCCTAGTTTATTTAACTCACTAGCAATACTTTGCTCACAGTTAGTTCTAAAAGCATCTCTGTCAGCATTTAACTGTTCAATAGAAGATTTAGAAATAATTTCCCTAAATTGGCCATAGATAATTTCTCTAGTCATTTCTATAATAGTATCCTCAGTCAATCCAGCCAATCTACTCACTGCATTTTGAACAAATGGTTCTTCAGAATTTACAGCAACTGTAGCTGTAATAGGCACAGTTACTCTAATATATTGACTTGATAATGCATCAGCAATAGTACATTTAAACTGAATTGGAATTAAGGACATTGTGGTATAACCTTGGAAATAAGGCCAAACAAATGTAGATCCTCCATGAATAACCTTAGAAGGTTTCTTATTACCTTCTTTATCCTTAGAAGATTTACCATAAATTATTAAGATTTTATCAGGAGGACATTTCCTATATCTTGATAAAACCGCAATGATAGTAATAATAATTACTACAACTAAAATTCCTGCTACAATTAATAGTGAACTTAAATCTAATCCTTCCATTTTTAACTAATTAAAATTATATAACTATTCAATAAATAAAAACTCATCATTACAATCTGCAATAAATACTATATCTCCTACCTCATAAGGTGTATTGGATTGAGAAAATACAGTCTTTTCTGTTACTAAACCATTAACAACTATACTCACCATATATCCATTTTCATTAGGTAGTTTACAATATATAGTACAAGATCTTCCTACTAGATCTGATAAAGTTTCTCTAGTTGGTTCAGATTTTAATTTATTAATACCTTTATATACATGATATAGTACTATTACAAATAGTATTCCAACTCCTATAGCAACGGCTACAGTTAGAGCTTTAATCTCCTTCAACAATACTAAAGTCCAACAGAATCCTAATAAGAAATGCAATACTCCTTTAAAGGATATTAAGTCTCCTACTGTAGAACCTGTACTATCTATATCAGTATCAAAGCTAGAATCTAAATCAACATCCATGTCTACTCCCATACCTAATATAGATACTAAGAATTGGATTATAAATATAGCAGAAACTACTATAGCTAATGTTAATATAATATCTATCATTTTATAAATTCTAATAAATAATTAATAACTCCAAAGTCTGGATTTAAAAATCCTGTTATAGTATTTTTAATAGTGACCATAGTAAATACTACTATTACCGCTAACATCGTTCCTCCTAATACATGTGCAAATGCCCATGTTTCTGAGTCTTTATTATAATACCAATCAATAGCTTTTCCCTTCTCATCCTTCTTTGTCACTACTTTTATAGTAGATTTAAGATAACGAAATATAAGTAAAGTTAGAAGAACACCACATACAATCACACAAAGATTGATAATACTATTAACAGCCTGCTGAGCTTTAACAATTTCATAAACATTCTCAGCTCCTACTTTAAGGGCTTGAGAGGCTCCTACTATAGCCTGTTTTACATCATTATATATTTTCTCTGATAATATATTTGTAGAATCCCTAGATACTACCTCTTGAGAAAACCCTGATAGTGATATAAATATAATACCAATAATTAAAATAAATCTTTTCATAAATTATTCAGAAAATAAATTATCAAACTCTGCTTTACTATAGTTAAGCATATTAGCAACCTTTTCAGCATGTTCAAGTGTATCTACATACAAAGCCAAGATTCCTTTATTCTTTTCACTGCTTACTACCCATCTGTTTTCATTGTAAGAGTATACTATTCTTATATTTGATACATAATCTTTTTTGGTCACTAACCAGTTTCTAAAACTAAGATATGCTCTTAATCTTAAATACAAAAGAAGCTCTTCTTCAAAACGTTCACAATCTTCTCTTCTGTCAAACCTGTTTCCAGACCAAATTCTCTCTTCTTTATCCTCTTTATAACCAAGGATATCAGAACTAAACCTACTAAATACCCTCAAAAATTCCCTGAACTTTTCTTTAAATTCAGCACAATTATGGAATGTAGATGTTCTGCCATCCTCACAACAAGGATTTTTAAATGTGTAATCATTCATAATTATATTCTATCTATTATTTATAAAATTCAACATCAAATAAATTTAAAAATATTTAACTAAACTACTCATAATTTCATTATATATACACCTTATGAAATTTTTATTATTTTCAATATACAGTTCCAGAATGAGATTTTAAAAATCATGTCATTTTGGGTATAAAATAGGCTCATATTTTGAAGTTAGGTATGAAAATAAAAATGGGGTATTCAAAGATGAAATCAATCTTCAAATACCCCAAACTGCACCAAAAAATCGAAAACCTGTTCTTTCTTGATTTTCGTACACCTAGTGAGATTCGAACTCACACTGGATAGAGCCTAAATCTATTGCCTCTGCCAATTGGGCTACAGGTGCTTAAAATCTTAATAATATAGGTTGAGTGCTTCTTAATTAAATTATTTCTAATTAGATAAAAAAGCATCACCTATACTATTAAGCTGCCATTATTGTTTAACTAAATTTTGTATCGGGTAGGGGATTTGAACCCCTGTGAACAGATCGAAAATCTGTAATCCTGACCCCTAGATGAACCCGACTTATATAAATGCTACATTAACATTTCTTTAAACTTCTCAAAATCTTTAATAATATTTCCTACTATTTCTATATTGGGAAACATACCTCTTCTGAGCTGTTCTATACATTTTCCATAAGGTTTATCAGTTAAAATATCTCCCTCATACCAAATTCCACTAAATAAATAATATCCAGTATGATCAGCGATATTTCTTCTAAATTTCTCTCTATTATCCATATTACATTTAGAATGATGTATTGCAACCCAATATCTTGAATTATTTTCATTCTTAAATTGGATAATATCTCCGTCATTTATCTCAATATTACTTTCCATATTTATTATAGAGAAATTATTTCTGATTCACCAAATAATTCTGTTAAATAGGATAAGTATAACCCTAATTTATACTTCTCTTCTGTTTCTATTGTAACTAAATGAATCTGATTCATTTTAGTTATTACTTTAAATCTCTTTTCCATTGCATTATTTATTATTTGAGGAAGGTGAGAGGTTCGAACTCTCACAGCATTTTACTGCTCTAACACGTTAGCAATGTGTCCTCTTAACCAATTTGAGTAACCTTCCATAAAATTAAACATTAGGTGTTATATGGGACTTGAACCCATGATCTCTGGAACCACAACCCAGCGCTTTAACCAACTAAGCTAATAACACAGTAGAGGATATAGGATTCGAACCTATGACTTTCACTGTGTAAAAGTGACACTCTCAACCGCTGAGTTAATCCTCTATAAAATTAGTTACCCTGATGGGACTTGAACCCACAACTCCTACATTAAAAGTGTAGTACTCTGCCATTGAGTTACAGGGTAATATTTAGGGAGATAGTACATGTACCTCTCCCCTAAAATTGTGCACAATAAATATCATACTTTTAACCTTCTAGTATGAAAGGTCTAGAATACAATTTTTCAAATTCCTTATGGCTGTCTGAAAGACTCTCTAGAAAGAGCTGAAACTTTCGCCTGCTTTATTTTACCAACCAAAGCACTAAGAGGGAGTAGTTTTCAATGATACAACTACTTAAAACATATATTCAACATAATAAAACTATACTACATAATAGTCTATTATAGAATATTAAACGTGGAACTAACTGGGATCGAACCAGTGCAAACCTAGATCTTCAATCTAGTGCTCTACCTACTGAGCTACAGTTCCATTAGAGGATTATTAACCCTCTATATATGTCTGAATATTCTCTGGATCAGATCTATCTATATAATAAATACATCTTTGTCCAGGATATAATTCATTGTCTTCTTCAAGGTTAAAGCATCTTGCTAACTTTTGAATAAGATTCTCTGTCTCCTCATCCTCGCAGAAGTTGATTATATCATCTTCTTTATATTCCCCAAATGCCTCATCAACCCAAATTGCAGAACTAGTTCCTGTTTCATAAGGGGCATCATATGCTTTATAAGACATTCCTAACACTAATACTTTCTTTTCTGGATGAAGTTCAAATAATGCTTTTACAGTAATATCGAATGCATAGAGATCTCTTCTGTCCAATTCTTCTTGAATTTTCTCTTTCCATTGAAGTAATTCTTCAAAGGGAATAACTTGTAGATTAATCATAATTTATCTAATTTAAGTAATAAATAGTTGCGGGAGTGAGAATCGAACTCACGTAATTCAGCTTATGAGACTGAGCTGGAACCTCTCCAGTCTATCCCGCAATATAATTATTTACATTTAAAAATACCATCATTTAATATTTTAAACACTTCAAGAGGAATAAATGTAATTTGTTCAAATGTGTTATATCCTTTCTGTCTAGAAATTACTATATTTAATATATTTAACTCCATTTTAAAGTCTTCCCAACACAGATTATTTGTGTAAAGTTCTATTTTTATAATCCTTCCTTCTGCATATTCTACTTTAAATGAATTTGCATTCATAATAGATTCTATTTCCTTTTTAGAAGGAATTCTTATACAAGATATACATATATGCTTTAATAGCACAATCCATTGATCTAATGTATACTTTCTAATTAAATCTTCATTATTTTTAATTTTCTCTTCTAAATTGATCATAATTATCTTATTTAATGTGTTAATTAATAGAGCAGGTAATGGGAATCGAACCCACGTAGTGAGCTTGGAAGGCTCCTGCACTACCACTGTGCTATACCTGCAAATTGGTGGTGCTGCTCTTAATTCCACCATTGAGTATCACGCTGCAGCCAGCGTCTTTGTATCCACCTAACACTGTAAAGACATTCTTGTACAACTATGTTAGCATCCTAGGATGTAGGTTAAGAATGAGCGTACCCTGTAAGATTCGAACTTACGGTGAGGATTTCTCCCGGCAGATTAACGGTCTGCTGCCATCGTCCACTCGGCCAAAGGTACTTAAATAATTGTGGAATCACTGGGAATCGAACCCAGATCTTTAGACTATCTAATTCTTTTTGAGTTTTTATTTAAATTTCCATAATTTTCAGTCAATGCATGACAATTAGGACATAATAATTCTAAATTATCTTCATTATTATTAAGGCAATTTCCATCTTTATGATGTACTTGTAGAGGAATAAGTCCACTATAAGGATTAGTTTCTAGCCAATGACATTTACAACATTTGTTATTAAACTTATTAAATAAATATTTACGAAGATAGTTTGATACTGCATCAGAACCTTTAGTTCCTGTTTCTAATCCTTTCTTCCATCTATCTATATAAGTTAAATATTGATACTCCTGTTGGCATTCATGAGAGCAAAATTTCTTAGCACTGTAATCTAGCTCTTTATCACAATTTAAGCAATGTCTAACTTCTTTAGAATTATCTTTGTTAAATGTCTCACAAGGATTAATCTTCCTTCTTGAGGGTAATTTTATACCTAATCTAGTAGCTGCCTTCTTAATGGCATTACCAGTAACTCCATACATCCTTCCAATAGCTTCGTATGATAAGTTCTGGTCAAGTATTAAATTTTCTAATTCTTCTTTATTATATTTGCTCATAATATTCGCACATTTGATATATGCAAATATACGAACATATTAGTTCGAATCAAACAAAATTCAACACTTTTTTAAATACTAGACTTGTGGAGGTACTGAGAATCGAACTCAGGTCTTTAATGTGCAAAACTAATATAATTACCACTATACTATACCCCCAATGTTGTAATCTATGTATATCCTAATCAATCTGAATTATATACCTATAAAAATTAAATAATCTAGTATAATAGCCTTTATACTATGACCCCAAAGTGAGAGATTTGACTTAAAAAGTCCTGTACATACTCTCATCAGTACAGTTGCTAGTTTTTATAGTTCTATTTACAAAAAGTGAGAGGTCAACTGTCTCCCTCTCATGGTGCGATAAGTTTTTCTAATTAGTTTTACAACATTTCCCGGTTGCAGAGGCGCACTTTCAACTTAACTCCGAACAGCACCAAGTATTACTACTTAATGGGTAGGATTACATGGATTCGAACCATGATTGCTTGAGTATCAGTCAAGTTTCCTAACCTTTGGAAGATAATCCTATTCAAATAATAAATTACTTACACAAGTTTCTAATGTATTCTCACCTGTATCAAGCTTTATTCTATAATAAAAATCCTCATAAGAAGCTGTAAATCCCAAAAATATCCCTGTTTCTCCAGAACAATCTATAGTACATCTTTTGCCTATTTTATCAGCCATTTGTCTCATCCAATAAGGAAGTTTAGAACTTTCTCCCCATTCTATTAAATAGAAATTAGGATCTTCTAATTCTTCTTTAGATATATCATAATCATGGCCAAATGTAAGATAATATCCATCTTTAGATGTTATATCTGGATTATACCCCTCTTTATTAGCTTTCTTATTAGCATCCATCCACTCTTGAAAGAGCTTCAATCTTTCTTCTTTAGATAAATTTGTTACATTCATTCTGTCTTAGAAGCATTTAATAATTTTACATTTCTTCCCGCAAATGTTTCAGTTTGTGAATGACAATTAGGGCACACAAGTCGTAAGTTTTCTAGTCTATGGTCGTTACTAATTCCATTTATGTGATCTAATTGTAAAGATAAAGGATTGCCCAGCCACTCAGAAATTCCACATATTGCACACTTATATTCCATGAGACCTTGTTTCAAAATCTTTTTCTTTAAGGAAGAAATATTTTGATATGGAGAATTTTCTACTAAAATATCTTCTATATTATTTACTCTCTCTGATACCTTTACTTTTTTAAGTTTTCTAGTAAAGTGAGATATATCTATGTTAAATTCTTGTATCTTTTTCTTGATGGTTTTGTAGTTTCCTGAGCTGGAAGTTATTCCATATGCTCTGCATACTTGAGCTAAGTTACTACATTTAGAAACTATTTCAGATAATGTTTCTTTAGAATAATCATGTTCGTATTTCATAGTACATATTTTGTACTACAAAAATACTGAAACTATAGAAGTATAACAAGAAAAGTTATAATAAAATTTTTATTTAGTAAAATCGCACATTTGCAAAGATTCGAACTCTGATCTTCGGGGTTGGAATCCGAAATGCTACCAGTTGCACCACAAATGCTTATAACTAGTACTCCAACCTAGAATCGAACTAGAATTTATTCTTTAGAAGAGAATTGTTTTATCCGTTAAACTATTGGAGCATTATTTAATGAGGAAGATGCAGGAGTCGAACCTGCTCAACGAATGATTACGTTACATCAGTTTTCAAGACTGTTCTATTACCGTTCTAGCAATCTTCCAATTTGTGAGCCTCCATTTTAAATACTACTCACATGGGTTTATTATACAATGATGTACAAAGTGATGTTAAAGTCCTTACCACCAACTTGGATTTAAAGTATTATTCTATTTAAATAGTGTTATAAAACCTACAAGTCCAAATAAAAATATAATAGAAAGGGCAATTATCACAGATAAAGGCACTGATAAAAATTCAGAATCATATTGAGTTGCTTTGTACATAATTACATTATTTGTAGTGGTTATATAAAACATCCCATCATCAATTCTGACTAAACAAGTATCAGGAGTAATTAATTCTATTTTAGAATCTATAGTTTTTGGTTCTTCTCTTTTAGGAGAAATTGTACAACTACCTAGTAATAGGATAACTAATAAAATGAATAAATATCTCATAATTTAATTGGATTAGGTTAAATTTGTATAGGTGACTAGACTTGAACTAGCGGCCTCTGCATCCCAAATGCAGCGTTCTACCAACTGAACTACACCTATATAGTATATGTGGGCTCTGCTGGGATCGAACCAGCGTATCTCCTGATTATGAGTCAGGTGCCTTTACCTACTTGGCTAAGAACCCATTTAGGATGATCTAAAGTAAAATATGATAATATTTTATGAAACTCTCATCCTTTATTTACTTAGAACTATTAAATTCCTTTCAACAGTTTATCTTATCGAAGATGAATACAAAGATAAGGTAATAATTTTCAAATTCCAAATAATTTTATAAGAAATTTTCATAAAAATTATTCCTATCTAAATCTTAATCTTCTTTATCTTTAGATTCTTCTTTTGCTGCTTTGAGTTTAGCATTTTCTTTTTCAAGAGCCTTGAGCTTCTTTTTCAACTCTGACTCTTCAGTAGCTTCAGTTCCTAACACTGAATCAAAAACAGATCCAAAATCCATATCGAAATTTAGATCAAATCCTTTACCGTTTCCAAAAAGACTACTTAACATTTGTAGTTGGAACATTTGAGATACCATATCTCTTCCACAATTACCTCCAAACATTCCCTGCATTCCTTGACCTCCAAACATAGAACTCATCATGCTAATTTTCATGAATTCATTCATAGTTCCTTTAGCAAAAGGATTCATTGCACAAACAACTTTAATGAATACATTAAAATTCAAAATGTTAGTTTGTTTTTGTTTATTAGTTTGTACTCCTGTAAGAGGATTAATCAATTTCATGGTCTTAGTAGCAAAGCCATCAAAGATTCTGTACTCATCTTGGATGAGGAGAATATCTCCTTCTTTAAGACTTTCTCTTTTCACAGGAACTTTCATAAAGATACCTTGCATAGCAAAAGTTCCCATATCTACTAACTCTTTATTATTAGCATCCCATGCTTTGTATCCTTGAGTTTCTGGATCAAAGAATGCGATTCCTTTAGGTGAGATAGCAATTGATTGATCTTGGATAAACCCAAATTCGATGTTAGCTCCTTGCATATTCATACCTTTGAACATATTTCCAAAAATATTGTTTAACGGATTTACAAAAGTTGCTTCTTTTCCTTCTTTTGAGAATAATACATCTTCTTTCATAATTAAATTTTCTTTTATAATAGGTTTTTCTTCTTCTTTCTTAACTTGAGTAATTGTAAATTCCTGAGGAGATATAGTAGATGCTGTAATTGTTCCATTGCCTATTATATTAATAGGTTGTTCTTGAATGGAATTTTTATAAGTAACATACCGGTATAAATACTCCTTTGCCTGACTATAAGATAAGGCATCTTTGTAAATAGTTGAGGAAAATTCTTCATAGTTTTCATTAGCTTTGCTTATTAATTTTTGTATAGATTCTGAAGTAGAACAAAGATTAAGGTACTTATCTATTAATAATAATCTAAAAGCTCTAATGAAAACATTTAACTCTCCCAGATTAGCGAATTCTGGTGATATACTTCCCTCAGGACAATTACATTTGAATGACTTTTGATCTTGACAATCTTTAACAAGATTTTTTAAAGTTCTCTCACTTGCCTGTACTGCCCAACTTTCATACATGGAAAGAATTTTATTCCAAGTGGAATAATGACTACCACACTCTTCACCATATTTTTCAGTAAATCCTTTTAAATAATAAAATGATACTGTAGGCAGTGACTCAAGCTCAACTTTAAAAGTGGCAATAAATTCTTCTTTACCATCTCTAAGGAAAAATGTAACTACATCTCCTATCTTATATTCTTTCTTAAATAACATATAACTAATTTTAAATAAAAAGAGTGTATAAGTATTTCTACCTATACACTCATTCAATAACACATATGGAACAATAAACAAGAATAAATGTTGAGGCACTAGGATTCGAACCTAGATTCTCAGAACCAAAATCTGATGTATTAACCGTTATACGATGTCTCAATTTAAAAATAGACACTAAGATGGGATTTGAACCCATTACCCTTTGATTAAAAATCAAATGCTCTACCCAATGAGCTACAATTTATAGTATTGTAAGTGTCTGACTATTTGCTCTTACGAAACGTAGTGGGGAGGACAGGAATCGAACCTGCGTTAAGATAAAACCCAAATTTATTCGAAAATTAATTTGATTTTGTAAGTATCACAATGAACTGATACTCTTATTCCAACATTTCAACCTCCCCTATTAATTATTCTATACTATATTCATCAAGTTTAAGATAAAAATGTCTATATCTATCATTTGCATGCTTAAATCCTAATGGAATTAAACTTCTCTCATATACTTTATATCTTCTTTTATCTGTCGCCCAAATTGTAATAATATCTTTTGGATAATGATGTTTAGCATATTTAATAAAATCTAATAGACAATTTTTCGCCCATATTAAAGATTTTATTCCATCTTTACCAGTTATCTTTCCTTCTTGAAATCCCCTCTTTCTTTTGCTAGTTATATAGAATGTGAAATTTATATGTTCATGAATGTCTCTATATATCTCACATACAATTATTTGATTGTATTCATTACGAGATTTATAGAGATAATGATTTACATATAAATCTCCTTTCATTCTATTAATATCATACATAATGTCCAATTAAGTATTCATAAAAATAGCTACTTTTAAATTTATTAACAAGTAGGACTTGAACCTACAACCTAATTTTCCCCAGAAATTTGCTCAGCCTATTGAGCTATTGTTATAATTTAAATCTTATTGTAAGTAGCTTTTGCGGGGATGGCAGGATTCGAACCTGCTTATCTACATTTGTGGTGTAAATTTTTCCATACAGTTTATGATTTTGTAAGTAAATATAAATTTACTAATAGTTATAAACCATCCCCTTAAAATATAAAATTAGTCACTATAATAATTACACTGTAAAAACAGGGACTTGAACCCTGAACACCAAAATTATAAGTTTTGTACTCTATCCTATTGAGTTATTTCTACGAATTATGATAATATTGTAAGTGACTTTATAATTTTTATTCTAAACATTATTTTCTTATATGAATGATACTTCAATGTCTATTGCTCTAAACCTACTGAGCTAAATTCGCAAAACGCGCGATTTGAAGGATTCGAACCCTCGACCTACAGATTGTCTGATCTTGTAAGTATCAATATATCATGCAAGGAAAAGAAAAGTCATAAATAGATACTATTGAATATTATATTCCCCAGTTTTTCAGACCAGTGCGTATACCAATTTCGCCACTTCTGCCAATGCAAAAGACAGGAGTCGAACCTGCATAAATTGATTCTTATAATATTGTAAGTATCTGTATTGTTTTTTATAATAATTGAGTCATTTTAATAGTAAGGACTAAATTACATTAGCCCTTACTAGATCATATCTATTACTTCTGTATAAAGAGAGTAACGGAGTATAGACATCAAAGATTTCAATGTCCTTGAAATTTGTAAGAATTTGCTCAATTTGAGCTGGGTTACTTGGAATATAGATCATGTTATCTATACCAGTAAATCTATCAGCTTTAAATATCTGATGTGCCCAATTAGGATTTTGAATATCTATCGCAATGATAAATGGTCTAAATCCTAAAAGATTCTCACAATCTCTGAAGAATTCATTCATTGAAGCTTCTGGAGAATACATATTATTCCATTCTCCATCTGAGACAATTGTCCAAACTGGATATTGCATAAGTTCATCTAATAATACAGGATTATTATTAGCTTGTTCAGCAAATCCTTTTGGGATACTATTTATTCTAGTACCTCCACCTTGGAATACACCTTGGCAGAATGAAGAAATGTTTTGATAGTTTTCATAGAAACTCTTATGAGGATCTACAAAAGGTTTCTTAACAATGTTCTTCACACTTGATCTCATTAAGCTATTAGGAGTCTTACTTCCAGCTCTATCCATACTTCCATATAGTCTAGAGTCATAATTGAAGAATCCTAAAAGGTTTCTTCCATCATCATCTGGATTTTTAACAAGACAAACAGATGCAATAAATTTAGCAAAGTTGAAAGGCGCACCACCCATAGATCCAGAGTCATCAATAATCACTAAACTATTATATTGAAGACTTACTTTGTTATTCACAAAAGACTCCAATTTAAGTTTATCAATCCTTCCACTAAGGATCTCTTTATAAAGTTCTTGGAAGTTAGTAGATCCAACTGTTACCTTGGCTTCTTTTTTAACCTTTTCCAATTTAACTTTATCCTCTACACTAGCCTGTCCTTGACGAACTTTCTCTTCAAGAACTCTTTGCTCTGCCTGTTTCTCTTCTTTGTATTTCTCCCACTTTTCATACCACTCTTTCAGTTTAGGATATTTAAATACCCCCTCTTTCTCAAACATGATTCTGTTTCTCACTCTGAATCTAGCTTGCGCAGGGATTCTATCCAACCATTCTAAGAACTGAATTTCATCAAAATCTTTAATCTTTCCAGTACTGAAAAGAACAGATTCTAATGTAGAGTTGTATTCCTTCCTCCACTCTCTATATCCTTTGAAGTTTAGTATATTTCCTTCAATTTTATAAGACCAATTCATTCTCTTAGATAATTCTTCTAAGAATTTAGCCTTTGCTTTCATCAATTCTTTAGTTTGAGGAAGCATTTGTTTATGCTCTTTTCTTGGAGATAATCTAGGAAGAGTTAAGAATTTAGCTACAAGCATCTTGTCATAAGGATTTTTACCTTTGATAATAGATTCAGTGTAATCTAATAACTCATTGAAATATCTATTATCAGATGTATTCAACACAGATTTAATAGATATAATCTTCTTACCCTGAGTTTGAACTCTATTCCTAAATAGATTATCAAAACAAGTATACTCATTAAATAAATGAGATTTCATGAATTTAAAGAACTGATCTGGGATATTCTTTTTCATCCACTCCATGCAATTGAAAAAGATTTCCCTTTGAGAATTACCTCCAGAATCAACTTTTTGACCTCTAAAGATGTTGTGTTGTCTGGCAGTAATATCTCCTAATGAGAATAATAGAGAGAAAAACATCTCTTTCTTCTCTTTACTATCTTTTACCTCTTCCCAGGCTTTATTTAAATCATCTTGACTTAATGTGATGCCTTGACCACCGTTGTTGAAAATCTTCAAACAGTTTCTTAACCCAGAAAAAGGATTTGTTTCTTTGTTATTTAATTCTACTTTCATAATGTTACTTGGTTAAACTTAATTATTAATAAAGATGATAGCTATGGAGATCCTTTTTTACTTGCAGATCAGACAAGTTTTGTTAGATTGTAAGTAACATGCAGTAGCAAGAAATGTAAACTATAATCTTGCTACTGTTTTTATAAACCTAAACCATTTTGAAGAAATTCTCTAACTTAGATAAAGCTTCTTTCTTCTCTTTAAGTTTCTCTTCAGGAGTTTTTGTATCTTCCTCAAGAGATTTAATCTCAGCTCTAAGAGCTTCTGCTTCTCTAGCAACTTCAGCTTCCTGAGCTTGATAGAGTTTATATCCCATTAATAGGTCTAAGAACTCTTTCTTATCCTCAAGAATCTTCAATTCTTTCTGTTCTGCAGCTGAAGTAGTCCATCTACTTACATTAGATTTCTTATCTATTGCAGATTTAATGCTATTGAACATAGACTTTAAAGAACTCATAGTAGTGTCATGTATCACTTGAGTTACATCATATTGAGTACTCATAGGACCATTAAATGTAGTTCTATTAAATAAGAACTCTACTGCAAGATCTTTTAGCTGAGCTAAGTTCTCTTCTGTGAAGTTAATTCTTTCCATACTGTTTTGTTATTTAAAATGTTAATATTTTTAAAAAGTTAGATGCCACTAGACCAAATCTCTTTGGCGGAGTAATTTCACAAAATTTAGTGCGTCCACTATGCTTATATACTCTTTTCTTGGTTCAATCTAGAAGGAGACTAGTACTTCTGATTCCATCCCTATCTAACCCTCAGGGTATCCCCCCTGAGCACATCTAACTTGTTCCCGTGGACTAGCGGAGAGTCGAACTCCGGTCCAGACAATTTACTTAGTATTAAGATATACATGTTTATGATCTATAAATCACATAGATCAATTATAGATAGTTTTACTAGAACTCTTAAAATAGTGCAATAAATACAATGTATTTATAATGACTAGTATATACAAACTATCAAACTTTGGGGTAACCGTAGATTACCACTCCACCACCTTATTTTTAAAGAATAAGGAAACTTCATAAACCTAACAGCGCTCCTATGGAATTACCCAATGGTCTGTCACCTTTTAAGGTTCAAGGATTCTGGTTTGTTTATATTAATACAATCCTTTTTTAATATTTACAACTATTCTGTTTCTAGGTCAGTTGACAACCCAACTCTTACGCTGCAATAGCTGCAGGTCTAGAGAAGGAGATTACTCTACCTTTAGCATTTATTAGTTTTGCCTTTATAAGGAAACTGCCTTCCTACATGTCTTAATACTGTTCTAATCACCTGTCAAAGCCAGAACTAGCCCATATAAATAGTCACTAATTTTACTAAACAAACTGGGAATCGAACCCAGAACTATTATTTGAAGATAATTGCTTTATCCGCTAAGCTATTCGTTCTTAAATATGCAGTATTGTAAGTGACTTTTGTAGCGGGTCTAGGAATCGAACCTAGTATCTCCAGCTTATGAGGCTGGAATGATTTATATATCCATTTCACCCACCCGCATGTGGGCATGGGTAGATTCGAACTACCAATGTTTACCCTAAGGGACGAGATTTACAGTCTCGCACGACACCACCATCGTCGCTGCATACCCATTATTAAAATAATGACACCTTGTACATTAAAACTTTTTCGCCTAAATTAATTGTAGTCTTAGAAGAAACAGCATCTCTAGGAATTGAATAACAATCACCACTATCTGTTAGTATAAATATTAAATCTGACTGATTACTTTCAAAGGTCTTAATAGTGTCTCCGCTCCTATTACCTCCACAAGTTTTTAAATTTGCAATATAAACACCATAATTACTTTTTTGAGTAGTAGTCTTTACTTGCACCTTTAACAACTTAGTTCCTGTATCTACTATTAAATCATAATCTTGAGAATCAGTAACTGGAATTGAGATTGTCCATCCCAGTTTCGAATAATATGCTATAGCATAACACATTCCCACATCACCCTGTTTCTTGAAATTAACACAATTGCTAAACATTTAAAGTTTTGTAAAAAGATAAGATGAGATCCCTTACTCATCATTACTTTAGTCCATGACATTAATAACAGATCCTGCAGTGAATTATTAGTACTGGACAAGGATTTTAATATTATTTAAATATAAACTCTAACTTTCTAGTAGTTATATCAATCTCAAGAGTTACTTTATGTCCAGCCAACTTTTCAGCTAGTTTAGATGTTCTATAATAGTAAAATGTAACACCATTAATGACAACTTTTGGACTTCTTTCTATTTCCTTTTCATGAATAATATTATTGTTATTATCAATAATTATATCATTTTCATCTGGACGATATATTTCCTCTAGAGATTTTCCTGTGTAATCTAAATTAATAATCATATTTCAGGAAAATAAAGATTAATAATTAACTCTGCTCTACTAAAATCGGATTTAATTTCATTTACATGAGATTTAAAAATATTCTTAAGCCTTTCATATTCTTCTACATTAGAAGATTTAGAGCAAAATCTAATCAATTCCGAATATTCTCTTAATAAGTTCAATGCAGTTTGTAAATCATCATATACCTTAAATGCCTTAAATCTACAAGCACATTCTGATATATTCTCCATTGATATAAATGCTTTTCTGTAATCTATTTCCATACTTAATTATTTAATATAATCTTAGATAGTGAGATTATTTAACATAAGGATAACTATGAGTAAAGCCTAACTCTATTAATATCCCTGATGGTCTAACCATTTGGACTTTATGATAGATGAACTATCTCTGTGTCAATGTTAAATAAATCACTATCTAAGGCTCAATTCTTTGTTAGTAGTTCTTGTTAAATCAGGAGATTGAACATAGTCCCAAAGTAACCTAATATCTAGTATTTTTCGAACAAATTATAATATCCACCCTTAACTAGAATTCTACCAGTGATGAAGTTTCACTGCCCTATTGGATTTGTGTTTTTAAGTCTTGTAATATATTTTCTAATGCTTGAATTCTTTCCTCTGTAGAATCAAAATAACTTACATCTTCACATAGAGTTAAAGGCATATAATCCATTAATTCTGGAAGCATTAATGCTATAATTGATAAAGAAGAGGAGTCTTCATATAATTCATAAAAATCATCTTCTAACATATCATAAGATGATTGAAAAGAAGGTTGATAATAGGAAGCATCTTCTAAGTATTCTGCAGAAGGAATTTTTTCTAAAATTCTCTTTAATACATCTTCTTCAGAAAGAGGAGTATCATTATCTCCTTCGTCAAGTAAATACCAAAAATCTTCTTTTTTAGCAAGAATTGTAAATAAAACATTATCATCAAGTCCTATATTTACAGAGGATAAATTATATTCTGTGCTCATGTCTTGTAACTCATGACAAATATAAACTCTTCCTATTCCTCTTTTGATGGTTTTAGCAGTATCTAAAATGCTTTCTACAATATCAATTTTTTCTTTAATTGATAATATACAAGGATACATTCTTTTGAAATCTTCTTTTCTCCTTTCAAGATATTCTATATATTCTTCTTTAGTCATAATATTATCTATTTAATGTGTTATTATTTAATTGATCCTCCTGTCAGATTCGAACTGACGCGCCTTTTCAGGACTAGGTTACAAAACTAGTGCAATCAACCACTATGCGAAGGAGGAATAATGTAAGTTTTTAGAGAACTTACAAACTCTGTGTTAAAATGGATTAATAATTTATTTATCTTTTCTTAATTCAATATAAGGAATTTCTGCAATTTTATCAGAATAAATAACTCCATAGAGTTTATTATTATGATATACCTTATTATCTAATAAAGTATTATTTAATTCTATAGCCTCTTTTATAATAATGGATCTTTCTATATTAGATAAAGTAGTATCACTTAATTGCAGTGTGATAAGCTCAGATTTTTGAAGGATCTTCTTCTCATAATCATTACCAGGAATACTACACAACATCACTAATATTGTAATTCCAGTTGCAAAAGATGCAAATCCACAAAATATTTGTAGCCCAAAGTAATCATCATCTAACTTAAATGCTCCTATAACACAAATAATAAATACTACTGCTAAAATAATTATTAACCACATAATCTTAAATTTAAATTTAACTTTAATTAATATTGAGTGAAGTGGGAGATTCGAACTCCCGAATCAACAGATTTGCAGTCTGAGCCATTAAGCCACTCTGGTAACTTCACATATGCAGCCCCAACGGGAATCGAACCCGCTCCGTACCGATAGACAGTCGGACATCTTAACCATTTGACCTTGAGGCTATATAATTTATTTCAATTGTTGAATTGTTAATTCAATTGTTGAACTTATTGCTTGAATAAGACTCATTATGAATAAAAGAGTAACACCAAAAAGTATAACACAACCCATTGCACGCTGTGATGAAGAAAGAATCTTATCATCAGCAAGTATTAATGTTATAATGAGCATTGAAGTTAAAAATAATGCAGAACTGATTATCCATAAAATTATTTCTGAAGTCATATTATTTAATTTTAAATCTGATAAATAGTAAGGAGTATTTCTACTCCTTACCTAACACACTAAATACTAACCTTTATGAAAAATATCCATAAAAGAGAAAAGTGTACCGAAGGTGGGACTCGAACCCACACGGCCATTACTGACCATTAGATCTTAAGTCTAACGTGTATATCCAGTTTCACCACTTCGGCATCATAGCTTTATTATCAAAATGTGAGTACAAAGATATACAATTCATTTAATACTTCCAAATTATTTAATAAGAAAGTTTAAAATAAATTGCACATCATTGATACTTAGTTAGTTATATGAAAACAAGAATTTGGCTCATAAAGTGTTCCAAAAATTATAGTTAAAATCCCACTTATAATAAAGACCGCAACTGAGATTATAGCTATTATTCTTGAAAGTCTCCCTTCAAATTCTGCATAAGAAACTCCAAATATTAATGAAAATGTAAAACCTGTTATACATAAGAACAAAAATACTCTATAAAGGATTAAATATGTAATCATACTCTTAATATTTAATCAATCATAAAATAATCTTTTAGTAAAATTCTATTATTTTCAACAAATGCACTTGCTTGTTCCTTAGTATGAAATTCTAAAAGATTATTATGCCTACTTGTTTCAATAATTTCAAAATCACTTCTCATTCCATTATGTTCAATTCTGTAATGAATTATTCCTGAGTAATATTCATCTGGAATTATTTCTCCTCCATAATAAGGCATTAGCTGACTTATTTGTGCGGCAGCCATTGCCATTTTTGCATGTCTCTCTTCTTTGAAGACAATTTTTCTAACCTTTAAATCCGAATCCATAGTTTTAGATATGCCATCAATTACAATGAAATATCCTGAAACTTTTTTCAAATCTTTATAAGTTGGATAATTTTGAGGGATTTTCTTAAATTTAATACATTTAAATGTACTATTCTTTTCATCAATTTCATAACCTTCTGGTATCTGAATTTTCATCTCTTTTATCTCTTCCATAATATTTAATATTTAATGTTATAAATAGTACTCCTTTCAGGATTCGAACCTGAGTATTCCCTAATGAATAGGAGTATTTAAATATAGATAGCAAGTGTTTCCACTTCTACCTTTGAGCATATATCATAATCATCAATCATTACTTAAGCAAAAAATACTACTGCCCAACCTGCGATAAAGGCCAATAATACCGAAAGTAGCTTAAATACAAATACTTTCTTTGGATCTCTTTTCTTACTATCTATTAACCATCTAATAAGAAAGAAAATCGTTGAATAATACACTAAAAGTGCAATCGCACATAGGATAATTGATGTTTCCATAGTAATAAAGTTTAAAATGTTATACAATTCATAAAAATCATATACCATAAACATCAATCCACATATAATAACCTTTTGACATTGAGGTTCATCTGAAAAATGGGACAAATAATATCCCTATCCATACTAATAAGTATGAGATCCCAACAGCTATTACTAAGATTAATATAAACCATAAGAATAGCTTCTCTAAAATATTTCCAATCTTCTTCATAATATTTAAATTAACTATCCCCTTCTTTAAAGGGTCACTAGCTAGATGACCCTTTATACAATATTAACCCTATACATATCTTAAACCCTTTCGGATTTTAATATATAACCTTTTAACAGATGAGAATTTTCTTCTTATCTAACTTATATCAGGATTATATTCCTCAGGATTACTCTGTTAGTTCCAGCCTAACAGCTCTCCCATAATATAAGAGGTTTCAACTTTTATTTTACTTGGCTTAAGTCTTCTTCAGATATATTTCCAAGTCTGATGAAGTCTTGATAGAAATCTCAGATAAAAATGGATAAATTTATATTCTCCAAGGAGTATAAAATTCTGCTTCAACATTATTTAAATAACATTGCTCATCAAATTTCTTTCCTCCTTCTGTATTTGCATTGTCCATATCATACCAATCAATAGCCATTTTATATAATATAGCTAAATCAAAGTAGATACTCTTCTTGGTTCTACTATACATATTATTTAAATATGTTACACTATTCCAAGCTCTTTTATAATCAACTTCTTTTTTCTTTGCCATTGGATTAAATAGAAAAAGGCTGTGATATTTCTACCACAGCCTAAAGTCAATCATTTTTTGTTTTTGTTTTTGTTGTTTAGTTTGTTCTTTCGATCTTCTAAATAAGTTTGGATGATTTGAACAATAAGGAACAGAACTATCATTATTATAAATAATATAATAGCACCCATTCTTCCAATCATAAACCAAAATAAAATCAAAATCACAAATATAACTATCATACCTATTGTTTTCATAATGTATATTTGCTATGAATGAAAAGAACTAATTCGAGTAATTTAATTATTTAACTCTATATACATTATTACCTCAATAGTTATTGAAGTTTCAATTCTTCAGAAGTTTCTTTAATAATTCTGTACTTTCTATTCCCTTCAACTCTCAATAAGAACTCAACACACATTCTTTCCTTTTCTTCTTGAGATAATTCATCTCTATCTAAAAAGAACTTTTTACTGTCAGAAACTTTTTCAATTGGGCCAACTTTAATTTCCAATTTATTTTCTTTAGATTGTCCAACTTTGTAATAATCAAGATAATTCTTGTTATAGTAATCACAAGCTGCTTTTACAGCTTCTCTTACATTTCCTACATAAACAGGATTGGAAGCATTGTTAATACTATATAATGACCCAATATCATCTTTTCCTATTCTCGCAATAATTCCTCTTCCAACTAATCTAGACATGATTATGGATCTTTTTGTTCCAGAAATCTCTTTCAATAAATTCTTCAAATCCTCTTTATAAAATATCCCATCTCTGGAATTTAATCTTAGAGTATTTAAAGATTTAGTAACCAAAATTGAATATCTTTCAACTTCTTGAGCTCTTCTCTCTTTAGTGTTTTGATAATTTTCCATAGTTTTAGTGTTTTAATATGTTATCTAATAATTTAATATAAATATCTTATAGAATCCACCTTGTGTTGAACTTAAATGTAAGCTTATATGTGTATTGTGTTGCAAGTCTGACGTACTAAAATAGGCAAGAAGGGAACACAAGGTGGATGATTTTTTTATAAATAAATAAGTTCTGGTTTAAACAATATTGCAGGTACTACTTGAAAATATTTTTCGCAAATACTATCTAATTCCGCATTACTATGCTTTCCTATACAACATGCAAGTTTATCTCCAGAAGATTGAATAAGTGTATTAACAATATTTAAATGACCATCTTTATCTCTTATCTTAATATTTAAATAGTTATCATATACATATTCACCTTTTGAAATACTTCTATTTGCGTATAGTTCAAATTTCTCTACAATCATCTCAGATTCATCTAAATCTTCCTTAAATCCTTTAAAAGTATCATAGAACTTCTCTTCTAATGCATTTAATAACTTTCTACATCTGGTCCTACTATCTTGAATCTTTATCTGAATCTTAGAAAAATCTAAACTTGGGTTAAGTCCCATTTCTTTCTCTGTATCACTTAATCTAAGAATCGCCATTAAAGCTCTATCAGCTACATCTGATAAATTACAAGCTTTAGCATATTCTAATAATTCCTCTTTATTATATAATTCCATAATATTTAGTGTTTTAGTGTTATTTATCCAAAATCTATTGTAATAAGTGTTATAAATGATAAGATCAAACAAATTACAAATGTAATTATAGTCCAATCAGCTCCTGTTATAAACACCATTATAGCACTCATTATGTCTAATATAATAAGCACTATCCCTAAATGTTTTATATATCTTTTCTTCATAATACTCAAATAAAAATAGGAAGGATTTCTCCTTCCTGTTAGTAACTAATAACACCTAATCCGAACTTATTGGTACCTTCCGGAATTAGATATTATTTATAATCTAAATCATTATTATAAACTTCTGTTATATAATAATGTATCAGCTGGATATAATAAAAATCTATATAATGATTTAGATTATTCGATTAATATGAATCTCACGACTTTATATTAATCTAATGTTTAATTTTTTCTAAAAACTATGATTAATTTTTTTCAAAAAATTAAAACGAAAAGTTAAAAGTAAATAAAATGCATAACAAGTTAAAACTAATCAAAAAAATTATGAATATTATAAATTAAATATTTATTATAATGAAAGAAATCTTGAAAATTTACCTAGTTGTAGAGATAATTTTGGTGATGATTTGGATGAAAAAGATGGAGATGGTGGAGTTGGAGGTATACTCACCCCTCACACCATATCCTCTCCATCAAACATTAGATAATCATCATAATCATCTAATCTGGGAACAAACATCCTAAAACCCAAAATATATAAATACACCAATATAATCAAAATAAAAAATCCTAGCTACTCTACTTCACTAGGATTTCCACAACTAAAACAATACTTTTCGGCTTTTATTTATACTCGTTTAAGCCCACTTATATTAGAATTATTTACATCTGACAACATATAATTACAGTGCTCTTATTCAGATAGTATAGTTTCCTGCATCGCAACTATAGATAAATAACCTAATTATAGTGAATCTGGACATTAATTTCCAGTAATCATCAGCATGAGTTCGAGTTATATTTTATTTTCCACAATTCTATCACAAACTTCTTCTGCAGCCTCTCTTAAATTTGGCTCAAATTTATGTAAAGATAATAATAATGTTTCCCAAACTACATCAATATCATCTGATGTAATATTATCACTCTTTCCTTTTTCAATATATAAAGCATTTAGAAATCCTTCACATGCTTTTTCAAATAATTTCTTTCTCTTTTCAACTGTTTCCATAGTGTGTTATATTTAAAATTAATAGAGTAGTTTATACTCATACTCAGGAGTGCCCAATCATGAATAACTCTCTGCATTCTACTGGCTTGAGACAGTCTTTGGCTGCATTAAAATTCACAATTGAATAACATGATGAAGATTAAAAAATACTTAAAAAAGATAAAGGGTTTTAACCCTTTATCTTTGTATCTGATATATTTCACCATTTAGGTAAAGAACTTCTACGTAACCGTAGTCATCAGACCAGTAATCTTCGATAATGTTATTCATGATTGTAAATTTTTATTGTTATTACTCAGTTACCAAATCCCAAGTTGCATTGGTGGTTCCAAATGGATTTGTTTCAACATAGACACATTTCCAAGTGGTTCCGGCAATCAGCTTGTATAGATCAAGTAAAGTATGAGTGTTGGCCAACTTGTCGTTGGTAGCCTGAGATCTTTCTGACTTTTTACCTCTTCTTGCGAAATTGACTGATTGAGACTCTTTGCTCTTTCCATTGTAAAGAATGTCTTTAACAACGTACCAAGTTCTGTCTTGTCCACCAATTTCTTGTTTTACCTCATCAAAGTGTGGATCTTCAGGAACTTTGATGGTGTCATTTACTTGAGCACTAGAACCAAATTCTGATGCTACAAATGCGATTTTTTCCAAATCTTCTTTTGATAGGCTTCTATTTATTGCCATAATTGTAAAATTTAAATGATTTATTATTTTTTATTTTGGTAAGGAATTTCACTTTTTCCTCAAGGTGGTTAGGGGGTGTTTTGGGGGAATACATCTGTCACTCGACTAGTTCTAGATTTTTTATATTTCAACTTACATTATTCAAATTCTTCCTATTAAAATTATCTAAATTACTTAAATCATTAACCCTAATATACCCACAGGGGATCTAAATAATCACCTAGGGAGATAGAATTTTTATCATCTAAAATATGAGAAAAATTTTTAAAATGGAAACAATTATTTAAAGTACAAATATAAAAAGTATTCAATTTAAACAAAATAAAAATAAATTTAAATCTTCAAACTCTTCGAAGAAGAGTTGTAAACCCTGGCTAGGGTAGGGTCGGTAGCTGGATTCCAAGTTGCTAGTATAGATAGGTGTCAATATATGCAAACTTTTATGATCCAAAATTTTAAGTTAATGAAGTTATAAGTTTATTAAATATATACTTTTAATAGTTAAAAAATGTTAAATTAAACTGGAAGAATAATTTTCTATATCTCAACCAGTGCAAACTTCAATCTCAACCAGTGCAAACAATCGGTTTTATATTGGATATTTAAATAAAATGATTATTTTAATAAGTGTATTATATTGAGATATAATCATTTTTAAATATAGTATTTAAGAAGAGCTCATTAGTTCAAAATTTTATAATTTTCTATATTCAATCGGTTTTCAAAAATATAATTATTATCTTTGTAATGTTGATAAATGATTAAATAAAATGAAAATATTTCATGAAGCAGAATGATTAATGGAAAGAAAAAGCCACAAAGAATTCAATTGGATAATGATATTCCAAATGATGAGAATTTAGATTATAAAGATGTATTGTTATATGGGATATTATTAAGTTATGCAGATAAAGAAACATTCCAAACTTTTGTTTCTTTAGATACTTTATCTAAGGAGGCCAATATGGCAAAGAATACTATTTCTAATAGATTAAAGAAGTTACAAGAAAACGGGAATTTAGAAATCGGAAAGAAGGGGAAATCTAATTTATATACTTTAAAAAGACCTCCAAAGAGTTTAAGAGATAAGGAAGAGTTTACTATGGAGTTTATTAGGAGTAAAGAGTATACTGGGTCTGAGAAGGCATTATTTTTATGTATTCAGAATAAAATGGAGAAAGATCCTAATACCGGAATGGGAAATGTGAATTTAACTACTAATAAGATTTCAAAGATAATGGGATGTTCTCCTCATGTAACTAAAAAAATTATTACAGGTTTAGAGGAGAAAAGTATTATATCTAAAATGAATAAATCTTTTGTATTTGATTTGAATAAGGTAGGACAAGCAGTTTTATTTTTGGCTGCACAAGTGCAAGAAAATACAGAAGATATTATGGAATTGAAAAGAAAAGACCAAGAGAAGGATAGGATAATTAAGAGTCTAATAGATCAAATAAATATTATAAATAGAGATCGTGATAAGGAATCTTATATTCATGTAAATTATGAGGATGTAATTAAATGTGAAACAGAGTAATGGAAAATGAAGTATTTGTGAAAGAAGAACTAATAAAAGCTCTTAGAGAATTTGAAGAAAAATTATTAGATAACTCTAAAAGTTTTTACAAAGACTTAGAGGAAATGGGAGTCAATGATTATGATTTTTGGAAATTATTAGACAAAAGCTGGGAAGATGCTAAGAGTTGATGTAGAAAATGGTTATACAATATTTACTGATTCAGAATTTGGAGATTCAGAAGTAAGATTTCCTTTAGATTCTAATGACGCTCCAGATTCAGAAATGCAAAAAGCAATACTTGAATCTGTGTTCTATAAAACATTTGCTAAACAGGAATGTATGAATAAGATAATAAGTATATTAGAAAGTTATTCTAATATAATAGATGTTGAAGTAAATAATAATTTATTACACAATGCTGCCAATATGGCATTAAATATGATTAATGAGTATGATAAATTCAGTGACAATAAATCAATTAGAGGATTGTAAGAATAAATTAATGAATCCTGAGGATAAGTGGGAGTTATTAATAAAGGCTATAATAGATCTTAAATTAAGTGTAGGAGATTTAGAAGCTAAGATCATGACAATAAAATCATTTGAAATAAATAAGGTTGTTCAATTAGAAAATAATCTAAGAGAACTTAAATATAAATTAAACTCAATATGAAGACTAGTAAGGCATTAAAGTTATTTATTGCAATAGTTGCACTATTATCAGCAATAATATTACTCTAATAAATTCTCCTATTAGATAAATAAAAATTCCCAAAATTAATTTGGAAATATTATTTTAAATTATACGTGTGCACGTTATATAATAAAGGTATAATTTTAAATAGCACATGATAATATAAATTCATAATCTAAGCTATACTTTATTAAATATTTACTATCTTTGTATTAATAAATAACAAATGATATTAATATTAAATTGAATCAGGTATGGCTAATTTTAATTTTGGGAATTTTGATTTTTCTCAATTTGATCCTAGAGTAATACAAAATGCTTTAAAGATGTTAAATTATATACAAAATAATATGCAATCAATGCAAAAGATATTGTCTGAAGATCCAGATTTAACATCTCCAGAAGCTACACAAATAGTTAATGAATTAGGTGCAATCAAGTATCCAAATAAAAGTTATTTAGATAGACAAAGAATAGTTAAGGAAGAGCTTAAAGAACTACTTCCAGAATTTAGAGAGAAACTAAGATAATTAGATGAATCCATAAAGATTTAAATGTTGAGTATGATAACCTTATTTAGATACTATTTAGAATCGGATTACTTGGAAAAGTAGATTCTAAATAGTATCTTTGTTTTTATAAATTAATTTAATATTAAATATGATTATGGGAAAAATTAGTGAAGAATTTTACGAAAAGATTGACTCTTTTATGAATGGTGAAGTTGGAAAACTTTGTGAATTGGAAGGATCTTTATTAAAGATTATCAAGAATATGGATGATTTGATTGAGGCTAAGAATCAAGAAATTTCTAAGTTAAAAAAGATGGTAAGTGGTTATATAGCTGAAAGAACTTCTTTAAAAGAAGAATTATCAGAAAATAAGGAAATTCTAGAAGCTGTTAATTCTGAGAATTATGTATTAAGAAATAAAGAAGAGGGATTATACCAAACTATTGAAGAATTACATGATGAAAATATAAAATTACATCGTGAGATTGAAGAATATAAAAATAATGAAGTAGCCTATGATGATACTATAGATGATTTAAAGGAAGCTCTTGGTATAGAAAGGGAAAGAGTGGCTAACTTGGGAGAAAAATTATGTGAATCAAAAGAACAAATATCTCAACTTGAAGAAACTGTAAAATGGCAAAGTGATTATATTGAAAATGATACATATAAGAAAAATGCAGAGGAAGAGATAGCTAGATTAAAAGATCAATTAAATCAAGCTAAGGTTCTTGCAATACATAATTATAACCAATGGAAAAAGTTAGCTGAGCAACATGAAAGAATTGAGCTTGATAGACTTGATGAAAACTATAGAAAATTCTGTGAAGATTATGCAAAATGGGAACTTGAAGAATATTTTGGAAAGAAAGAAGAAGAAAATAAAATAGAAGATACTTATGCTTCAGCATCAACTAATGATCCTGAGGAGAAATTAGATAAGATTCCAGAATATGCTAAGATTGGTAAATCTGAAAAGGAATTATCAAGAAATAAATTAACAATAGAAGAGGCTAAAGATTTATATAATGACAACCCAGTTATCACTGGATTTTTAGAATTATTAGAATCTATGGGAATTAAAACTGTTGATACTGTAAATGCTTTTGAATTATTAAATGATTAAATATGGGAATAAGTGAATTGAAAGAAATTGCTGAAGCTTTAGAAAAGCTAAGTAATATAAAAGATTTAGATATAGATATTCAAATAAATATAAAAAATAGTCGACCCTACACTATAACTAGCACTCCTTGGAATACTGGCTCGGGCAATTGGAATGATTGGTGGAAAAATGGAAAAGTTTATTGTTCTACTAATCTAATAAATGAAATAAAAGTATAACAAAAAAGGACTAATCTTAATTGATTAGTCCTTTTTTATTTTAATATACTCCAAGTTCTCTATAATAATTTTTTAATAATTCTACATGAGCATCTGTAAGTTTGTTATCTATCCATAATACAAAATCTTGAATAAGTCCTTTAAAGTATTTTTTTTCACTCTGCCATACACAACCCAAATGAATGTAACTATCACCTTGCTCACTAGATAAATCACTATAATCTAATGGACTACCTATACTACCTGCTCCAACACCTTTAGTAAATTCAGAACCATTTATAGAAAGAAAAGATGTTGGTGTTCCATCTCCTGTTGCAGTTATTGGACTTCTAAATTCCATCATAACATGATACCATTTATTGGCAGTCATAACAGTATTATAAGAAGCTGCTGCTGCACCACCAGCATAACTTTCAGCACAGATTTTATTATTTTGTATACTAGGACCCCATCCTAAAGCATATCCATATCCTTTAGTATTTAATCCAAATATAGTTCCTCCTAAAACTCCTGAATAAGTACTATTTGAAGTAGTTTGTTTTATTAGCATTGATATGAATACACTATGTTGTGCTTTAGCTAATTGAGCTAAAGAAATATCAACATAACTACATTTCAGTGCTTTCCTCCCTCCAACACCTTTTTCATATGTAGGACTGTTTGGAGTACTGATAAAGTTAATAGGACTCATTTGAACTCCATCAATAAGTAAAGGAGTTTGTGTTATATTTCCATCAAATTTGCAATAATGGATAGGCACTATTTTTAAATCTTTTGTTATCTGTGCTACTATAGGATCTAAATCAGGATAATTAGGCCAAACCTTTTTATCTCCTAAATAAATACTATTTCCATTAGAATTTCCAACATATATTTTAGATAATTCATCAGCTCCTACATATACCGCCATTTTATTCTATTTTATTTTTATTCTTAATGAAGTATTTATCAACTAATACTAAAGCATTAGAAAATGCACAGAATAATGCAATTATTCCAAAAACAATTTCAACATGTGCAAACATATAAATAGTTAAGAATATCAATGCAACCATGTTAGTAAATTCGAATAAGAACTTTCCTACTTTAGTAGATAAAATTTTATTAATTATTTCTCTAATTTTATTCATATCATTTAAATTTATTGATTATACTTTTTAGTCTTATTTTTCCTAGGTTCTTCATAATTTCTCCAATACTTCTCTTTTAACCAACACCACCTAGTTCTTTGTTTTAAATAATCTAAATTATTCTCATGAATATATGCTTCCTTTTCAAAACATATATCATGATATGCCTCATCATATGGAGGTCTTACTAATTCTACTAACCAGAATAAGAAATAAAATATATAGAATATAGTATATCCTATCCAGTTTATCTTACAGAAGTCCCTTGCTTGAGCTGAATGAATTTCTTCATGATTTATATCATACTCATCTAATCTCAAAGGACTATCTTTAAATTCTTTCCTAATATACATAGTTCCATAAAGATTTATTGCATAAAATCCTTTAAATAGAATCAATGAAGAGTATTTAATTTTCATATTATGCTGGACCTATAGCTATATATCTAAATAATCTGGTGGTTCCTTCACCATTAACAATATAAATTGTTGAGGAAGATAACTGATAAATTGCATAATTTTCTTGTCCTCCTAAAGCATCATAATCCCATGTACAAACTGCCGTATAAGGATTTCCACCAAAAGAACTAGCAAAATTTGTGCTTCCTCTAGTATTTGGGCCTATAGATAATGTTCCCCAATTAATTTTTATTCTCCCCAATGTTATATATCCATTAACAGTTGCCCTATGATCCCCTACTAATTTAAGATAGTCAGTTTCTGTCACTACTTTATTACCATTACTATATAAATTATTATTACTCATATAACAATTAGAATTAGTATACAAATTTTCAGTATCTCCTGTAGTAGAAGCCGATCCAACTAAATATCTAGTTGCAGTAGAGGTAGAGAGGCTTACCCCCCCCTCCTACATCAGCAACTAATGTGTTTCCTACATATATTGCCATACCTAATTTAAATTATTAATTAATTATTTACTTCCTTTTCCAGATTTTCCTTTAGAAGATCCAGATTTTTTACTACCTTTACAAGCCATAATTATTTCTCTTTTAAATTGTTAATATATTTATTTACATTATCTATTCTATTTAACCATCCCTTCAAAAATTTCTCTTGTTTAGGATTCTTAGTTACAATAGATTTATAATATTCTTGTCTTTCTTTAATAAAATTATCTAAAAGTATTCTGGGACTACAAGTATTTGCCTCATTGATTGTCTTAGGGCCAATTTTACCATCTATAGATAAATTAGCTGGACAAGTTTTATTAACTGCTCTTTGTAAACATTTAACACCATTAGAGATTCCAGCATTAACTCCATGATCCAATAAATGAGCTGAGATATATAAATTATTAATCTGATCTATTTTTAGTTTGGAATAGAAATGAACTAAATAAAATTCATATATTTCTTCCTCTAAATCCTCATCCCTAATCACTTGTCCTCTTTTCAGTGGTTCATGCTTATTAATTATATTCCAACCTTCCCAATTAGGGAAATTCTTTTCAGAGATTCCTTTATAAGTTCTTCCTCCAGAATCATCTGAATCATTTACATATCCTCCTTCTCCTTCAAGAATTAAATTGATTAGATTTATCTTTTTACTCATTACTCTTCTTATTAGGTTTTACATATTCTTCCCCATTCTCATCTTGTATTCTCATATATTTAAATATTGATTTTCCTAATCTTTTATAGGCTGAATCAGTTTTTAATTTATCAGCTTTCTTAGCTTGTCTGATTAGGACTTTAGTATTTTTTCTAGAGAATATCCTAACATCTCCTTTTATAACCAGTTGAACTTCTCCATCAGGATCTAATACTTTAAGAAGAGCAGAGAGTTTTTCTCTTTCAGAGTCAAGAACTTTTTCAACATTTTCTTGTGGTAATGATTCAATTCTATTTTCAATAAAATCTTCTAACCCATCGAATTCTACCTCATCTCCTTCTTTTATTCCTGATCCAGCTTTTACTTCCAATACAAACTGAACATTATTCTCTGTTATTAAATCAGTAGTATTAGCTATTCCTTGCCCAACTGAAATAACTTTTTTACATGGACATATAAATACAATATCCAAATCTAAAGGAGTATCCTTCATCCAAAAGGAGATCTCTTCTTGAGGTTCATCATATATAAATAGCATCCCCTCATTATCTCCTAGATTCTCCTCATTCATTAGCCCTCTACCTTTTTCCCAAGTATCGTAGGCTACTCTACAGACATAATCATTGTCTCCTACTTCTACATCTATATAATTCTTACCTAATTCTGACATTTTATGCTAATATAATTATTCCTAATAAAATTGCTATACCAATAGATAAAGCGGCCCAAAACATTTTCTTATCTAACTTATTCTCAGCTTTACCATTTTCACAAGAAGAATTCTTTTTAAATGGATTTTGGAATATCAACCATAAAATCATAGGGACAAACCAAACTATGAATACAAATATTATTCCTCCTAACATAATTACTTATTTGTTAACATTTTAAAATACTTACTATTATATAAAGAATCTAATGAATGTGTCATTTTACTTCTTCTCTTAGCTTCATTTAATCCTCCTTTGGGTCTTACATATCCAGCAGACAATGCATAAGCTTTTTCTTCAGCAGAACTTTTTCTACTAATAAAAGCTTTTCTTGCATCCTCAGCAGTATTAAATCCACTTCCTTTACCTCCATGATGCCAATCATCTGGATGCTGAGAGTCAAGTGTAGTGTTAATAATAAATTCTGCTTGCCTTTGAAGCTCTGGATCTACTCCTGGAATAATACTATCAGTGCGATACTTCATCATTCTATTATATCTATCAGATCCTTTCTCCCATTGTAATAGTCCATATCCAGGCCCTCCACCTATCTGTTTAATTTTAGGATTTCCAAAACTTTCTTTAATAACAGAGGGCAATATTCCTAAGGATGTTTTATATCCTAGATTTTTATGAAAAAATTGCTGTAGCCAATCTATATTATCCCAATTTATTCTCTTATCAAATTTAGGATTAGATTTAATTTTATCCTCATAGATTGATTTATTAGATTCAAATTGAGGTTGTTTAGATACTTTTTTAGGTTCTTCCCTAACTTCTTTACTAGATTTAAATAAACTCCAAATAGGTAAAGGGGATAAACCATTCATAGTTCCTCCCATTTGAAATTTACTAATATCTTTTACATATTTTTCACTTGACATTCTCGTAATTTTTAACTACATTAGAACAAATTAGTAAAACTGTATTCATATCAAAATCTGATTTTAATTGATTTATAGACATACATACAAGTTGTATATTATCTCTAGTATATCCTAAAGAAGGATTTATTTGATCAATGCTTACATTAGAAAAAGTTCTTCCACTATCTAAAGTATATGTCATAGGCAGCTTAGATACTTTACACAGTCCACGTTGTTCATCCCACAGTTTTCTTATAAATTCCAAATCTAAATCAAAAGGAATATTTTTCTTTATGGCTCTTCTTTTAGCCCCATCTAGTCTATTTCTAAGAGTTTTCTCTAACTTCTGATCATCTGAATATTTTGATCTTGCTAATTTATTTTGTAAAGTTTTACATTTTGTACATCTTTTATCTTTATGATTTCTATACTCATAATGCTCACTATGTGAAAAGTTATCTTCATCTAAATATTCTCCACATATAAAACATTTTAATTTACCATCCTTCCAATTTTCTTCTAACAGTAATTTGTTTTCACACTCTCTACAAACATTACTTAATTCTTCTTTAGAAGTCTCTTTATTTTTTATTCTTTTAAAATAGTTTTTATTAGCTGGGAGCTCTTTTTCACAATGAGAACACTTTTTAAATTTCTTAATTCCCATTTTTAGAATTATTTCTTATGCCAGCGCCTGGCGTTTTGAGCAAAGGTAGCTCTCTTTCTAACTGCGGGATCAGAACTATTCTTTCCCTTAGCAATACATTTGGAAGTAACTTTTCCTCCACAATATTTAGTAAACTTACCTCTATTAGCTTTCTTTATATGTATCTTACCACCTTTCTTTAGAAATAATTCTATTTGTTCATCCAACGAATTTTCTGTTTCATCTATATATTCTGACAAGTCTATGCCAGATAAGTCTATGTTTAAATTCTGAAAGTCTTTTATACTTAAACTCATATCAATATAATTTAATTGTCTAATAATCACTTCATGATAAAAATTTTAAAAACTCATATTATATCTTTTTTATGTTGCAAGATATAATTATATTTGCAGAATAAAAAGTAAATCTAATCATAAATTAATTAGGGTATAGGAATGATAAAATTAATTGAATTGTTTAATACTTTGATAAAGCACAAAGTCATTAAACATCCTAAGTGTTTTTTAATAACAGTTCTTATACTTGCTATGCTTGGTGTTCCTAGTTATGTAAAGAATGCTATTGAAAATGGAGTTCATTCTGTTTTTGTGGAAAGACAAGATATGCAAGATAGGATTATTAAATATCGAGGAGAGATTTCTGGAGAGATTGATAAAATCTTAAAAAATCTAAGACTTAGATTAGGTGCTGACAGAACTTTTCTTGGTGAGTATAGTAACACTGTTACTGGATTAACTGGACTTCACTTCTTATACTTTACCATTAATAATGAAGATGTTAAACCCGGAATTACTTCAATCGCCAGTAATTACCAAAAGCAAAACAATTCAAATTTTAAAACTATGTCAAGAGTATTTACTGAGAATACTGTAGCAATAAGGGATATAGAGGAAATTAGATATTATGATCCTATTACTTATGCTATGGTTAAAAAGAGTTCTACTAAACAAATGTACTTGATGTATTTTGAATTACATGGCACACCGATTGGGTTTGTTGGAGTAAGTTATGCTGATTCTACTTATAAAGATACTAATAAAATTTTTTATGAGGAATCAGTTGCATTAAGGGATTTAAGTGATCTATTTGATTATGAGGGAAAATTAAAGAAAAAATGATGATATTATGACAATGAGTATGAATGATGGAGATGTAAGTAAACATTTCCGATTTGGTGGTGAAGAATTAGTGATAGATAAGGAAACAGATGATGTTGTATATAATGATGAAAAACATATATACGTAGGTAAATCTGGATTAGTGCAAGATAAAAAGTTTATATCAGTGACTACTCTAATAGGATTATTTGAGAATAAATTCGATGGTGATTTTTGGAGTAAATATAAAGCCTTAGAAGCTTTAGTTGGAGCTGATCAATTTTCTTCAGTAAAAAAGAAGTTATTAGATAAAAAAATATGGGATGATTCTTATTATTTAAATTTTGGAATCTCTCCAGAAGACTTTGAATCTAAATGTGAAGAGGTTAAATCTGGGTGGAAAGATACTAATAAAGAAGCCTGTGAGCATGGGACTAGAGTTCATGCTAAACAAGAAAATACTTTTTACATGAACCCACAGAAAATGATTGATAAATTTAATGTTGGGAATAAATTCAAAGTAAATAAAAATTACCATAAATTAGATTTAGAAAGAGCTATTTATCCTGAAATACTTTTATCATCAGTATCTAAAGATGGATTATTAAGAATAGCTGGTCAATCTGATTTACTTATTAAAGATGGTAATCATATTAAAATTTGGGACTGGAAAGGACTTCCTTTAGACACTGAAATTCCCACATTAGATGGATGGAGTACAATAGCAGAGTTGAAAGAAGGAGATACCATTTTTGACAAAAATGGAAATCCTACTAAAATTCTTCATAAATCGGAAATCCATTTAAATCCATGTTATAAGATTACTTTTGATAACGGAGATACCATAGTAGCAGATCATGAACATAGATGGGAAATATCTTTTAAATCTCAAAAAGGAGGATATGTTCAAACAGTGATGACTACAGAAGACATAGCTAAATATCTTGATAAATTAGAGAGCAGAAACTCTTATAATATTCCAAAAATATTAAATCCAGAACCTTTAAATATTAATGATAAACCTCTTCCTTTAGATCCCTATGTTCTAGGATGTTGGTTAGGAGATGGGTCTAAACAATGTGGAGTTATTACTAATGAAACAAATAATGTATTGGAAGAAATTGAGAGAAGAGGATATACTCTTAGTAAAGATATTTCTTCAGAAAATAGAACAGAAGCTCATACTATTTTAGGAATCTATCCTATTTTAAGATCTTTAAACTTAATTAACAATAAGCACATTCCTGAAATTTATCAAAGAGCCTCCTATAATCAAAGATTAGATCTTCTTAGAGGATTAATGGACACTGATGGGTATTATAATCCTAAAAGAAAAAGATTTGTTATGGAGACTTCTCAAGAGTGGCAATGTTTTGATTTTATAAAACTGCTAAGTAGTTTAGGAATTAAATCTACTAAATTTGATATAATCAAAACATTAAATGGAAAAGAATTTAAAGAATATAGTGTGAATTTTTCTACTAGAGGGTTAAATCCTTTTCTAATGAGAAATCAGGATATTGAATTCTCTAAAGTAGATAAATGTTCTTACAGAAATATAGTTTCTGTTGAAATAACTGAAACCATCCCAACTCAATGTTTGGAAGTAGACAGTCTAACTCATACATTTTTATGTACTAATAAAATGATTGTTACTCATAATACTAATAAGGAATTGAAAATGGAATCTTATTATGATAAGAAAAAAGGATCTCATGAAATGATGAAATATCCTTTAAATAATATCCAAGATTGTAATTATATGCATTATACATTACAATTATCCTTATATGCTTGGATGGTTCAAAAAATGAATCCTAATTTTATTATAGATGAATTAAGAATAGTTCACTTTACCCATGATGGTCAAGTTAATGAATATGTTCTTGATTACAGAAAAGAAGATATAATTAGGATGCTTAAATATTATAAAAAACAACTTGTTTTACAAGACTTAGAAGAGAGAAATAAACCTGTTATATTTTAATATGGGGAAAATTTCTGATATAGTTGGAGGACATGTTAAAGAGTTCTTAGAATTAAATGAGGACTTATATTTAGAGAGAATTAAAATATGTAAACAATGTCCTCTATACTTAGATAAATTAGGCGGTATGTGTGATAGTTCCTTATGGATAAATCCAGATACTAATGAAACATCTGATATTCCATTATATGGTTGGTTTAGAGGATGTGGATGCAGATTAAGAGCTAAAGCTAGAAATAAAGATAATCATTGTATTATAAATAAATGGTAAATGTTTAATGATTTAAAATTAATGAATATGAGTAAAGAATTTAATGAAATTATGACTGATTTAGAAAGAAAAACTCTTAAAGATTGTGAACTTAATAATATCCCAATGACCTTAGAACAACTAAGAGAGGATAATAAAAGGAATTCTTTAGAGGCAGAAAGAAAAAGAAGAAACATTGAAGAGGTTCAACAAACAGAATATGGAAAACAAAAAGCTCTATATGAGGAAAGATTGAGCAAAAACTGGTGTCTTCAAGTAACAGGAAACTTTATTATGTTTAAACCCTATGAAAGAAGTCCATATTTAGCTCCAGAAGTTGGAAATAGTGGTATAATTTTAGTAAGAGATAAAGTATATAATTCTAAATCTGGAACTACTGAAGATATGGAGGATATGAGATTTATTGGAACTGGTTTAGTTTTAGAAGTTGGACCTGATGTTAAAAATATAAAACCTGGAATGGAAATCATGTATATAAAAGGAGGAGAAAGATCTCTTCCAGTAACTACTGATGAAGGAGATGATACATGGTATATTATTCAAGGAGGTAATGTAGTAGTTTATGGATTTAAAAAAGAAGAGTAATATGTACTATGAGAATAAAAAAGACGTAATGTTCAAACCAGGAGATATAGTAAGAATTAAACATTCTGAATTACAGAATACTCCAATAAATATGCTTATTACACAAAAAGTAACTGATTGCAATAAAGTACTTCTAGGAATGAAGTGCTTATGGTTTGATAAGGAAGAAGTTCCTCATGAAATGGTGATTTCAACTAAAGATTTAGAACTGGTTAAAGCCAGTGAATAACTTTAAGGAGTAATGTAATTTTTAGATAAAAATTATGTTACTCTTTTTTAATTTAAATAATGATATATGTTAGACTTTTTTCAGTATAATAATGCTACTGGACAATTAGAGTTAGTAGAACCTGCAATTTTATTAACAGAAGAGTTTGAGGCATTAATAGAACCAGAAAGAAATAAATGTGTTGAGGATGTAGAAGGAAGATATAAATTAAGAGCATTTAGGGAATTTAAATATATTTACCTAATGCTTAATTGGAAATCTCCTTATGCTGATTATCCTGAACAGGATAGACATAAGATGGCCTTAAAAGACTCTAAACTGACTCAAGCTGAGTTTGACGATGAAACATTCAGAAAAGCTTGTAGAGCTTTTAAAGAGATGAAAGAGAATGATAGAACTTGGAAACTTCTTAAATCAGTATATAATATAGTAGATAAATTAACTATATATTTTGATTATTTAGTAGATTTAAATGAGAGAAAAGAAGATGGAAGTCCTGTGTTTAAAGCTAAAGATGTAATAGCTGAAGCTAAAAGTGTTGGGCCATTATTAGATGAAATTAAAGATGCTGAGATTAGATATAAGAAGGCATTAGAAAAGCAAAGTAAAATCAAAGGAGATCAAACTCCTGGTTTATTTGATTAATTATGGCTAAGAAGACTTTTGGGGCTAAAGGTAATGCTGAAAAGCTTAGAAAGAAAGAGGAAGAGAAGAAAGCTAGAGAAAAAGCTAAACTTGAAAAGGAATCTAAGCCTAAAAGAGCTTATCGTAAAAGGGAAACAACACAGGAATTATTAGATAAAATAAACTCTCAAGATTTAGTAGATGAGGAAATAGCAACTATTTATCACATTCCAGAGCATTTATTAGATGATCCAAAAGAAGAAGATTTAGTTTTGTATGATAATGATTATATAAGACAATCTTTAGAAATTGCAGATCAGACTAGAGAAAACTTTGATAATGAAGAATTTAGAAAGTTATACCATGTAAATGGAGAAGATGTTAAATTCACAAATTGGGATGTGAGAATAGATGATCCAATAGAATATTTTGATCCAGATTTATCTTATGAATTAACTGGATATAGGCCAATTACTGAAACGCAAGGATTAGATTTTGATCCAGATTGGTTTAGAGAGCCTGCTATGACTAAAGAAGCTACTGGTAAGTATAGTTCATTTGAGATAAATGGGCCTTCCTATGTTAAATATTGGTTAGAACAACAAAGAAGATGTATATATGGTTATACATATAATGGATATACTTTAACAGGAGATAACTACTTCTATTTAAATTTCTATAGAATGGATTCTCCTGCTGTTCTTAAATCTGATTCTAAGGCTAAGGTAACTGTAAGAAATGACTCATTTCCTACATTTATTGCAGAACAATATAAATACTTCCACTATGTAGAACTTTGTAAAAAATTAGGACTAAATGTCTTTGCATTAAAGTCCAGAGGTATTGGCTGGTCAGAAATGGGAGCCTGTTTAGGTGTAAATCTTTATACAGTTAAGAGAAGACAACAAGCTATATACACAGCGTTCACTGATCTATTTGTTTCTAAGACATTAGAGAAATGTTGGAGACAATTAGATTATTTAAATACAGAAACAGAAGGAGGGTTTAAACATCTTAGACAAGCTGTTAATACAGCTACTCAGAAAAAAGCCTCTAAGAAAGATAGAGAAGGTAATGAGTCCGGTTTTGGATCTATGATTACTGGAATTGTTGCTGATAAACCTAGTAAGGTTAGAGGTGATAGAGCTGAGATGTTGTTATATGAAGAGGTTGGATCTGATCCAGTTTTGATTAAAAAATGGATTCAAGGTGATGCTCTTATTATAGTGGGTGGATCTAGAATAGGATTTAAAATAGGATATGGTACTGGGGGTGATGAAGGCCCTGCCGTAGCTGGATTAAATGAATTATTTTATAAGCCAAAAGAATATGATATACTTCCATACAAACATAACCACACAGCAGATGGTGAATATGTAGTTACATCTTATTTCATTCCTGCATATAGTGTAGTTATTGTAGATGGAATTATAGATAAAAGAGGAGTATGTAATAAAAAGAAAGCAATTGAGCACTATAATAAGAAAAGAGAAGCTAAAGCTGGGTCTCCAGAAGGTTATCTTACATATTGTGCTGAATATTGTTATAACCCAGATGAGGCTCTTTCTAGGCAGGGTGATAATATCTTTGATTCAGTAGCTATAGCAGCTAGAATAACTGATATTAAAGTTCATGGCTCTGGAATTAAACCTAAAGTTGGAATAGTAGATTACTCCTATAGTAAAGATTTAAATCAAGATATTCTTAAATTTTTACCTTCTCCTAATGGTAAAGTTAGAATATATGAGCTTCCCAGACATGATGAAAATGGAGCTCTGTTTAAGAATTTATATGTAGCAGGAATTGACTCCATTGACCAAGGTATAGATCAATCAACTGGCCAAAAAGATGTTTCTGATTACTGTTTAGTAATTAAAAGAAGAACATTTGGATTGGAACCTCCCAAATATGTAGCTATATATAAAGATCGTCCTAGAAATATTAAAGAAGCATATAATCAAACTATTAAATTATTAGAATTTTATGGTTGTCAGGCTGTACTTGAAAGTTCAAGAACTGCAATTGTAAACCATTTTAAAGATAGGAAAAAGCAAGGTCTTTTAATGAGACGGCCAAGTTCGGTTAATCCTACTAATAAAGTAACTAATACTGATATGTTTGGAGTATATCCGTCTAAGCAGACAATTGAATATTATCTAGAACTTATAGCTGATTTTGTATTGGAATATTGCTTTACAATAGATGATTTAGCTATGTTAGAAGAGTTAAGTAAATACTCTTTTGAAGACAAGAGAAAATTCGATATTATTGCTGCAATGGGAATGTGTGAAATAGGTGATCAGGAAATGAGAACATGGGGAGCTGTTGCAAAGAGAATGAATGCAAATAAGATGAAACCTTTTGGATATTGGTATGATGATAATGGAATTAAACACTATGGAGTTAAACCTGATCCAATTCAAGATTTACAAGATTTAGCTAATTTACAATATGATATAAATGATGACAAAGTCGCAAGAGCAAGAGCTAATTTGCAAAATAGAAGATATAATACTTGAAGTATATGAGGCAATATATGTAGGAAAAATGAAAATAGAAGAAAAAGAGGATGGATTTATTCTTAGTCTTTATATGAATAAAGACTTTCTTACTCCCACATGTAAAATCTATGTACAATGTACTTCAATAGATGAGTTTCTAGACTATGTAAGAGAGGATCTCTTAAATAGAAACCTCAATTTAACTAAATTTAGTGTAGGAGAAAAAATAGACTTAAATGACTACAAAAAAAGAAACAGAAGAGCGGGACAAGAGGATTCAGAAAATAAATCATACAATCTCGGATCTTGTTTATGATAAGATAGCTTTGAAGAAAGCTTATAATTATTATCATGGTAAAATGGACTTAGATCAATATAAACATTTAGAAGAAAATTATGGAATAGGAACTCCCACACAAATTAAATTTATTCCATTAATTAAGAAACATGTAGATGCATTGGTGGGACACTTTTTAGATTTACCTTTAAATATTCAAATATCTTGTAAAGATTCTAATACATTATCTAATATATTTAGAGAAAAGCAATTATACATAGATTCTCAAGTAAGAGATATTTATATTAAAGATCTCCAGAATCAAATATTAACTAAATTTGGACTTCAAGGAACTCCTCCTACTGATCCTTTAACAGAGGAATATTTAAATAATTTAGTTAATGACCTAAATAAAAACTTCATTTCAGAATATGAAATAACTGCTCAGAATCTTATTACATATTTATCTCAATCTAGAAATATAGATTTAAGAACTAAATCTAGAATCTTATTTACAGACTTACTAATAACAGGTACAGCTTATTATAAAGAATACCCCAGTGAAAGTGGAGATAATATAGAATTAGAAACATTAAATCCTATAAATACCTTCATTGAAAGAAATCCTAATAGTTATTATTTAAAAGATTCACCTAGAGCAGTATGTAGATATTACATGACTCCAGAACAAATCCTTCATAAATATCATAAAGAATTAGATGATGAGTCTAGGAAAAAACTTGAAGAAGGATTAATTAGACATGGAAGTCAAGATGGACAAGTTTATGTAATTAGATCTACTGGTCCAGTAAGTGCTGTAACTGATAATAACACAGAATTAGGTACTGGAGTTTTAGGAGGATTAGAAGTATCTCCTACTTGGGATGGAAATTATTCTATATATACAGCATCAAGAAGAGATATAGTAGTTCATGAGATTGAATATATAGATACTGATGAACATGGTGTAGAACATAGATATTCTGATGCCAAAATTGGAGAAGATATTTATATCATAAGAAAGAAAGATATAAATGTTATTAGATCAGTAGATAATAAGAAACATTGTACTTTATCAATCAATGGAGTATTTATGACTACTAGACAAAATCAACCATTTTCATTAGTTTTAGCCACTGCTGATCTTCAAGATATGTATAATATTTTACATTTCCATAGAGAAAATCTTATAGCCAATTCAGGATCTAAAGGAGGATACATTGATGTAAGTAAAATTCCAACTTGGCTAGACGAAGATGAGACTATGAGATTACTTAAATTCGTAGGATATAAAAAACAAGGATTCGCACCATTAGATTTTTCTCAAATAGAACCTGGAGTTGCACCTGTTAATACAATATATAATGGATATGATGATACAGTTCCTCTTAATGCAATTCAAGCCATTGATATATCATTAGAGAGAGTAGAACTTTCAGCATCTAGTATTACAGGAGTATTTAGAGAAATGATTGGGGGAATAGAGCAAAAAGATGCTGTTCATAATGTTAAAGTAGGCATGGAACAGTCCTTTATAATAACTAAGTCTTATTTTGCTAATATGAATCTAATATTAAAAGAGCTAATGTTAGATGCATTAAATTTAGGGAAAATAGTTTACAAGGATGGATTGACTGGAGCTATTATATTAGGAGATAAAGGACAAAAAATCTTCACCGCTCTACCAGAATATTATACTCTTACAGACTTTGATATACATATAGCAGATGGACAAGAGGCTGTTAGAGATATGGAAAGTATTAGAGAACTAAATCTTGAATTAGTTAAAGCCGGACAAGTTGATGCAGAAGTAGTTTTATCAACAGTTGGATGTAAAAGTCTTACTGATTATAAACAAAAAAGTCTTGAAGCTATTAAGAGAAGAAAAGAAGAAGCTGGACAAATGCAACAAATGCAACAAAATCTTGAACAATCCGATCAAGTTATTAAAGAGCTTCAACAACAACTTCAGCAAATGCAACAACAATTACAACAAGCTCAACAACAATTACAGCAAGCTCAAGATAATTCAGAGAAAAATAAAATTGAATGGGCTAAAGTTAAATCACAAGATGAATTTAATAAGAGTAAGATTGAGGTCGATAATAAAAAGGTTGATCTTGAATTAGCACAGATGTTTGATAATAATCCTCATAATAATGAAGTTAAATACTAATGAGAAACGTAAATATAAACTTAAAAGCAACCTTTTCTGAAAATGGAACTACTGGGTTCATTTTAAAAGATACAACAGGTATAGGGTATTTAAAATTTATGCCAGAACAATCTGGAGTATCTTCTGAGTATTATAGAACATCAGATGTAATATTTTTAGATTTAGTAAATTATAATAAATTATCAGATAATAAGCTTACAGGATTTAAATATGTGGTTGGGTCAGATGCTAGATATGAAGCTTATAAGTTAGAATATAAATCTACAGTAGATGGATGGTTTACAGTTGACCATTTAGTTCTTCCTACTTTAAATTATATGAAAAACTTTGTTGCAGAAACTGTGGCAGGTGCAGCTAGAAGTGAAGAAGTTCTGTTTGATGGATCATATATAGTATATGACACAGATTCACAGGAGTATCTTCAATTAGATATAGTATCTGGAATTTATACAGCTCATAAAATTGATATATATTATATAAAAGAACATTTAAATAATATAAACCTAGTAGGAATTGAAGAACAATTGTTCTTAATAGGAAAACTAGAAAAATGTTATGAGGATATGATTAAATTTATATTATATAACAATTTATTTGAAGCCTGTTTATATAAAGATAATGATTTAAATAATATATATAGAAACAGAGATATAGTGTGGATGGCTTTGGAACTTATAAGAAGATTAATTTCTCAATGTAACTTCTTTGAAGCACAGAGATTACTAGAGAGAATAAGTACTTGTAATACATTCTGCACTAAGACTCTAAGTAAATTTAATAATAAAGTAAAAACTGGAGGATGTAATTGCTAATGAAAACAAGTGGAAACCCTACAGTGTTAGGATCTGAAAGCTGTTACTCTACTGAACATATAAGAACTAATTGCTATGATCAGTTTGATTACACAATTACTAAGTTTGAACTTCAGAACGGAGACACATTAGTAATATATCAGAATCCTAGAAATGTTTTAAAAGCTAAAATACCTCAATTAGAAGGTTTTAAATTAGATATAGATACTTTAAATAAAAATAAAGTAGAAAATACTTTTGTAATAGATACAACAGATGGATTAGGTGGAGGAGGAGAACTATCAGGAACTAAAATTACCTTAACCCTTAAAGCTAATAATGAACATGTACATTTAGATAGGAATGGGTTTTATATTGAAGAATTTACTGAAGTAACAACTTCTGGAACTGTTCCAAGTCCAAAAACTCAAGATGAAGAACATTATTTAACCTCTAAAGGAACTTGGGTTACTTTATCTCAAATGAAATACATGGGAGAGATAAATTTAAGTACTGGATTCCCAAATCCAGATAATTTATCTCAAGGAATGATGTATAACATAGCTGATTTAGGAGATCCATCTAAAACTATAGTAAATCCATATGATGATAAAACTTATAAATCAGAGGATGTTCTCTTATGGACTGGATCTAAATGGGTTGTAATAGGAACTACAAGTGTTAAGGTAAACTTAGGTATTCAAACAAGTAGGACTACTAATGTTATATCTAATTCAGCAGGAAAAGGAGTTACTATACAATCTGCAACTTCACAAGCTGCGGGACTTTTATCTGCGGATTCTAAAGATGCAATATCTAAATTCTCTGGAATAAAGACTATAGATGGATTAGTTCAAAATCAAGGAGGATTATCTTTAAATTATACAGAGAGAGTATTAGAATCTCAATCAGAAGCTCCTAAGAATATAATTATTCCTTTAGCCACTGATACTACCAATGGGCTACTTTCATCTATTGATAAAATTAGACTAACTAGTTTACCTAATAAAACAAGTAATTCTTCATTAAATCATGACGGATCTACATTAATATTAGAAAATACTACAGTTGATTTAGATTCTGGATCTATTAGTATTGATAAAATTCCTTTTCCTATAGCCTCTTATCAAGATAAGAACTATAAAGATGGAGTCATTTCAGGAGAAAACATGGAAAAATTAGATGGAATAACTGGAATGATAACATTAGTTGGATATGAGCACAATCTTGAAGATTTAAGAATTACTTATCAGAAATACAATGCCAATTCTGGAGATTTAATCTCAGACTATTTTACTTTACCTACTGCTACTGTAACTAGAAATGGTTTATTATCTAAAGATGATAAAATTAAATTAGACTCATTATCAGTAATGGTTCAAAAGCAATCTGATTATGATATAACAGATCCAGAAGATGTAGCTTATATAAAAAATGCACCTCAAGTATTAACTTCAGTTGGAGTTAAAAGAGCTTTAGTCCCTTCAACATTAGGATTAGCTACTAAAGCCAATAAAATTCTTAATGCAAATGGGGAATGGGTAGATGTTACATTAGCTAAACCTATTATGACAGTTAGTGATACAGAACCTACCGATCCTAATTTAAGAGTAGATGGTGCTATATGGATTAAACCTTATAATGCTCCTGGAAGATGAGTAATATAATGAAGGCTGAGAGTATTTATGTATTCAAAGATGGTAAGCCAGTTCCAATATACTTAGGATTGATTTATAAAGATGATAATGTTATTGGAAGAGTAGATTCTACATTTCACTTAGCTTATGAGGATACTTTCTACCAATATCGTCTTCAAGCATACACATTTTCACTATCTCAATATAGAGATGAAAATAATAATGTAGTATTTAGAATAACTCCAGATGATCTTAATCTTCCAAGATTCTCTGATTTAGTGATAGATATTAAAAATAATTCTGGAGAGGATTATATAATCAATATCTTCACAACTGATACATCAGAACATTGGGATTATTATACAGACAAGGATATACCAGTAGGAGAATATTGGAGAGCATCTATAAGAAATTCTCAGGATCAATATTGGAATTACTATTTTAATGTTAGTTCAATAACTATAGAATAATATGAGCAAATTGGACAGATTACTAGAAAAAGCATTAGAAGAATTTAATGAAATATTAGAAGATTTTGAATATGGAAGATACCCAATTGATTATTCTTTCTTATTTGAAGAGCTTCAATTCATGAAATTATTAGATACAGACTGTATAAAAGATTCTTATTTTAACTCAATACTAGAATATTTCTTAAATAATGGACTTAACAACACAACTTTCCAGCAATTGCAGTGATAGCCTATATGGTATGGAGAATCCAAATTGTTCAGTTCCTCAATATATAGACTTTAGAATTAAGAATGTTGAGTATAATGAATATACATTTGAATTACTTGTTAAACAAAACCCAGATGTTGTTAAGAAAGTGAAAATTAAAAGTGGGATAACTTTAGAAGATTTATCCCACTTAAATCCCGTTCTATATATAACATCTGAAGAACTACCATTAAAGATAAGTGAAAACACTCATATAGTAAGGAAAGAGGGTTCTGAGTATTACTATTATTCATGGAGTGATAAATTAAATAGATATTTTAGTGTTAAGTTGGAAGAAGGATATGAGTTCTATGATTTAAAAACTAAGACTAAATATAGATTAGAAAATGGAGAACTAACTAATGTCTCTAATGTAGATTTAGATATAGAATTTACTGATTCTTCTATAAATATCTCAAATTCTAAAGGAGATGGGATTACATTAACCCCTGCCACACATTCTAAGGCCGGAGTAATGACTTCTGAGGATAAAATTAAATTAGATAGAATTAGAGGCTATGTAACTGATGCTGATTTAATTGAAGATAATTTATCTCCTAACATATATATGAAGGTAGTTCATTATAATGTAGAGAATAATGAAACTACTGAAGAAACTTTCTTACTTCCAGAAGTAACATTAACCCAAAATGGATTAATGACCCCTGAACATAAAGAACTATTAGAGAGTTTCTACGAATCAGTTATTGAGATAGATTCCAAATTTACCTCTAATGAAGATGGTCTTACTTATTTTTATATAACTAAAGACCCTTATACTCTACAAACTAAGACACATTCTATAACTATTCCTCTAGTTACTCAGAATACTAATGGATTATTCTCTAAATTTGACAAGAGAATGATTGATAAATTCTCTTTTTCATATGTAAATCAAGCTATATCAGAGGTTAGATATGATGGAGCTTTATTAACTAATGAGAAATTTAAGGTAACTAGAGATCAGAATAATTATTATATAAAAGGTAATGATGGCACTGATATTCTTATTGAATCTTACGACCCTAAAACTGGGAGAGCAGGATTATTTAATAAGGAAATATATGAAAGCCTAGGTACATTTACCAATTTAACTCCAATAGTAGAAGATTTTAGAGGATTTAAGAAAGGAGAAGTTTTTGAAGATACTCCTTATGATGATTTAATTAATAAAATCTTATATCCTCATCTTAAACCTATCATTAATTTTGCTTATACTGACCCTAATGGTGGGGTATTTGAAAAAGAATCAGAGGTTAAGTTAAATATTCTAGAAATTGGAGTAACTAAAAAGTCCTATGATATAGATAGGATAGAGATATTAGATGATAATTATAATCTTCTTTATACATTTAATGATTTATATATAAAAGATGGTGGAGTGTTTAACTTTAATGTTCCAAAAATACTAGATACAACTAATAGAAGTGAGATATTTTTTAGAGTAAGAGTTACAGATAAGCAAAATGGACAAGTAGAAGTACTCACAAAGAAGTTCCAATTTATTTACCCATACTTCTATGGAGTAATGGCAGATGAGGAAGATATAAACTTCGATAGGTTAGAAAAAATAGTGGAATTAAAATCCAATAAACAAGTAGATTTTACTGCAGATTATCAGAGATTAGTATTTGGTTATCCAGAGTATTATGGAGATTTAGCTATTATAAGGGATGAAAATGGGTTAAATGTCAACGGATTCTTTAAAAAGATTTATGCTACGTTGACCACAGATAATACATCAGTTCCATATATATTCTATGCATCAAATTTAACTACTGTTGATAATTTTGCAATTAATTTTAATTACAATAAGTAAATGAATCTTTTTTATGCTAATGGGACTCCGGTTATAAATAGTTTAAAAATACAATCGGAGGTTCCATTAGATCCTAGGTTAAATCCTGAAACAATAGAAGAGAGAGATTCTCTTGTAACTAAACACATAGCCTATGATAGAATGAAGGTATATGTGAAAGAAACAGATAGTGAATATGTATATCATAAAGATAAAAATGAATGGGTAATATTATCCAAATTTGAAAAAGAAGAAAAAGATAAATTAGAGAATATAAAAAATTATCTAGTAGATACAGAGATTATCTATGATAAAGATAATAACTTATTATATAGAGAACATAGTTATGATCCTAATACTAATATAACCTCTTTAAGAGATTATAGTATTCCAGAAGCCACAGTTTTAGGTGATGGGACATTATATAATGGATTACTTTCTAAGTTCTATGTTAACAGATTAAATAATGTAACAGGTTACCAAACAGATGCTAAGATTACGTCCGACACAGAAACAGAATCATTATTTTTAACTGTTACTAAATATAATCCAGATACTGATGAATCTGTTACTACTAATTTAAACATTCCTCTTGTTACAGATGATAATAATGGATTAGTTTCTCCAGAGAAGAAGCATTGGATGGACAATGCTGATGGACTATCCAACACTGGAACTACTTCTCAAACTTGGCAATTACAGAAAAGTGATATAGACACTAGATTAGATCCAAATGGAGGAGTTATTATTAAAAATAGTGGAGGTAAATTAGAAGTAAGAAATAATCAAGATAACTCCTATGCTCCTGTTACATTAGGAGATATAATTATAGAAGGAAATGTAACTCAAAAGGGAGAGAGTTTTATAACTCAAGCTGAGACAGTTGAAGTAAGAGATAATACAATTCTTTTAAATAGAGGAGAAACTGCAGCAGGAGTATCTAAAGGATTTGCAGGAATTGAAATTGATAGAGGTACGTTACCTAAATTCCAAATATTATTCGATGAATCAGATAGGAGATTTAAAGCTGGAGAGGAAGGGGATTTATGGTGTCTAGCTCTTAGAGATGATGATGCTGATATGTTAAATGGGATGTTTACATCTTGGGATTCATCTACTAAGAGATTGAAAACTACTAATATAATTCCTTCTGATAGGAAGTTAGCTTTTACAGATAATAATTCTTATCTTCAATTAACAAGTCACTCATTTTCAGGAGATGCTTTAAATCAAACATTAAGGTATTCTAACTCATTAGGAGGAATATTTATAAGTGCAGGAAATTCTAGTCTCAATTTAGACACAGATAAAACTGTATTTTATTTCCATAAGAATATAACACTTCCTAGCACAATATCTTCTGTATCTGATTTTCTATTTAAAAGAAGTAATGTTATTAAATTATCTCTAAAAGATACAGTTGCACAGTTTACTGTTCCAGTAACAGCTATCACTTTTAACAGAGCTTCTGATGGTTCAGAAGTATTATATCATGCAGATTTAGAAAATACTGAATTTAAGAATTATATTACTATTGCTGGCCCAAATGATATTAAGCTTTATCTTAAATCTACTGATGAAGATAATTATAATCTTATATCTTCAGTGGATCAAGACGGAAACAAACTTTCTAATATGGGATATTATGGAAGTTATTGGGCAATAGAAAATAATAGAATTGCGGTATATAAATATGATGCTAATGGTTATCCAGAAATAATAAATCAGGATGGAACTTCTCCTGGATATTTAAGAGCTTGTACAAGTGGATTTTTGCCTAATGTTAGTGGTAATTTAGCTTCTGGAGGTAGTGGGTATTTAGGAACTAGTAGTTGGGCATTTGCCAATGCTTATATAGCTAATAATCATTCTAATAAATATTACTTTGGAACAAATGATGTATTCTTAGATGCTTCTACAACTAGAATATCTGCCAGAACATCAGGAGCTGCTATTGGAATGAATGTGGAATCATTACTTGTTTCTAATGATTATAGTGATGAGACAAAGGTTCCTGATAATGGAACATACTCTAAAGGAGCTATTAAGTCATATACAGGATTCACAAGTGATTTTAGAATCTCTAATCTTACTATAACAAAGACTGGAAGTGATGTGTTACATATTTCTTCATTTGCAAGTGATCCTGAAAATATTCCAGGTACTGATCCTATAAGTAGTCAGGTAATAAATGATGGAGTTGCCTTAACTTACTTCTGGCAGGGTGATTATGCCTTCCAACTTGTGGGAGATATTGATGGAACAGGTATGGCGTATAGGATGTACCATCCCTCTACTGGCACATCTACCTCATGGAAATTTTTAGCTGATACTAATTGGGTTAGTAATAAGATAACTTCTGTGGCTGGTAATTATCTCCCATTGGCTGGAGGCACTATGACTGGCAGCATTATAATGAGTAATAATATTACTATACAATCTAAAGATTCTGGCGGCAATTCAAAAAGATTAATTGGAAAGGGAAGTGATAATGTAACTTATATTGGAGATTCTGATGGACATACATTCTTATATAGTGATGCTGCAGATATTTCTCATATAAGAAATGGGACCTCATACAGAATATGGGATGCTTCTAACCTCACTTCTCCATTATTATATGCTTCAGGCACTACTGCAACTCCAACAACTGTTTATAACAGAAATCTAGGAGTTAATGGCTCTCAATGGACTTTCTTATCAGCAACTAATGCAGCTACTACATCTATATATGCTCCAACTGCTGCTGGAACTAGTGGTCAAGTGCTAACTTCTACTGGTGGTGTTCCCACATGGTCTAATATCTCTAGTGTTGGAGATAGCAGATATGTTCTTAAGAGTGGAGATACTATGACTGGAAATCTTACAATGAATGGAGGTTGGTTACAATTTTCTAATAATAATTGGTCTGATAAAGGAGGTGTCTATAAAGAATCTGAAGGATCTTTAAAAGTTTGGAGAGTTAGTACAGATGCAGAAAACAAACCTAGTACTTATGGAAGTGTATTACAAATTAATAGTAGATCAGGTCATTGGAATACTCAATTATGGATTGATCAAACTAACACTGCTGGAAATAATGGTAAATTAAGATATAGAAGTACCAAAAATTATAGTTCTGTAGAATGGAATGATTGGACAGTATTAGCTACTGAAGATTATGTAAATTCTAAAGCTGCTGGCTATTTACCACTAACAGGAGGAACATTAACTGGACAACTTACAATAAAACAAAGTGTAGATATCAAATTAAGACTACAGTCTACTGATGCTGATAATTATTGTATTATACAAGCTATAAATGCACAAGCCTCTCAGCTAGGGGTATTTGGATATGCAGGAGATAAGTGGGCTATTGGACATAATGGAATTTATTATGAAATCTGGGATAAATATAACCTAACTAATCCAGTAACATATACTACAAATACATATAATCATGCAACATTAACAAATAAAGATGGACAGTATTTTACTTATATTAAAGCAGGAACTAATGGGTTATTGCCTCATTCTAAAGCTACATTAGTTAGTGGAGGATCAGGTTTCCTTGGGACTTCAGATCAGAGTTTTAATGTTGCATATATAAACAACTTACATACAAATAAAGTAACTTTTGGTGTTAATGGACCATATATTATTGGAGGTACATCTGCTACACAGTTCTTAGATGCAAATGGAGGGGTTCAAAAAGTAGCTACTGGAGGATTATATGTAGGGCCAAGTTATACTAGTGATGATTTAAGTTTAGTACCTACTAATGGAATTTATTCTAGAGGAATTATATATATTGAAAATGGAATAGGATTTAGAAATAGTATTTGGACAAATGATTTAACTCCAAATAGAAATTATAGTGGATATTTACAAGTATTAGATGCTTATGATGCATCTAGTGCAGGAGGTCCTACTAATTATGGAACTGTATTACAAGTAAATTCAAGAAATGCTCATTGGGCAAATCAATTATGGTTTTCAGGTGGTGCAGAAGCTAGTAAAAATGGTCTTTATTATAGGCATATGCCTTATAATGAGACAACATATGGAGGGTGGAATAGGTTATTAACAAATAAAGATGTTAATATAATACAAACACAATCTAGTAGTAATCCTTCTACTTTACCAGCTAATCAAATATTTTATTCTGAAATACAGAATGTTGCTGAAACTCCAACAACTCAAGGATTATTATTTAGTGTTCAAGGAGATGATGAAGGAATTCAATTATGGGCAAGTTCTAGTAAAACTGAACTTTATTATAGAACTAAATGGACATCATTTGGAAATTGGATTAAATTAGCTACTACATCTGATCTAGGTAATTATCTTCCTCTAACTGGAGGAACATTATCAGGCAATTTAACTATAAATACAGTTGGAAGCACAACTTTTGTAATTAATAATAATGACACTAATGGATCTGAAACTTTTATGAGAGTTCTTAGAAAGGGAACTGCTTCAGCTGCAATAGGATTCAGGGATAGTCTAGGTGCTTATATATATAATTATAATTCTAACAAATATTTATTTATAGATAATGATGGATATGCTAGAATTGGTACAACTTCTGGCAGTACTAGATTAGCTTTAATTACAGATATTCCTACTGTTTCTGGATATTTACCTTTGTCTGGAGGAACATTAACAGGTGCTCTAACTATGAGTAGTAGAAGAAATAATATTGTAGTTGATGTAGTTGGAGGTGCTGGTAATACTTGGGATGAAGGTGCTGGAGCATTAAGTATTCAGGTACCTAATGATTCTGGTCAAACTCCTTTGATACTAGCTAGAAGATCTGGTGCAGCCATAAATACAACAGTTGCAACAGAGAGATTACTTAGTATGGAGCTTTTAGATACTGGACATTCTTTTATAATTGGTATGTCTGGATCTGAGGCTTTACAGTTAGATTGGACTTCTGGTAAAGCAGGAACAGGTAAATTATTTGGTAAACAAATAGCTACTACAGATCAAATACCTACTATACCTTCTATCTCTATAACTACTTCTGGAAGTGGCAATGTAGTAACAGGAATATCAGCAAGTGGACATACCTTAACAGTTACTAAAGGATCAGCATCTGTGTCAGTATCATGGAATGATATTACAGGAAAACCTTCTTCATTTACACCTTCTGCACATACTCATGAATATATTGTTGGTAAGTATACTGGTTCTGGAGGTGTGATAGCTCCAGGTTCCATAGGTACATACAAATTACAATGTAACATGATGTACACTAATGCCGAATCAAGTGGGGGAGGATATTGTGACTGGATATTAATGAATGCATATTCATGGAGTGATGTGCCTTATGCAACAGCTATTGGAGTAGTAAAAGCTGCAACTCCTAGCGCTTACATAATGTCAGGACCAAATAGCACTGATAAATCTACTTGGGTTAGAAAAAAATTAGCCACAACTGATGAAATTCCTACTAGAACAAGTGATTTAACCAACAATAGTGGATTCTTAACTAGTTCTTCTCTTTCTGGATATGCCACTCAATCGTGGGTAAATAATAAAAATTATGCTGTACAAGCAAGTGGTAATAATCTTATAGTTAATTCAAATGAATTTAACTTTGCCAATACTAATACTACTAGTATATATATTAATTATAGATCAGGAGTTAGTGGAAATACTACTAATCCTATTACTGAGTATAAATTTTGTAATGGTCAAGGTTCCAATTCAGGAGTAAAAATTACTGCAGAAACATTTGTAGGAGCTTTAAGTGGAAATGCTACAACAGCAACTACTGCATCTAAATTAGGCTCTTCTACAGTAGGAGGTACAGCTAAACCTATTTATCTAAGTGCAGGTACTGCAACAGCTTGTTCAGCCACAGTAGGCTCCTCAACAGTTCCAGTTTATATGAATGCAGGAACCATTACTCAATGTTCTACTACTTTAGGAGTATCAATTACTGGTAATGCAGCTACCTCTACTACAGCTACTAAATGGAATGGTTATGATATCTGGGTAGGAACAGAATCACAGCTTCCATCATCTAGGTCAAGCACTACAATATATATAGTAACAGATGCATAATTAATATCATATCTCATCATATATTATAACATCAATCTATATTAAATACAATCTTTTTGACATTGAGGGAGTAATTTAATATCCATCTAAACTTATAATATTATGAATGAGAATATGAACCTTATTCCTAAAAGAAGAAATAGTCTGTAAAGTATTCAATATAACTCTAGAAGATCTTAGAGGAAATAGAAAATTTAGATCTCATACTGATGCAAGGAGTGTATTATTCCACATATTACATGTTAAGTACTACATCTCCTTCTATAGATTATCAAGATACTATGATAAACATCATAGTATAATCATTAGATCAGTAAACAAATGTGAATCACTTAAAGGCTTAGATAAAGACTTCTATACAAAATATCGCATGTGTGAATTGCAGATAGAAAATAATTTAAAATCCTAATAAAATGAACTATCTTTGTACTATTGAAAACGATCAATAGCGCGAAGATAGTTTTTTTATGTCTAATTTTAAATTATTTTAAATTATGGGAAATTATAGTGCAGGCATGGAAGGAATGCCTAACATTTTTAATTTTATTCCTGAGAGTAAATCAAGTGGAATGAATGATCTTCCTGGGTTACTAGCTCTTACAAGAGATGGTAATAACAACAACGATAATAGTTGGGGAGGACAATGGGCAGTTTGGTTAATCTTCATCTTAGCTTTCTGTAACGGCGGATGGGGTGGATTTGGAAACAGAGGTGGAGGACTTGGAGGAGTTCTATCAACACCAGAAGTTCAATCAGCTTTATCTAATGAGTACTTACTAACAGCTATCCAAACAGCTTCTAAAGATAATGCTAATTTCGTACAGAATTTAGCTACACAATTAAATTGTGACACTAATGCAATTCAAAATGCAATCAACCAAGTTGCTCAAACAGTAGGATTAGGACAGAAAGATATAATCAATCAAATCTGCCAATCTAATAGTGCAATCTTAACAACTGTACAATCTACAGGATGTAGTATAGAAAATGCTATTAACCAATGCTGCTGCACAACTCAGAGATCAATTGATGCTGTTAACTTAAATTTAACTAGCTTAGGTTACCAAGAACAATTAAGATGTCAAGAACAAACTTGCAACATTAATAATAATATGAATGTTGGGTTTGCCAATGTAGGAGCTAAGATAGATCAGCAAACTATTGCTATCAATCAAGGATTCCAAAACTTGAAAGATATGTTATGTGATTATAAGATCGAAAGCTTACAATTAAGAAATGCTGAGTTAAATAATAATGTTCAAACATTACAACAATACAATGCATTGCAAGCTCTTATCAATCCTATAAACACTAAATTATCTTATTTAGAGTGTATAATCCCACCTAGACCAGTTCCAGCTTATATAGCTCCTCAAACTGGATGTGGATGCGGATGTGCAGCTGCTTCAACAACTGTAACGCCTGCCTAATTTAATTAATAATAACTAAGGGAGAGAAATCTCCCTTTCTTTAAATTAATAAGTTATGAGTGTAATAAATAATAAAGGTTTTGTAGACACAGGAGTTACCTATCTACAAGTTGTAGAAAGATTCCCAGTTAATGTAGCAAGAGAAGGATTCTCTAGTTTAATTAATGTAGTGGAAAAGAATATAATCAGACAAGGAACTTCAGATACATTCCTAGTAAATTATACGCTAGTGCACACGATGACCTATAGACCTGTTACAGAATGTAATCTTAAGACCACTGTAAAGAACTACACAATTTCTATTCCATTAAGATTAACTAATCCTCCAGCAGTAGGTACATTGCCAACAATAGATGAAACTACAGTTTTAGGAGATGAAACATTTATAAACACCTGCGGTGGATGTCCAGACGGAGCATTTAATAAATTTGTAAGAAATGTTACATTAGAATTTAATGTAGCAGCAGCACCCGCAGCTTAATTATTAACAATTTAAAAATCTATGTCATATGAATTTTGGAGAATTAAAACCAGGTGATACTTTATATTTAATTGATTATAATCAATTTAAGAAGGATCTAACATATATAAAAGGATTAGTACAATCCTCTGTAATTAATGAACCACCTAAGGATAACATGAATAATATGTATCAACTCATGCAGAAGGCCGGATTGGGTAACCAACAACCTCCTCAGAGTATTACAATCACAGCATTATTCAATGGAGTTCAATTTCCTTTCACAGTAACTAAAGAGATGTCCATAGCTAGAGCTGATAATAGGACAATATGTATAACTAGAGAAGATGTATTGCAGGAAATAAGAGTCAGAAAAACTGATGCTACTAACCAACTTAAATCTTTAGATAGGTATAATAAAATTCTTGAAGAATGTGAGAGAGTTGAAAAAGAATTACTAGGTGAAGAGCCCAATTTATCTCCTAATATTCCAGATGATAGCAGATTTTTAGCTTTGGAAAAGAAAATTGAAGAACTTACTAAACTTATAAGCAATGGAAAAAATCAAGAGACTGTTAGAGGAAATGGGTCGGAACAAAAGACCTTACCACAAACATGATATGGAAAACAGATTTGGAAGAGAAGATAGTAGATACTCTAGAAGAGGTTTTAGAGATGAAGACGATGAAGAAGACAATAGTAGAATGAATAGATATAGTAGAAGAGGAAGATTTGGAAGGAATGAGGAGGAAGAGGAAAGAGAAAGATATGGAAGATCCAATAGAAACAGATCTATGAGAAATAGATTTGATGATGAGGACGACGAGGATGATAGAGAAGTTCCTGAAGAATTAAAAGACCTTGAAGAAGAAGTTTGGGAATATATTGAAGAGATTAAGAAAGAAGATCCAGAATTATTCTGTATGTTAAAATGTGATTTATGGAAAGCTATAAAAGGCCCACATTTTGATGAAGATTATGTAGAAGATGCTTTAGAAGAAGTAGCTGAACATTTTGGAAAAAGAGAGCCTAGATGGAAATGTGAAGAAGCTAAGCAAATCGCAGAGAAATTCGGAGTTAAATTTGGTGAAGAGTTTAATAAACATGATTGGACTTATGCGCTAAATCTAATGTATTTCTTATTCTCATCAGTTTTACAAGATAACCTTCAGTCATATGCTAAATGTGCTCATGCTTGGTTAAAGGATGAGTGTATACCAGATGGTAAAGCATTTTGGCATTTCCATAGATTTTTAAAAAGTAAAGAAGAGGAGTAATCCTCTTCTTTTTTTTATATCTATATATTATATTTGGAAAGACTTTAAGTTTTCACTATATTTGCAAGATAAGTAGAGAAGTACAAAAATTATGAATAATTAAAATCAAACTAAATGGAGAGATTTAGAATAGGTAGGTATCCATTTAATTTTCAAGGTGACTTACTTAGAGATGTTGTTGTTAAGTTAAATTATAATTTCTCATTAATAGAAGATCTTCTTAGACAAGGAGGGGTTTCTATTGATCCAGATAATTTAATAACAATAAACAACATTGAGAAGCTAATACAAGTAATAAATGATAAGATAAGTGATGAGCTAAATTATTTAGTTTATGTTTACTATGACGGAATTTATCATTTCCTTTCTGATATAGAGTTCTCAGATGATAAAGTAAACTTGATTTTTGAAGGATCTATAATAAAAGATGGTAAGATTGTATCTAGTACTTATATTATTACTTGCGATTTAGATTCTGAGGGTAATATTCTTAATGTAACTTCAGAAAATAGTAAAAGAGAATATAATATAAGTGGTTTTAGAGTTATAAGAATAAGAACTAAACCTCTAGAATTTATAGATGAGGAGGATTTAAAATTAGTTGGAGAGGCTCTAAAAGACCCTTCTAATAGTAACAGTATTGAATTATCTATTCAAGACAATTCTTCAACTACTAATCTTATTCCTCATCAATCTATATTATCTACTATTGTTTCAGATAATGAAATAGCACATGAGCTAAAATTTATAACTGGAGAAAATTTAATAACAGTTAAATTCATATATAATTCTAACACTAAGGAATTAATAGGATCTCCTAGTTTAACTGAATCTTTAGCTCCATCCTCAGAAACTTTAATTTTATCAGAAATAAATGATATACCAAGCGGAGGAAGAATATCAGATGAGAATTACAATAGATTAGTTCTAGCTATAGAGAATAATGCAGATATTTATACTACTGATAATACAGGATTAATTAAATCAGTTATATTAATATCAGACACTGATAATGAGATTATATTAACAGTTAAGGATAATAATTTAACAGAGAAAAATATAATTATCTCCAAGCTCAATAATTTAATCAAAACTGAGAAAGTTGAACTTGCGACTAAGGAGTCAGTAGATAATAAGGTAGATAAAGAGCCTGGAAAAGGATTATCTAGTAATGATTACACTAGTGAAGAAAAAACATTAGTAGGAACTATTATTAACAAAGTTGATAAGGTTCAAGGAAAAGGATTATCTACATATGATTTAACTGAATCAAGAAAGAATAAGTTAGATAGTTATCCGGAATTAACAGGAGCTGGAAACAAAGCTCTTATGGATAATGGAACATTTGTAGAAATAACAGGAGAAGGAATTATATTCTCTGATATTGAGATTATAAACATAGAGGATCTACAAGTAGAATATGTAACTGAAGAAATTTATAATAAAATAGCTAATGCTATTATAAATAATAGACACATTGTTTTAAATTCTATAAATAGATCAGATGTTTCTCCATTCAGCCTTAGAGCTGCTGAGCCTATTAATGTTATTACATATTCAGTTATAAGACAGGAATATTTAAATTTCACTAATAGGGATATTTTCTTAGTTATTACAGACGGGACTACCACAACTGAGATTACCATTGAGAGTACATTCCATGTTACTATTATAAAAAGACCTTCTAGTATATCATTAGATAACTCTAATCCTCTTCCTACTGTTGAATTAACTCAAACAAGTATAGGACTTCAAGCTAATTTAGTTTTAGCTAAAAGTGATAGTGGAGTTCAATTAGTTAAAACTGAGGATGGGTTAGTAGCTCAATTTAAATGGGATGGAGAAAATCAGGAGATTAAATTAAAATATGTAACTTCTCAAGAATATTCATCCCTAAATGGAATAGATCAAGGCACTTTATACTTCATTACTGATAATAGGTATATTATGTTCCAAGGTATTAAGTATGGAGATAATATTTCTAGAGAAGAGATTAATGATATTAATGATATTAAAGAGTTATTAAATCAAAAGGTTGATAAAGAAGAAGGTAAGGGATTATCTAGCAATGATTATTCTGATTCTGATAAATCTAAAGTTGACAAGATTATTACTAATGGAGAAGGTAATAAATATTTATCTGATAATGGTAAATATCTGGAAATTCCAGAAAGTCCTATTTGGGTTATCACTCTGAAAAGTGATGATATGGAGGCTGAATTATTATCTTTTTTTGATGAGATTGTAGAAAAGGCAGCATCTGGATATGTTATATATCTAAGTATGTTAGGAACAACTTTCCCTTGTACAACACTTTTTATGTCAGAAACAAAAATAGCTCTTGAATTATATACAGCTTCTAGCATAAGTAAGGGAATTTTTATAAACTCATTTGTAATAGATAAGGGTAATAATAAAGTCACAACAGATGACTCTTCTCTATTATTTACAGGAACTTTTACATTAGATAGTTTAGGTGATGGAACAAAGTTTCTTTCTGATAATGGTAAATATAAAGAGATTTCTATTGATAAAGAAATTGAAACTATTTATATAACATTTACATTTAGCACCAGCGGTGGAGCTTATTTTGCAAAGTGTCCTTCTGATACATATTCAAAAGTGGCCAATGCTGTTAATAATAAAAAAGGAATTATAATTAATTTTGAAGATCCATATTCTGGAATAAATTCCTATAATTTATTTGCTCAATCCATTCAAGAAAGAACTGAGAATGGACAAGTTTATTATGATCTTTATACTATATCCCAATTACCCACATCAATAACAAAAGAAAATGGGCTTCAATTACTATTAAAGGTAATAACTATTACTCCTAATTCTGTTGTTTTTATTGATGATTTAGAAGGATTGGATAGAATGTTAGAAGCTGATATTACACTCTTAAATAAGGGTAATGGAGCTAAATTTTTATCCGATGATGGAACTTATAAGGAAATAGAATCTTCTATATCTCCAATAATTATAGATTCGGAGGATGATAAAGTATACACTAGAGAAGAAATACATAGTATATTAGAAGCTTACTCAAAAGGAGTTCCTATTTTTATATTAGATGGAGAAAATATAATAAGAGCAACAGAAGTTGTAGGACAAAGAGGTCAGGGAGAAGGAATGGCTTATTTAAGTTTTTATGTTCCCAAAATATTACATGAGAAAAAATCAGGAGATACAGGATTAGATACCATATTAATCTCCCATAAATATGAATTATCTGAAGGTAGTTCTATTCAAGTTAGTAGTGAATATACTAATCTTATAGGTACTGGGAATGGAAATAAGTATTTATCTAATGATGGTACATATAAAGAAATTCAAGTTCCTTCTATATCCCCTGTAATTATTGATATAAATGATGCAGAAAAAGTATATACTTCTGAAGAAATAACAGAAATTTATCAAGCTCATGAATCTGGAAGAGATGTTTATCTTAAATTTGGAAGTGATCCAGAACTTAGATTAGTAAATGCTGTTGCCTCTATTGGAGATTCAGTAATATTATTTGCTAGTTATATGACTGGCATATCTCCTGGTACTAGATCTGCAATTTTAGATTTAGGTATTGATAATTATATGGTTCAAGTTACTGCAGGAGAATCTATTTACTTTCAAGATAATTCTTTCATTTTGCCTAAATCTGGAACAGGTGATAGATTTTTATCAGATGATGGTACTTATAAGAAAGTAGTATTAACCAATTATTTACCTTTATCAGCTGGTTCAGAGAATAAATTAACAGGTGATTTATATTTTGCTAATGGTACTAAGGTATCTGGATCAGAAGAAAATATTTTATCATCTGATGCTCAAATAGAAGGAGCTGCATTTATAACTTCTAATAATTCTGGGTATATAATTAAAGATTCAGAAGGAAATAATAGAACTGTTCTAGGATTAGATAGTAATAATGTATTAGGAGTTGGGGTAGCAAGTGGTAAGACTGTCTTATATTCTAATTCTGATTTAGTACATTATACATCTGGTGCAGAATATAAGATTTGGGATGAGAATAATCTTATTGATCCTGTTACTAAATCAGGTGATAATACTTTTGCTGGAACTAATAGCTTTGTAGAGGGCAAATTCTCTGTGGGAGGTTTTAAAGTGTCTAGTACACATCAATTATATATTAATTTATCTCAAACTGGTGGTTGGGAAAGATCTTTAACATGGATAAATAATAATGAAAATTCGGGAAGAATTAGATTTGGGTCATTTGGTAATGCTAACATTGCTGAATATGCATGGATTGGAATAGGAGATGTTGAATATAATACCGCTCAGTATAGGTTCTATAATACATCAATGAGAGTCCCTTCAGTGTGGTCATTAGATGATGCAGGAGGAAACTCTTTCATTCAGTCACAAAGTACTCAGCTAATAAATTTTGGTAGATCCGCAGGAACTACTAGAATAAGAAGTGGAGCTACCGATCTAATTCATACTAAGGAAACAAACGATTATAGAATACTTGATGAATCTAACTGGCAAGGAGTGGCTACTAATGGAAATGTTGCAGCTTTATCATTTGATGAAAACAATTACCCAGCACTTGTTGGCTTAGGAGGCACTTCATACCTATATACTAGAGTTACAGGTAATGGACTTTTACCTAATATCCAAACATCTCTTGCGGATGGAGGTATTTCATCTTTGGGAAGTACAGACTGGGCATTTAAAAATGCATACATATCCAATGTTTACGCCAATAATTATTATTTTGGAACCACTGGAATGCATCTAGAAGGAAATGCTGATGAAATAAGCTTATTAAACACTGGAGTGGCCAAAAAATTAAAGATTGGATCATTATTAGTATCAGCTAATTATGCAAACACAACCCTAGTTCCAACTAATGGTGTATATGTATCAGGAAGAATTAGATCAGACGATAGCATAATGGTTGGGTATAATAAGAATGTTACTTCTGGACTATTAGGATATGGATTAAATTATGGAAATACTTTTGCAGCAGGAATGGGATCTGAATATTCTTCTGGGGCATTAGTATTATATAAAATACTAAATCCTAATATAGAAAAATCTGGATATAATGTTCCTAGAGCAACAACAGGAACACCTACTTATTTAAAAATAAATAATGGCACTTTAACCTTAGGTGTAGGAGAAACTAAAGCATATACAGCAGGAGAAGAAGTAACAGTTACCGAATATAATGTACTCACATCAAAAGGAGGAGCATTATCTACAGGAGAAACTTTGGATTTCTATGCTGGAAGTGAAGGAGCTGGTGGAGGTATTGGAAACTGTACTAAAGGAGGAATATGGTACTGGTTTTCTAATGATGGTGGAGTAGTAGTAGGAAATAGTTCAGCGACACATGTAACTTTAAGAACTGCTGCCAATCAAAAGTTATACCACCAAATAACAACTGGAACAAAGTATGAAATAATTACGGAAAAAGGAGGTACTATTGGTTCATTAACTATTAGTGGAAATGGTTCAACTCCTTTTGTAATTAATAATTATGATACTAATGGAACTGATATAATTCAAATCTTCAGAGTGCAGGGTTACAATAAATTCTTAGTTGGATGGTCTGAAACTAGTGGAGGGCCTTTTATCCAAAGATCAAGTGATAATTCCTGTATTCTTATTAAATCTGATGGTGCTTATTGGGGATCAAGCTTAGGCGCCTCAGCATTAAAGAAATTAGCTACTCAAGAATGGGTATTAGAACAATTAGAAGCTCTTAAAACTTCATAACATATAATCATAATTTTAATTAAAATTCTATGGAAAAATTTAAAATTGGTATCCCTCCCCATAATCAGGGAGGAGATACTTTAAGAGACATTGCAGTTAAACTAAATGGAAACCTTTCAGAAACAGCTTCTAAGGAGGAAGTTACTGAACTACAAAAAGAAGTCACTGAAAGTATCTCTAATCTAGAAAAAGACACTGATAAGAAATTAAATGATCTGGAAACATCAGTTAATAATTCTATCTCTGACTTAGAGCGATCAACACAAGAAAAATTAAATACTAAAGTAGATAAAATAGAGGGAAAAGGTCTCTCAACCAATGATTATACAAATCAAGAAAAAGCACAAGTAGCTAAAATTTCTAACATAGAAACAACTTTAGCTAACAAGGTCGATAAAGACGGAGACAAAGTATTATCAGATAATAACTTCTCTGATGAAGATAAAACAAATGTAAACAAAATCCCTACTA